ATTATGGACTCTACTAGGCATGTTTATTGCTTGGGTTGTCCTAGATGGGTCAGCAAAGACAATTGTTGGATATGCAATTATATGTACTTTAATTGCATGGGCTGTAACATATCCGATCAGAAATAGAGAGGATAAATAATGGCTAAAGCGTACATCGAAGATCCAAAGCAGGTAGGATCAGGAGCAATTGCAAGCATCAATAATATTATTATGCGAATAATTGCAGTATTTGCAGCATCTGGATTATCAGTAATTGGAGCAGGTGCAGTAGTAGGAATTAGCACAGCTAAAGCAGTAATATTAGCTGGGACTCTTGGCGTTGCCACCGTAGTTGAAAGGCTTGCACGAGGTTTCCTAGATGATGGCAAATTAACTGTAGCAGAAATTAATGCAGCATTTTCAGCAGTAGATAAAAAAGCTGCTAAGTAATGCTATAATTAGACTATGAATAAATATCGCATTAAATTAGATGTTGAGGTTGAAGTAGAAGCCTTTAATACAGAAGATGCATCAGAATATATTCATGATATTTTTAATATAGATGACGAAATTAAAAAAGTTAATATCGTTAAAATAACAACTAAATAGTCGTTGACAAACCCGCTGTTTCCCGTGTATACTTACATAGTACAGCGGTTTTGTGCGTAATGGTCCATAGCTCAGTTGGTAGAGCGCCAAACTGTTAATTTGGATGTCCCAGGATCGAGACCTGGTGGACCAGCGTACGCCCGAATGGTGGAATCGGTATACACGACAGACTTAAAATTTGTTGCTTCATCGCATGTCGGTTCAAGTCCGACTTCGGGTACTAGAAAAGGTAAAAGTAATTTGTTACATCTAACGGAAAAAGGTGTTGAGGTTTTTATTAAAAGATCTCAAACAAAATTACAAGAATCATTTTGGAATAACTATGATCTTGTAATTTGGAAAAAAGATAGTGGCGGCTATACTGATATAAAAGGCATGTATAGGAAAGATGCTTGGGGTAAGGCAGAAAAGATTTCTGTCAGCCGTGAAGGAATCTGGGAACTGCCAAAACGATATGTCAAATATTTTAAATAGTTTAAATGTAGATGAAGATAATTTAGATTGGTACAAGCTAGCTCTTTGCTTGGGAATGGACACCAATCTTTTCTTTGATAAGTATGAAGCAGATATCAATATAGCAAAAAGCATAGACGAAGCATGTTTGTCATGTCCAGTCATTAAGTTGTGCTATGACAGTGGAGTAGCAAATAGTGATTATGGAGTATGGGGTGGAGTTTATTTAAATTCTGGATCCCATGACAAAGTTAGAAATGCACATAAGACAAAAGAAATATGGAAAAGAATAAAGGAAAAGCATGTTTATTGATAAAAATAAAGATCATTTTAAATACGGTGTCAATGAATGGACTGGTGAACCAAATAAGCCAACATTCTATAATAAGGACATGGCACTTAAAATAAGGGAACTAAAGAAGCCAGACGGCAACTTACAGATGGATATTGTAAAGTATCCAGATTTCCTAGCAATAAGGCTTTACGAAGATAATTTTGCACAATACGACGGCTCAATGAGAGTCAGAGTTATAGAGTATGTAGAAATGGTAAAAAATATTTTGGAATCATATGGCGTTAGAGTAGAGCTTGAAGGAAAGCCTGGGGGGAAAAATAATGGATAAAGTTTTATGTTACTCATGTAATAAAAGCAAAAATGAACTTGCTGCAAAAAAATCATTGCTTATGCCAATTAATTTACTTCTTTGCAAATCCTGTACGGAAAATAAAATTGAGCCAAGATGGATAATTATTTTGGCTGGCAGACAATATGGTGCTGAGCATGTTAAAGAATATATTGCAAAAAAGAAGTATATTGGACTAGACATAACGGCGTCTGAATTATTAATTTAACATAAATAATAAGGTATAATTATAGATATAATGAAGATCTCTATAATTCAGATACTAATAACTCTGTTCGCTGCATCTATAAGTGGTGTATTTACTGCGTGGATAAACTCTAGGCGAGTAAAAAAAGATAAAATTGCACAATTAGCAGATAAAGCACACGACCAGCTATTACTAGAAATCAAGGACCTTCAGATTAAGCTCTATAAATTAGAGAAAGATCTGAATGAGTGGAAAGATAAATATTTTGAAGCCTTACAGGAATTAATTCGTGTCAAGGCAGAATTAGAAGGAACTATGCTTAAATTAACCCATATAGAAATGCATTCCGATGAGGACTAGCGCTACAAATATAAAAATAGTATACTGATAACATGACTTGTATTGTTGCTATTGCCCAAAATGGGGTTGTGTATATGGGATCTGACCATGCCGCCTCAGATGATAAAACTGGGTGGATCCTGTCAAGAAAAGAACCAAAGTGTTTTAAAAATGGTCAATACGGAATTGCGTTTACAGATTCATTTCGTATGGGACAGATCCTGCAGTATATGTGGACTCCTCCAAAATACACACCAACTAAAACTAACTCTGGGCTAGATAAATTTATGCGAACTAAATTTGTTGATTCTGTTAAGGCTGCATTTAAAGATCACGGTTACGGAAGTATTGGGTCTTCATCAGAAGAAGATACTGGTGGAATTTTTATTGTCGGTGTATGCGGTAGACTCTTTACTATAGATGAAGACTTTCATGTTGGAGAAAATATAGTTAACTACATGGCAGAAGGAAGCGGCGGACAGATAGCTCTTGGAGCTCTCCACGCAACAAAAAAACAACAGAACCCTAAACTTAGATTAAAAGCAGCGTTAGAAGCAGCAACTGAGTTTAATATGAGCGTAGCAGCCCCCTATACATACATCCAAATTTAGTGTATAATTGGTTTATGAAGACTGTTGCGTCAATACTTATAGCATTTTTTATCATATCTTTAATCAAATGGTTCAAGGCTAGATATACTGTTGGAATTTACTACATAAACAAGTTAGAGGAACAAGAGTCAGAGTCCCAGCAAAGAAAATACCCAATAGATATAACAGACTTGAAGCCAGAAAATTATGATCATGCCATGGACTTAAGGGGAGCACCAACCCATCTATGTCCTTGCGGATGCAATATATGGAACGTAAAGGTTATCTTTGAAGAGTTTGAAATAGCAACATACTTTCTTGATATGGAATGTGCCAATTGCGGTAGCATGGCAACAGCACCAACACTACTAGACAGAGAGATACAAGAATGAGAAAGTCAGAAAGATTGAGACAGCTTGAAATGGCTGTTGTTAGAATGGAAATGCACATTGAGTTGCTTACTTTAAGTATATCTAATTTATTAGAAACACAAGGCATGGCTCCTATGCAGCCTACAGAATCGCTAGACAGCGGAAAATGGTATAAAAGACCCACTGAAACCCCTTGACATTCTGATATTATTTAGTAGAATTATGTTATGAATAAAAAACTAATAACTGCGTTAATCGCAATCACACTAGCCGTACCTACAACCGCTCATGCAGCGGGACTACAGAACCGTACAGGTTCAACACCAGCAATTGCTATTCTAGATACAGCAATTGACACGTCACTACCAGCATTTCAAGGTAAAATTATTCAAGAGGTTTGTATTCTAGAGTGGACAACATGTCCAAATGGACAGTCATTTATGGAGGGTAAGGGAGCAGCTTCAATGCCTGCAAACCTAATAACTCTTGGCGGATTTGATCACGGAACACTAATGACATCTGTTTTTGTAAAAACAAACCCAAACGTAAATATTGTTTTTATTAAGATTATTGGTAATACAGCGACTGGAATGAGACAGAATGCTGGCGAAGCAGCGGTGTACAATGCACTTAACTGGGTAAAGGCCAATGCTTCTAAGTACAATATTCAAGCAGTAACAATGTCTCAGGGAATGCATAATCTTGGTCCAGTAGGAACTGACTACTGTCCAAAAACTCCAACAACACAACAGTCGGTTAAAGATTTGATTTCTATTGGTATTCCAACCTTCTTCCCTTCAGGGAATGGCCGTGACTACAAGCGCATCGATTGGCCAGCATGTTTAGATGAATCAATTTCTGTCGGTTATGTAGACCAGCAAAATGAAATTTCAGTTAATAGCAATAATGACACTGAAAAACTAGATTTCTTTGCACCAGGCTTCTTTACGGTTCCTGGAGTCGGCAACGTTGCAAAAAATATCTCAGGATCATCTGCTTCAATTCAAGTAGCGGGAGCGCAATGGATTCAGCTAAAGTCAGCAAATCCTTCATATACATATGATCAATTGCTAAATGCCTTTCGTTCGACTACATCTTCTACAGTTGGAAGACAGGGTACTTTTAATAAATTGATCAATATTGACGGAGCGCTTGCATACAAGCCTGTTGCAGTCGGTCCCACACCAGCAGAACTTGCTGCACAAAAAGCAGCAGCTGACGCAGCAGCAAAAGTTGCAGCACAAACCGCTTTAAAGGCTGAGATTGACAAGGCAATTGCAGTAGCACAAGCAGAATATGATGCTACAGTAAAAGCAGCAGCAGATAAGCTTGCTGCATACAAATCAGCGCAGTTAGCACGACTAAATGGATAACAAGCTAACCGTACTTGAAGAAATTATTAAAGAGATTGGTGAGGAGTTGTACCAGAAATGGTACAACGCCCTTGCTATTGAAGACAGAACTGAAGATGCTTCAAAAGCAATGTCAGTTAATGCAGGAGAAACCGCAGTTTGGGTAATCCAAACATTTATGAATAAATTTAATAAAGCAGCGGATGAATTAAAGGGAGAGTAAGTTGATTGTTACAGATGAAAGTTTTGATAAAGTTCTTGAGTCACACAACTTAGTTCTTATCGACTTTTGGGCTCCATGGTGTGGTCCATGCAAAAAGGTGTCTCCTATACTAGATGAGATATCAAATGAGCGTGGATTATGGATTGGAAAGTTAAATGTTGATGAGAATCCAATCAAATCAGCAGAATACTCTGTAACCTCTATCCCGTATATGGTACTATTTAAGTCTGGTAAGCCAATTAAAACTATTGTTGGAGCCAAGCCCAAGCATCTCATTTTAGAGGAGCTTTCAGAATGGATTTAGAGCCTGATGAAGGATACATTAATCATGTAGAGTTTGAAATATGGCTCAAGAATGGTTATGACAGAGGTTGGATATCGGATGTATTTTGTAATACACACGATGGTCCGCCAATGACAGAAGAAGAAATGCAAGAGTGGGATGAAGGCGGAGATCCGTGCTCATTCCAAGTAAAAGTAATAGAACTAAACTGAATTTCTGTTCTCATCAAGAGGCAGAAGAAATAAGGAGAATAAATTAAATGAACTCATTTAAGAAAGTATCGCTAATCATCGCTGCAGCCCTGACTAGCACAATGCTAGTATCGCCAGCAGCTAACGCTAACGCTGGAACTGTCACATTAACAGTGGCGGGATCTGCAGCAACAGGTGGAACAGTAGTAACAACTCCTGTAGCACTACCAGTACCAGCAGATAACAGCATCGATGCAGCAGATGCATTGAAGATTGCCGTGACATCAGTAGACACAGGCACAGTAGTAACAGCAGTTGCAGTTAATGCAACGATTGTTCCTGCCCTAGCAACATCAGCAGCACCAGTAACCGCATCAAACGGTTCTTCAACACTTTCAGTTTCAACAGGAACTGGAAACTCAGCAGACTTTTATGTATATACTAAGAGCACATCAGTAGGATCAGTATCGATTACTCGTGCTGGAACTACAACAATTTATTATGTACAAGGTACCGCAGGTGCTTTGAACTCAATTACACTAACTGCCCCTGCATCAGCAGCAGCAGGTACATCACAGGTGCTTAAGGTGTCTGGATACGACGTGTTTGGTAATCTAAAGGGTGGGGCCACAATTAATACTTTGGTTTCAAGCTCAGGAGCAGCATTGGCAACAGCGCTGACAACAGACACAGCAGTAGCAACTCTTGGAACCAAGGAGCAAACTGTAACAGTTCCTGCAACTGGCTCAATCACAGTAGTTGCATATGCAACTGTAGCGACAGCCGTAACAGGCCTAGCAACACCAGTCGGCTCTGTAAGCGCTACAATTGTAGTTCGTGATATTGCAGCAGAACTTGCAGCAAAGAATGCAGAACTTGCAGCAGCAAATCAAGCACTAGCAACAGCTAATGCAGCACTAGCAACAGAAAAGGCTGGACGTGCAGCCGACAAGGCAGCAGCAGAATCAGCAGCAGTAACTGCTAAAGCAGCATCTGATCTTGCTACTGCAACAGCAGCAGCAAAGTACAAGGCGGAATACAATGCGCTTGCAACTAAGTGGAACAAGAAGTTCCCTAAGTTAAAGGTAGCATTAAAGAAGTAAATAACTTCAATTAAAGGGGCAGGACTTAGGTCTTGCCCCTTTAATACTTAAATGATAGAATTGAGATATGGAATCAAATAAAAGAAGTTTATATAAGTCAATTACTTGGCCAGTAGTTCATATTGGATTTGTTGGCACGATGGTCTATTTCTTTGAAAAGGCTATAACTGGCGAAGCTCATTGGGAGTATGCTGGTACGTTTGCTATTATTTACACGGCATGCGAAATGATTGGATATTTTTTACATGAAAGACTTTGGTCAAAGTTTGGACATAAGGTTAAATAATGGGAAAACATTTAGAAAAAATGCAACGTGCATTAGCACAAAGACAGGCTGCCACATACGCCAGCGGTCAAAAAAAGCCAGGATCAATGAATATTAAAAAAACTGGTTATCGTGGACAGAAAGCACAAGGTTCAAAGTAATTAATGGTCAATCATATTTGTGAGATTAAAGATTGCGAACAAGAGTCTAAATATATAACCACAACAGATTCTAAAATGATAGAGATCTGTAAAGAACATTATAACGAAAAGTATAAAAATTGAATAAAGATAGTCTTGAAAGTCAAGTTAAGCTAGCAGTTGAACTAAACGAAAAGTATAAAAAAGAAACAGAAGAAAATAACCCAATAGCTGGGCACTGGGTATCTGCAACTTTTATATGTCCAGACTGCTTAACTCAAATTGATATTAAAACAAGACTTAAGTTTGAAGGGCCATTCAGAATTGCTTGCCCTTGTAAATATTCTGGCATGCATAGAGCAACGCCATGGGCACAGATAGAGGAATAAATATGTTAGATCAAGATAGACCTTTTCTTGAGGACCCAGATAGATATTACTTTAAAGAAGTAAAAACTTATTTTGATAAAATACATGTTGTTGAAAACTTTATATCACCTCATACAGCAAAAATGCTAACAGCAATACAAAATCAATACCTTACAGTGACACCGCATAATCAATATATATCTGGCGGATTGTCTGGAAATGCTGTTACGCCGTACGAATATGTTTCTAAATATACTGGCGACCCAGCATATGATTTAAGCCTAGATCTATTTCAATTGATATCGGTCTCGATGGTCAAGGCGGTCTCAGATTTCTATGGAACTCCATTTGTTGCAAAGAGCATGTTCTATAGTCACATGAAGCCAGGAGCAGAAAATAAGCTTCACATGGACAACCACTATGTTGATTCAGAAGGCGGGCTTAAAATAAGAGAGCATGAATACGAAGATAGAGCAGCACTTTTATATTTAAATGAAGAGTATACTGGCGGGGAACTGTTTTTCCCATTTCAAGATTTTGAATATAAACCAAAAACAGGAACCCTAGTCTTTTTTGAGGGCGACTACAGCCTACCGCATGGAGTAAAAAAAGTTGAGTCTGGCGAAAGAATTAATATGATTTCATTCCTTTATCATGAGCGGGACAAGATGAGGCCCAGAGTAAGACCAATGTATGAAACAGAAGTAGAAATAACAAAAGAAATGCTGGAGGAATCTGTCTCCAAGGGCATAGTAGAGGACAATAAATCTGATAGTGGGATAAAGCCATGGTATGGCTGGGAAAATAGCAACGAGTAGGTTTTAATCAACCAAATGCTATAATAGATCCATAAGCGGAATACTAGTCCCGCTTAAATAAATAACCTATAGGAGCACAACATGTCAGACGGAAAAGATTTAAAAGGATTTAACGAAACAAAGCCAGTAGGATCATCACCATGGGCAACAGAAAACTACACAGAAGCACCAGCAGCTGCATTTCCAGCAACAGATGTTTCTAACCAAGCATCAGCACAGGGCCCAAAGTAAAAATGGGTCTATTTGATAAAGAAGAAGTTGTTGCTCCATCAGTTGAAGCAGTAGTAGCAGTAGTAGTAGCAACACCTGCAGTAGCAACACCTGCAGTTGCACCAGTTGCAGCCCCAGCTAAGTCTGGAGCAGAATGCACTAGAGACACAAGAGGCGATGCCGAATGTGCAGTAAAAGATTGTGAGAACTGCAACTAATGTGTATTGAATGCGGTTGTCAGTCTAACTCTGTCGGATCAGCATCAGGAATGATGTCTGTGGAAATAGAAGAATCATCGACACATGAAATGTCAGAGCCTAAAGGCGCAAACGGACAGGATATAGATTAGTGTCAGATAGTTTAAAAAAAGAAGATGGTACTGGCACGGTGCCACCAGCAAATGCTGGTGCACCAGCTGGTGCTGTTACAAGCACAAGCACCCCTAAAAGGTATCCAAGACAAGGTGTTAAGATTGATACAAATAAACATGGGATAAGAAGAGAGACTAGCTTAGTACCTAGACCTCCAAAGAAAAGCGGCAGAAAGAAAGTTTAACCGTGTGCAAAGAATGCGGTAATTGTTCCAAAGAACACACTACATCATTGGATGATGCTGTAGACATTGTATTAGATTCGGTAGTAATATGAAAACAGTAGGAGAGAAATTAGGCAACTTCGCAGTAACTGGAGTTAAGCCAGGAGCTTTATCTTATGAAGATAGCTCATTTGAAGTGTTAACGCAGGATTCATTCCCAGGAAAATGGAAGATTATTGCTTTCTATCCAAAAGATTTTACATTTGTTTGCCCAACAGAAATTGTTGCCTATGATGCACTAGTAAATGACTTTAATGATAGAGATGCAGTTCTTATGACTGGATCAGTAGACAACGAGTTCTGTAAGATTGCATGGAGAAATGCTCATGAAGATCTTAAGAAAACTAACTCATGGTCTTTTGCAGATACATCACATGCCTTAGCAAATGATCTAGGGGTACATCACACATCTGGCGTAACATACCGTGCAACATTTATTATAGATCCAGATAACATTATTCAGCATGTAACATGCAACAACTTAGATGTAGGTCGTAATGCAGGAGAAGCATTGCGTGTTCTAGATGCCCTCCAAACTGGTGAGCTTTGTGCATGCAATAGACCTCTTGGTGGAGAAACGCTATAATGTCTTGGGTAGGACAGCTAAACGAAAATCTTCCAGAGTATGCAAAAGATATTAGATTAAATCTTGATGCTGTGATAAACAGATCAACTATTGATCCAGAACATGCATTGTATCTTTCAATAGCTGCTGCTTTTTCTACTGGCAATTCTAAGCTGCTAACTTTTATTGTTGCAAATGCAACGGATGAGGTTGAAAAAAATGCAGCCCTTACTGCTGGCGCAATCATGGCACAAAATAATGTTTGGTATCCATTTATAGAAATGGCAAACGATGCAAATCTTAAAGGGTTACCAGCACAGCTAAGAATGAATGCTATTGCAACTCATGGCGGAACTACAAAGGCAAAGTTTGAAGCCTACTCCCTAGCCTCATCTATTATAGGAAAGTGTCATTTTTGTGTAAAAGCACATTATGAGACATTAAAAGAAGAGGGATACACAGTGGAGCAGTTAAGAGATATCGGTAGAATATCTGCAACAATTAACGCTTTATCAAAGATACTTTCAGCATAATGGCTACAAAATATCCAGCAGTAGTAATGTGTCAATGCGGTAGGTCTTTGTCCTATCCAGTATGCGATGGGTCACATGGCAGACCTCCAGTTGAGCCTCCACCTTGGGATAAAGAAAAGCAAGATGATTAGTCATTACTTTAAAAGAATTAAATGTTACTTTAATGGGCATAATTTAATTGAAGCTGGGCAATGTCCGTACACTGGATCTATTTATGACTACTGTGACAAATGCGAAATAATGTTACCAAAGGAATTAGCAGTTTAAATAAGATATAATAGTATCTGTATGAGAAAATTACTTAACAATGTCTATACCTTTTTACCTAAAATGTATCAAGGAGCAGAAGTTCACGAATTTGAAGAGGCTGTTAACTTAACAATTCATACAAAATCTCCTGGGAAATGGCTTCTTATTGACTTAGAAACTGGCCAGGAGTATATTGGACTCGATGTACCTACCCAATGGGGAAGGTGGAGGAGAATTAAAGATAGATATGAACACGACTGATGTTAATAAACCATACGATGACAAATGTCATTTTTGTAGTGAGCCAGGTATTTACTGGGATCAGCTAGGGGCAACAATAATTTCCGTATGTAAGACTCATATGAGAAATTTTTACGTCAGCTAGTATTGCAATAAACTAATAGAAATAGTAGGATATATACATGAGCAACGAACACCTTTTGGTAGACCCAGGGTATATCTATGACGAAGACATATTTAGCAAAGAACAAATAGAAAAATATAAAAAAATATTTATGAATATGCCTTACTATATGCAGGAAACTGTTGGGGCAGAAACTGACGGACTGTCTGGTATAGATACCGATCAAACACAAGATGGTCTGATACTTCTTGGAGACAAGTCTATTCTAGGAATGCCAAGTCTATCTACCCCTATCTTATCAGAGATATTAAATGCCTTTGCAGATAAGTATAATATTCGTGTTGATAAATTTTTAAGAGTAAGAGTTAACCTGACAGTAAAGAATAGCGATCAAAGGACTCTGCCAATCCACACAGACCTTAATGGAAGGTTTGGAGGGTTCTCTTTCATGTACTATATTAATGACTCAGAAGGCCCTACAACCCTTTATAACAAGATGTACGATGGGAAAAAGACAACGGTAGAAGATCTTAGTATAATTAAAGAGATACACCCTAAAGCTGGAGCATGCGCTATATTCTACTCAGACAGGTTTCATAGTTGGAGCTACCCGCACACATCTCAATTTAGATTAAGCGCAAATGTTAATTTTACTGGTGAATTCCTATGATACTTTATTCAATTATGTGCATGTCAGTAGTAATAATTACAGCAATTGCTTTTATTAAAGAGTATAAAAAATTAAGGGGCATGAAGTAGTTGGCTAAACACTGGGAGGATAAGTCTCAGTGGCTAACACATTGCTCAATCTGTTTCTGTGCCGTCACATATCAACTAATGGATTTTCATTTACAGTATCATGAGAGCCAGGAGCGCCTAAAGACTATTGACGGCCCCCCTCATATATAGTATACTCAATATATGAAAGAGCCAAAGATTATGAAAATGGACTGGCGTCCGTTAGGATATTGGCCAGTGTATAAAGACGGAAAGCTTACATGGGAAAAGGATCCAGAGAATAATGATTAATTGGTTAGTTAATAGAATATTTAAATGGGATCCACTCCGCAAGGCAGTTTTTGATGAAGTGAGACTATATCAATCTGTAGATAGATCAATGTGGGAATATGAAAAAGCAGGACCAACTAACCTAACATGGTCAGAGGGAGATAGATGGTACGGATGGACATTTAATCCAGTAAACAATCGCTACTACTTTGATGATATAGGTAACGAATCTCTCATGGGATTATGGGAAGATCAGTGGCTAAGAGAGGCTGAAACAAATGGCGCTATGTAAATGTGGCTTATCAGATGCGTATCCAGAATGCAATGGTACGCACAATGCATTAAAGAATGATAAAATAAGAGAAGCTATTCTAAAAGCATTTAAAGAAAATGAACACCTTTTAGAGGAATGACAATAATGTTGAGTGCTTTCTGCGTTCCGTGTAATAAGAATGTAGAAGGAAGGTTAACCGAAATGGTTATCTTAGATTCAGGTAATTGGTTGTACAAGGGCGAATGCCCAGACTGTTTATATGAAATTAAGCGAATTGTTCCTAAGAATATTTCAGGTTCGTATAACGGCAGTACTCCAGGTTCCGAACCTGATAACGAAGGTCCGACTCCTTCACCTGAAGCTTTAAATTAGGAGATATAAATGAAACCACAAATAATTGAAAATTTCATTAGCAATGAAACTTGTAAATATATAAATTCTTATATGAAAGAATCTAATTTACTAGATATAGACGGTAAATGTATAATTCATGTAAACGAAGATAGCGGATCCAATGCTGTTTGTATGGGCTGGACCCCAGACATTTTTTCCTTATTAAATTCTTTTAAAAATGAAGGAATGGAAGATTCTTTAATATATGATTTATTTAATTTAATTGGTAAGAGTATGTGTAGAGTATTTGGATTTAGAGACTCAGAAATAATATACGAAACTTCGCATTACAAATGTTTTGGTGTAGAAAAAATTGGCGCAGGCTTTGGCTCTGATAAAATTGGTGAAAATGGGCAAAATGCACATTGTGACCATTGGGGTGAAGGCGGCAAAATATATACAGCAATCTTATATTTGAACGATCAGTATGAAGGTGGAAGTATCACCTTTTATGATAATAACCTCACCTTTGATGAAAAGCTAGAATTAAACAATCCAACATCGTACAATCCAAAAACTGGTTCTTTAGTATTTTTTGATGGATATACCCAACATTCAGTTGAAAATGTTGTTTCTGGAGAAAGAGCTAATTTTATTTTACATATTCGCCATAAAGAACCAATTAATAAATTACATATATAGGTCGCAATTAGTGAAATCGGCGGCGGTAGAGACAGTTTAGTCAACTACGTTGACATATTTAATGCTATAATAGATATCTAACGATAAGGGTATAACATGTGGTCATGGATATTGGCAGTAATTGGTGTAGCGGGTATATATTTCGTAGGCAGAAAAGATAAATGGGGATGGTTTGTTCTTCTATTTAATGAATGTCTATGGATAACATATGCTTTAATAACTAAACAATACGGGTTTATATTTTCAGCTATTGCTTATGCTGTAGTTTATATTAAATCATACATCCACTGGTCCAAAGAGCCTGTGAATAAGATACATTTATAAGGAGGATACAATGGCAAATAAGAAGATAAAGCTTCCACTTAGATTTTGGAAGAACCCAATTAGATATATCAAGTTTCATAGAGCCCTAAACAAAGTTAAGAAAGCAATGTAATGGCATACGCCAGATTTTCTGACAGCGATATCTATATTTATCCACATGTTGGTGGATGGATCGAATGTCAAGCCTGTTGGCTCAATGAACGTACAGATGAGTATTCATTGTTTTCATTGTCTGAAGAAATACATGATGATGGACATTTGATCACTCATATAAGAGAACATATCAAGGCTGGCCACAATGTGCCTGTGGGGCTACTGCAAGAGATACTAGACGATCCAGATAGATATGGCGTGAGTGATAGCCCTCTGGGGCACGAAGAAGGCGGGGAAGCCTAAAGGTGTATAATAGTTCTATAAGGGAGATTTCCCTTTATTAGAGAAAGAACTACAATGGCTACAATGTGCAAAACATGCTCAATAGAGACAAATAGAGCAGCCTGGGCAAATTATCCAGATATGCTCGATCTATGCAAAATGTGCAAATCCTTTCAAGCATCCATAAATCATACAATAGAATCAGCTGAAAGAGTAAGAAAGAAAGCTGAGTCAATTGGCAAGAAGATGGAGAAAGCAAATGACTGATTTACCTTCAGATAAACCTATCACAGATTGGTGTGATGATTGCGTTGTCTTAGACAGTAAATGCACCGTATGTGGATTAACACATAATTGCTAAAGTAGTTGACTAGGATTATATAGTCTAATATAGATCGCAATTAGTGAAGCGAAAAAGTGAAGCGGAAAATAAGAACCCCTATTGTCAGTACCTGACGTATATGCTACAATAAATATATGAGCGATGCAATATGTGGTAAATATGGGTGTGATTATAAATTAGATCTTGATGGTCAGGTCACATGCGACAATTGTGGTGCCATGGGCGATGATATGCCAAATCCACAAATAGGATATTCCACAGGTAAATGGTCGGATGATGACGATATGCATCCAACAATAACCCCCGTATTTGGACCTAATAGATAATGGCTAAAAAGAAATACAAGGGTCAATCTAGAGCATCTATCGAAGCTGAGAAAAAGAAGAGTCTGTCTGATATTGAAAAGACTAGACGCAAGCTTCAAGCAATTGATGGGCGGGAATTGGAAAGCAAGAGACTTTCTGCTAAGGATATGATAGAACTCAATAGAGCAATACAAGACCTAGAGAAGAATAAAGCATTAATTGAAGATACATATATGGGAACACCTAGCCATAAAGTCTCAACCTGGACTAGAAAGTCTAAAGTCAATAAGAGCAAAATATGGTAAACTAGAACAATGATAACTATAATACTAATAGCACTTACATGGTACCTAACTAAGGTATATTACACAAGAAGTCTCACAGTCTCAATGTATGATTTAGAGGAGCATGACCTCATGCAAGCTACATGCGCTAAATGTGCTCAGACAATTGTGATCCATATAGACAATATGAGAACTCCGTTCTACTGCACTGTCTGTAAATAGATCCAATTAGGAGCTAACTCCTATATCCCCCTCCCTTTTCTCCAGTCTCTAATAGCCCTTCTAAGGCTTATATAGTGGAGTAAAGTGGAGCATAGTGGAGAATTTATACTATAGATAGCATATCAAATACTATAGTTATATCTATATAAACATACATATGTAATTGAGCATACCCCATCATAAACGTAATGTCAATAGGACAATTCGGACATATATAGCAGCATATTGATCCATATTTGTCAATAGATTTCATGAGGAATTTTGATCTATTTTGCCATATTCTCTACACATTTGTCGACATTCTATATGTATAATTAATCATATAGACATTATTGTGTAGCATTTTCAGGGATTTTTGTCAAGGCTTCGTAAATAGAAAATTTGGCCCATGAGCTAGAAATTTCAGGGATTTGGATCATGTGTCGTAAAAGCAAAATGTTGCCCTCATGCCCACAGCATACAAAAAATCCACAGGATGTGGATAACCCTGTGGATAATTTGGGCTAGATATGTTTATCTATCTAACCAGGCATTCTTCTATTCATTGGTATATGCCTATACTTAACTGAATGGATCTGTTTCTTCTTTCCATCCAAATATGTTTGGTCTTGCTAGTGGTTCCTCCCGTTTTACTTTGTAAGAACGGGACGGCAACTTAAGATTGTTTAAATTGTTATCTTGTTGATAAGCCTTGATACATTCATTCAGTTCATTGGCTAATAGTAGACCTTCAGAAGATGTACCCCTATTTAGATATACATCATATATCTTTGCTTGCTCTGATATAACTGATACAACCATTTCCATAACTCGGTCAATTGTATACAATGGCTGTTCCGCCAAATATCGACCAAACATTGTTGGATTAAACCAATGGTCATCCATTAGATTAACTAATGATTCTGCTACTTTGATTTCAGGTGTCTTACTCATATGTCCGCCTTCCGCCTAACTGTCAATTGTACCAAAAATAAGAGAGGAGGTCAAGGACCAACGAAGCCCCGACCTCCACCCTGGATTACTTAGCCTTGTTGGCTGGGGTCTCTGCAGTAAATGTAACGCCCTTGGCTACAGCTTCCGCTAGAGCTACCTTGGCTGCTCCTGAGAAGCGCCCACGTACACCTACTGTGATGCCTTGCTGCTTTAGATATTCACGCTTTGTTGTCATTTGAATCCCCTTTCAAGAGATGTTTTATTTAGTATATCAACTATTTGCAATTTTGTAAATAGTTTCAGGAGTTTATTTAATTGTGTCGTAACCGCCGAATTTGGCCCTTACGAAAGATCTGCTTGTTCAATACGATCTTTAATTAATTCAGCAATGATGTTATGCGCCTCGATATTCTCAGTCTCAGATCCACCCCACAAAAGCTTTTGGGCTTTGTTTAACTGATCATTGAGATAGTTGTCACTCATCTTCATCTTCGTCTTCTTCCTCTTCGTCATCCTCTTCAAACATTGTGTCCACAATGTATTCACGATTCATCATCCATTCAAGGACGTCATCATTGTGCTGTTCCGCCCCGTACTCTAGGGAGAAGCCCATACCAGCCTCCACGGCCTCACAGAGGTGGTCCCACATGTCGTCTATGGTGCAGTTCTGCTTGTAGGTCTCATCCTCAAAGATGTTGTTAATTGTGGACCATGTCCACAGCCACACTAGCGACAGGCCAAGGTCGGTGCTGTCGAGAATCTTTAAACATTCATTTAATTTGTCTTTATCTTCAGGCTTCATAGTGTACGTGCTCCAATCGCAAATGATAATTGATAAGTTAGTTGGTAAAGTTCGACAAGCATATCTAGGCGCCCTTCTGCATTTGTGCGGTCCATAGAATCCATTGCTTCTTCGGTTTCTTCCTCCCGTGCAATTGCGTCAGCAAGTTCCTGCTCTGCAATTAGCATTAGGTTTTTTAGTTCCCCGTGCATGATGTCTAGTCCCGTTACCCCTGCGTCCACCATACGTTGAAGGTGGGGCGGGAGTACAAGAGATTCCTTATCAGTAAACATATCATCAGATATTGTCATTGTTATACCTTTCGTTAGTAGATTCCATTATATCAGTTGCCACTGACAATAAATGTTCGGTTGCTTCAATTGCTCCTTGGAAGTAATCATCTGAAGGGTCATATTCATCATCCTTCAAAGGTTCTCCATTTTTAGTATCTTCCCAATCCTGGTTAAGACTAATTAAATGAAGTTTCATATACTCTAGGAACATTGATGATTTAGTCATTGTCTTCAACAATCTGTTTAATTAAACTATTAAAGTATCCAATAGTTCCTTCTGCGTGGCACATAAAGATACCTGGTGTATCTGTGCATTCCCAATGATGTTTATGCATTAGTCAAAATACCCTTCTGCCCATAATCCCTGTAGGAAATCATTTGCTTTTAATAAACCTTCAACTAAAGGGTCTTTGTCTACTTGCTCAACATCTGAATTTCTAATGTAAAACAATTTAGCATCATGGACCGAGTTAATCATTTCATCTAGATCTTCTTTAGAATAACCTAACATCATAGTTCCTCATTCCATTCTAGGTAATACTGGTCGCCTTCATTTAAATCATAGAACTGATTAAATCTACCTTTTAGGTAATTGTTATCTGACATTTCTGCAAATCTAAAATCTGCATACATCTGCCCTTCATCTAAATTGGAATTGACCCAATCTTCAACTAGCATTTCGCCAATCTCTGAATATGTTGCGTCTATTACCATTTGGTTTTCGTTCTCTAGAAAACTCATTTTACCTCCGCCTTTCGATATTCGGGTACTTTAGTTTCTAAGTATATAGCATGGGTCTGACATTTTGCGACAGCATCTAGGTCAGCCTCACCAAGCCAGTTGCAGTTGCCACAGATTTCACCACAGTCATTTTCGCAGTATTCCATTTGGTCTGTTGCATCACAATCACGGCACATGTTGTCATATTCTGATTCTGAGATAACTTCTCCACGAAGAATTTCTAGTTCCCCACCCCAACCTGTCTCTTCCTCATATGATAAAGTAAAGAGTAATGTTGGGTATTGTGCAGATAATTTTTGGAGGGCAGGCATAGGTCGGGACCAAGCAGTATTAAAGTTGTAGTGGACCACATGGTTCTCACCGTTAGCAGCATCTTCCATAGATGTATCTGAGTACTTATCATTATCTGAGATAGCAACATCCCATTTGGTGCCCCACTCACGGACATTGAAGTTGTACCAATCATTACCCTCAAACTTAAACCATTCAGTCATATCAGGATTATGGGGCGGTTGAGAAAGATAGTCTTCCTCAGTAATACCTGCATCTAGATAAGAATAGATATTATGAAAAGCAAACACAGGATTAGGATAAGTAACTAACTTCTTTTCCATTTGTCCAGTTTCCGTGTTCCATGAGTCATGGACCATTTTGAATGGTTTGTTCATTTGTTCCATTAAAGATTTAACTTGCTCAGGTGAGCCTTCTATAGTTAAACCATTCATTACCCAATTTGGCATTTTATATCCTTTCGTTGATATGTTCCAATTATACAATGGACCACTGACATTTGGAATAGTATTTGGGTGTGAGTCACACCACATTTTATTCAGAATGTGGTCAAGATCACAAATTTTCAGGGTATTTTATATTGACTTCTTAAAAGAGATCTGATACCCTCATATCTTTTGTGGGCAAAAGAATACCCCCCAGGATTAGCTGGGGGGTTATGAATATGGCTGCTAGATTTCCAACGAAAGAAATAAACCGCTTTACTTAGCGCCTGGCCCGTAGACTAGTTAGACGCACCATTTCATTTCTATATTAAAACCAAGACCATAGGTCCTGGATTAATTATACCATACTTGGTTGACTGGAATACTTGGTTACAAATGCATCCAGTGTTGTACTAAATACAACCGTCTTCAGGTCCTCTTCCATTAATGTAAACGTTTGGTTCTTCCAATCGATAATAGGGACCTTGTGCTCATTGTCTGCTAATTCATTTACTGTAATGCCCCACCCTGTTTCGCTAGCCCATTCGTCTTTAATTAATTGTGAGATAGCAATACGTGTTGCATATGATTCGTCCTGCCAACGTGGCTCTGCAGCGCCTACAGCATCCGCTAGGTTCTCTAGCATTCGGTGCCCTGCCCAGTGTCCATATAGAAATACAATATTGTCCTTGGAATCTTTAAATCCAAAGTTTGCTCTGTCGCCCATTTTATTCCGCCGTTTCTAGTTGGTGTTCTTTTTCGTAGTTGAGTAATTGTACCATTTCATGGGCCCAGTCCACAAGAGACTCGCCCTGTGCGTTCTTATGATGTCCGCAGAAATAAAGAGACATGGCGTCTTTCTTTGCTTCCCACATTGCCTGAGCTGCACACTGATCACACTTAAGCCATTCAGCCATCATAGTTGATTACCTTCAATCATCTCTGAAAGACGGTCAAGAATCCAAGAGTCAATGTCAGCAATATCAATCTCTGCTAACTTTTCCATTAGTTCCTCACGAGCAAATTTATACCCGTCTGTAAAACCATCTTTGTAATCTGACATTACTTCTCCTTATATCCTGTCGCTTCTCTATCTGACCAGTAGGACTCTGTCAAGTTATACTTATCACGAATACGACTTACTTTCTCAATACTACCAGTTCCGATGTTGAAAGTCAACGGTGACATTGCTTCAGGGTCAAGCCCTGTGATTTGTGCATCCCAATAGGCCATCTCCATGGACAACCTATCGGGAGCAGTAAGTTCAAAGTACATTAGTTTTCTCTCACATTACAGATTTCAGTATCGACAATTTCAATCTGACCATTTTGTGAATCAACATAAAGATTGTCGTAGATTTCTTGCTCGACATCATCAACTGTGCTTTCAAGTAAATCAATTGTTAATGTTCCGCTAACTTCAATTGTTGCAGACCACTCGACTTCACGTGTTAAAGAAATATCTAGCGCCTCAGCAATTGCTTGAAGTGTTTCTTGGTCGCTTGAATCAGCATATGATTCAGTAATGATATCTTTGACGGCATCAATCTTAGATAAGTAAAGACTTACTTGCTTCTGTGATTGACGTCCATTGTGTAAATCCCACTCGATAGATGCAACCTTATCAGTTGCATATTCTGCATCTGAGTAGCCACGGATAACCTTATAGGTTACCAATAGATTAGAGTTGTATGTATCAGGGACAGTTACTGCAGGTGTTGTTGTTTCCATTTGTTCCTCTTTCGTTGTTGTTGGTGCAATTGTAGCATGCTCCACTGACAATAAGGTTGTCTTACGGCCACATGGACATGTGAGTTCTGTCACACCTGATGGGAATCCAAACCCGTCAGATGATGTTAATTCAATTAGACAATCACATTCATCTGGGTCGCAGACAAATGTATATTTACTTGATACTAGTTCGTTGGTCATACGAGTATTCTATCAGAGACCACTGACATCTTGGACTGCCATAGGGAGCAGTTGGAGTCAAGGCGGGAGCCAAAGACTCTAATGTAATCTGATATATCCTCAGTCTTATCAGTAAGGCAAGACTTAACAGTATCTACTGAGATAAAGACACGGCCATTCCATAGACCCATAGCACCGATGTTTGTTGGTACTTCTAGGCAACCATATGTATCTTGTTCCCAGCCAACACCCTCTGAACAAACCAGGGCATATTTAGGATCCCCAAATACGTTCTTCTCTTCTAATTCAATAAACAATAGATTATCTACTGTGCACTCAGAGAAGTCTGAACTGTATTGTAAGTTATATATACCATTTGCAATTGTGGCAAGCTTTTTGCCGTCCACTAGTGTTCCAATGTAACCTTTAGTTCGTGATGACATTTTATACCTTTCGTTGTTGTATATGGAGTATTGTACACGACCCCACTGACATATGCAATAGATTTCAGGGGATTTTTTATGTGAGTCGTAACACAGTTTTGGTTCCCTTAACATTGCGGGCGATTTGCGATCTGTAACGGACTTGAACCGTCGACCTCTACCGTGACAGGGTAGCGCTCTAACCAACTGAGCTAACAGACCAAATAAAAAATGTGAGCAGTTTTAAATCATGCTCAGGATTTTTTTAATTAGAAAGCAGAAACCAATTTCTTGATTTTGTTTTTCTCAGCAGTTAGAACAGGGTCAAATCCTGATGCACCTGCCATAAGAGTTTCACCATTGCCACGACCTGAACGATAGTAATCAAGGCGCTCAGTAAGTGCATTAAATGCACCCCACTTAGTTCCCTTGATGTTAGCATTGGTTGGTGAGTTGTGATACAAATCGTCAAGCAGGACAACTTTGTTTTCCCACTTCTTGATTGCACCCTTAGCATCTTTTTCAGGCTTAGGATAAATTGTCTGAATCAACTTAGAGAATTCAGCATCGGTGATTGCTTGATTAAACAATGCCTGAGCCTCAATCTCAAATTCATCAAAGTATCCAAGAGCAAGACCAAGAGTCTCACGGGCAACTTGAATGCGACCTTCAACAGATTGCGTGTGACGAATCTTGAATGATTGCTTAGCATTACGCATTGCAAGATTCAGTGTGTTTTGGCATACAACACGAACAGGTGTAACCGCTGCTTGAACAGCAACAGACCCGTCATGAGATGTCCATACAATTAGATAGAGTTTAGTCTCATCGTTAGCGCCTTGTGGGTCAAGCACCATTGTGCGAGGAATGTCCACAGTGCCGAAAACAACTTTACCCTTTTTGAGTGAGCCAGCAGATTCCCAACGGCAATCAGCATTGGCATCGTGAATTGCATCAGCGAATGCGAATAGTTCTTCATTCTGCACAGGCTTGTAACGCTTTCCAACAGTTGCAAGAACATCAGTTCCGCCATTGAATGGGTTGTCACGAATGACAAGAGATGCAGTAGAAACATCATTCCAAGATTCTGGAATGTGCTCGGTGATTGGAGATAAACGAACATTCCAATTAGCCAACTTTGCTTCTTCAAGCATAGATTGTGTAGTTACTTCTTCATCTTGTGTGAAGATGCGATTTGCTAGATTGTGCCAAGCAGGTGCGCCACGGAGAGCGAAAGCAACTTCGCCGTTTTCCATTTCTAGATTATGAGCCATTATTTTTTACCTTTCGTTTGATTAGTTGTAAGTATAACAGGTGGCACTGACATTGTCTAGATTAGACAGTCATTTGTCCGAATTGTGCGGTGTGATCATTCTCACAAATTTTCAGGGTTTTCCACAGGTTGTCGTAACGCTGTGGATAACCCCTCAAAAGCGGGGGCCGAGCTGGGGATTAAATCCCCACCTCTACCTTTGTCGCATTTTTAATTAAGTTCTTATTAAACTCAACTGTACTTTCATCAAGAAACATAGCAGTTGTCTTTTTCTTTTTTACATTATCAAAAACATAAGCGTTAATCTTTCCGCTAAAGTTTCTGATGTTGCTGAATACTAATTCAGTTAAGTATTCTTTATCAACACCTTGATCCGAATAAATCGTGATGTCATTAAGTTTGTTTGCATCGTAGATTTCTACTCTGAAACGATTAGCCATTTTGTTTCCTTTGTTAGTTGGGGGTTTATTAGTTTGGAACGCTGGAGCACAGAACTGCAACTTCAGCCATTGCTGCAACTGCCTCATCATTAAAATTGTTATCTACCGCTGCAGCAAGTGTTATCCTCATTGCGTGGTATATAGGGCCACTTTGCCATACTCCATCTTCGTATGCCCATGCTGCTCCAGTGTAGGCGTCTTTAAGTTCTTTAAGTTGTTCTTGATATGTTGTAATATCTGCATTGGCCAAGGCTCGTCTAAAATGTTTGCAAGAAGATTTTATTCTCCAATCATATGAATCAGTAATTGTTTTTTCAACATAAGGTTCTCCTGCATTGTTTAAGATTTCTGTATCTTCCGAACCGCAAGCAGTTGCAAGTGTTCCAACAAGGATAATTCCAAGTATGGTTGCCGTTAGTTTTTTCATTTAATGCCTTTGTTAGTAGTTTCCCGAAGGAGAGCAGTTTGGCGACTTACTCAGGTCGTTCGCAATTTATCGTTATGCGAGAACGATTGGGTTCAGGACTTTAGTTCTGCCCCCCAAATTATTTAGAGATACTTAGCAATTTGCTTCATAGTAGAAGCATTTACTGTTTCCTCATCTGTCATCTTGAGAATTGTGAGAGCATTTGTGATGTCCTCTTTCATCTCACGATAAGAGTGCTGATGAATTGTCTCAAAATCCTTTTCAGGTTCAGCAGGGAAGTTGCCTTCCTTTGTGATGATGTCAAAATCAACATTGAGAGTGTTGTTCCAGTTGCGATAGTTTGTGCGAAGGTTCTCAGCCTTTGAGAAGTTAGCAATAGCCCACTTTCCAATTTCCTTACGCCACGCTTCTACTGCCTTCTGATACTTTGCTTCATTTGCTGTTTGACTAGCATAGTCTTTTTCTAGTGTTGCTAGACGAGTTTCTAGTGCCTTGATTACTTTAGGTGTTGCCACCTTTACTGTTATTGCTCTTGACATTTGATACCTTTCGTTGGTTGGTTGTTGTTATGGATAGTATAGCAGGGGGGTCTGACATTTCCACCCGAAGGTGGAGAGTTCTTACTTACGACATTGGACTAGATACTCTCTAAACTGTCCCTGTTTCGTTCTAGGTTATGCGCCTAGAAGGGTCTTTGCCGATACTGAAGTCCAGCGAGTTTCCTTCGTTGGCATTTCTAGTAGGACACGCACCGAGCCAGATGCTTGTGGGTGTATCTCTTTGATAACGCCCGTCTTTTTTGACTTTAGGGTGGTGAATAAATCGCCAACCTGATAGAGATGATTATCTATTGTCATTTTTGCCTCTTTTCTTTGTTAGGTGGATAGTATAACATTGGGGTCTGACATTTGTCTAGCCCTATCTCAGTATTTGAGAAAGTTATTGTGTTACCTTAGTCACTTTCAGGTAGCCAAGCGTCCAAGTGGTGCTGCTCGACAATAGCCCAAGCGGGTGCGTGAGTCTGACCTTTATAAGATACGCCTTCAGGCATTTCGATTGCTCGATCAAAATCTTCTTCCCAATAAGCGTCAATAGCCTCGATGCAAGGCTCGACCATTGAGAGGGGAACGGGCGGGTAATGATTACCTTGTAAGTGATAGCCTAGTGCTACTTCTAAATCTAATTCCTCAGATAGACTTACTGCTGTTGTGTATCCCATTAGTTATTCTCCTTAATTGTTACTTCAGCCCAAGTGTTATTTTCATTAGCAAGTGGTAATACATTAGACATACCAAGTGCGTGTAGTGTTGCTTCTTTGCACATCTTTGTAACTGAATAAGTATCAAGTGCAATTAGTGCAGGTAGTAAGTTAGCGGGAATTTTATCCAAGTCAATAATTGCCTCGAACTCGATAGTGTGTGGAACTTTCATTAGATTAGACATAGATTACCTTTCGTTGTTGGTATAAGAGTATTTTAGCATAGGCCACTGACATTACCTAATCCATTCTCGGCGTGTCGCAGCTTTTGTGAGATTAATCACAAATTTTCAGGGTCTGTGGATAACTCCCGTAAGCCTGTGGATAACCCCCCACAATATTGGGGGCCGAGCTGACAATTGTCAACTCGACACTCCGTTATTTGCTCCAACGATTAGGCAGATCTTCTTTACCGTCATTATCGCTATCTATTTTTGCACCATTCCACATGTACACGGCTAGCACAATTGGTGAGCACAAGAATGCAATTAATATAATTGCAATAACAGATCCAATAATATCAATCATTATTTTTTACTCGCAGAAAATCTAATATCGGCTTTACCATAAACACAGAGACCACAAGATACACATGCGGACCCATTGCTAGAGATTAGCGGAATGCTTTTCATATTCTCAGGACACTTAGCGCCAGGCTTGCCCGTTAACTCTTTCATTGTGTCTTCGGTTGAAGCAAATGTCTTTCCAAGGTAGGCCAGGCGGACCTTAGAATTCTTTTTTAAATCGAATGCTATTTCTTTATTTTCATCATCCGTAGAATAGTACAGTGAAAGATTAGCAACATCCTTGATAATAAGCGCTGCAGACTTTACACGTGTATAAACCCAAAATTGAATATCGGAATGGTTTTCAATAACAGTCTTCCACGCATATGTATAAGTATCGCTAAAGAAATCCCCGTCCCAGTGGATACGGAATAACTTAGGCGCATTCTTCTTATTACAATCAGCAACAAAATCAACAATCATCTCTTCTAATAGGCGGACCATAGTTTCGCTATCGGCGTCCTTAAGTAGGGCCCAATTGTGAAGCAGATTAGTTTTTACTCCTGGGAATAGTTTTTCAAGTTTTCCTGCATAGCATACGCTCTCACAAATACTAGTGGCACCAGGGCATGAGTAAGCTTTTCCAGCAGGGAGCCCGAACGTGTTTGCAATTGCGGCTTGCTTTCCATTTTTTGTGACAAGGTTAGCCACCTTTCTATCATTAGAACGTTTCAGTTTCATAGGGGTAATTATAGCGGGCGGGACTGACATTAGTAGCACTCTCCACACACAGGGTAATAGAATTCCCCGTCATCGGTTACAAATTGAGTAGTTTCTTGATTACAAGCGATACAGGTATCCATTAGTAGTCCTCATCCATTCCGTGGCCAGCAGACGCAAGAGCGTCGCTATCAGACCAGCCTATAGTTTCAAAGAATTCCATTTCCTCAGATGCATAGCATTCAGCACAAATATAGTCATCGCCATAAATTTCATATTCTGCATCGTTATCAAAAGTTTCTTGAGCACCACAAATTTCATAGTTCAAGCAAGCAACAGTAAAATTATCCATTAGTTAGCCTTTCGTTGGTTAAGTGGCAAGTATAGCAGAATGGACTGACAGATCAAAATCGACACGCCGAATTTTCAGGGTATTTTTAAAATGTGACGTAATTCACACTAGACCCCCCACAAAAGAGAGGGCAGCTGCATATTTATGCGCTACTCTGAATATTTATTTTTGTGTTTGATCTTGCGTGTGTATTTCTTTTTATTGCGAACAGGTTGCGCCGCATTACTGCGACGCAATTCCTGAATTCGCTTTACTTTATCTTGAAGTGAAGTTAGGAACATGATACCCACTCGCTTCATGAAATCGCTTTACATCAAATCTTTCATTATCTTTTGCAAACATCTCAGCAAAATCGTGAACAGTTTTAGAAAAAACAGCAGGGTGAGTTTTGTTGCTTAGATACTTTAGAATTTCTGCCGTTGCGACATAATCTTTACGAGTCATCATTTTGTTACGACCTTTCGTCCTTCACGATAGAAAATTTTTGTGTAGCATTTTCCGCTGGGTGTAAATAAATTTACAGTTGAGTATTCATTAGCAAAACCCCAATCGGTGAAAGAAAAAAAATCTTTCCACGCTTCGAATTCATCATTAAACGGCTTACTCCAATGCGGAGCATTTTCATCATAAGCAATAGTTATTTTATACATAGGTTTTCCCTTTCGTTAGTTAAAAAATGAGTCTTGCTCTTTGCCGAAATCGCAATCGCAAGTTTCGACATCAAAATTATTGTTATCGCCAAAAAAGATTAGTCCAGTTGAATTACACTCTGAGCAATCTATACGCATTACTGAGTTTATCATTATTCCTCACACTCACATTCTTTTGAGTAATCAAATTCGCAAAAGTAGCAACCCATCATTTCGCCGTGAGCCTTACAAGAATAGCGAAATTGACTTTCATCGCAACACATAAAAGTTGTGTCGTGTATAAGATAAAATTCATTTTGGTCAATTACATCAGATGAAAAACTTTTCATTTATTCACCTACCTTTACGGCAACAGTTGCGAATTTATTTCGCAGACCACCTGTGCGAACCTCAATTAAAAAGGCTTCGGTTTTATCGCCATACCAAATTTCGGGGCGAGGCTTAGCGGATACAATTTCGCCAGAAAAGTGGCGATTGCGTGAGCGGTAGTTTTGTCCTACGAGTAGGCTTTCGATTGTGTAGAGTTTGGTAGCCATTGGCAGACCTTCTTTCGTTTGTTGTTATGTATGGAATTATACACGAGCCTACTGACATTTTCACATTACTAGCCAGTAATTCCAAATATTGAGACGCTCAAGCCATGTGATACTAATCACATAAATATGTCCGTTTTGTCTGTCAAGTCGACACGCCGTAAAATTCCAGGGTTTTTATAACTCTTTCATAACGACACGCCCGACCCCGTGCTTATGGGGGCGGATCAACTTTGTCAAGTCGACACGCCGTTAGTTATTGAAAATCTTTTAGGATTTCCTCTAGCTGATTTATTTGCTCATCGCTAAGATGATCTAATTGAATTGCTTTTTCAAATCCAAATAAGTCGCTCATTCGTTTTCCATTTCTGCTAAGTAATCTTCGTGTTCAACTAATCCGATTGCAAAAGCAACAGGGTCGCAACATTCTAAGATTTCGGCGGGTGTAAAAGTAGAGTATCCAATTTTTACAGTAGGATAAACATCATTTAGTAAATCAATAAAACTTTCCTTGATTTCTAAATCTTTTTCAAATTGCGATTTCATCTGCAACCTCTTTCCATTCAAAACAATAAGAGTCTGAAACAAAAGGACTTTTCTTTACAACCTCATCAAATAAAGATAACGCCATTTCTTCATCTTCTGCGTCTATGTCTAGCCAAACGCCGAATGTGTATTTTTTCATTAGAGCGCACCTTCCTGAAATAAACCAATTTCTAAATCTAGCAATTCTTTTGGTGTTGCCTCGGATAAATCTACCCAGCCAGCACCCTCGTCATCTAGGCGAAAGATTTCTACATAACCCATTATTCTGCCTCCTTAGTATTGAATAGAGAGGACATCTTATCATTAGCCTCTGACATTGTTGCGATAGCCTTTAGAAGGCTTGCCTTGCGTTGCGCCTCTACATGCGCCTTGTATTCTTCTAGGTTCATTTCTGACCTTCTTTCGTTGTTGTTATAGTAGGAATTATAGCGTATTGCACCGACATTATCCAATCGACACGCCGTGTTTTCATAAATCTTTTTATGTGATAAATCTCACAAATTTCCAGGGCTTTTATAACAGTAACGTAACGACACGCCCGACCCCGTGCCTTTGCGGGCCAGCTTGATTTTGTCAAGCCGACACGCCGTAGCGTTAGTCTAATTTATTATGAATTAGATCACGAATTACTAGGCGCAGCATAAGTAGGGCGGGGATACCGATACCTAGTTGGACTAGCGTAGTTAGTAGGCGATTAGTAGTCATTACTTATTCTTCTTTCTCTTGTAAATCTTGTAAGCGATTACGCTAATTAGGGCGGGAATAATTACCTGCCAAGATAACGCTATGTAGCATACATAGGTATCAAACTCTAAGCCATAGTCATTTAGTTCTAGTGTCATTATTAGTTATCCCAACTTAGTGCGAATACTTTTGCTAGTTCTTCATCATCAACATCATCAAAGTCATCAACGGGAGGTTGTTCCTCATCTACCTCATCAAGGTATGCGTATGCGTCTGAAACATCTGATTGGATAGACTCGTATTTATCTATCGTGTTTGTATTGTATGAGTATGCGTATGACATTAGTTCTGTTCTACCTTTCGCATGTGTGCTACAACATTTTTAGAAACCTTTTGTAGGTCTGCTACAACCTTATTCATTTCGTCTGCGCTATTAGCGGTGAAACCTGCGCCTAGTAGTTGAGCGCCGTCCCATAGTGAGTATGTGATTGTCATTGTCTGTTCTTCTTTCGTTAGTTGGTTATAATGGAATTATAGGGTATAGGTCTGACATTATCAAGGCGACACGCACCTTATGCGGTGTGAGTTACCTCACACACGCACTCGATACAGTAGCAAGCAGGGCTAGAGATTAGGTACTTGACCATAGCCTTGCGGTCATAGGCAGATAGTCCATAAGAGGACTTTACTCCACCATTATGGAAGTCATGCACGATAGTGCTGAATAGTGTTTCATTTAGTTGAGTCATTGTCTGACTCCTTTCGTTTGTTTGTTATAGTATAAGCGTAGCATGGGGGTCTGACATTTATCAACTCCAAATTCGGACATTAGGGACAAATTGAAAAAATACTTTGTGAGATGACTCACATTGCCCATAGGCACACGCTCATTATGTGCGGTCTATCCTAAATGTCCGATTTATTTTTAGGTGTGTATCGTACAAAATAAAAATATATTAACATTTTATGAAATCTGATATTTTACTTGACCAGAATCTATTCATGATATAATTAATTATTAATTATTAATAGGGGGATCTAAATGTTTGATACTACCAATTTTGAAAAAATAAGTGACCATTCTTATATATGGCGTGGATTTTTAGACAACGAAACAGCTGACGAAGCATTTAGAGCATCAGAGTATTCATCTAATAACGATGAAAAAGAAATAAGACCTTATGACAAGATTGAAGTTCTTGGAGCGGCAGTAGACAATGGAATATTAGAGAAGGCAAAAGATATATTTAAGGATCTTAATTGGGAACTAAAATATTTTTTACATTGGCATACTCCTGCAAACACATGGTTTGGTATACACAGAGACAACGAAGCTGATGATGAAACTCCTTATACAAAAGTATGGTCTGCTGTAATATATTTATCAGAGACAAATCCAGATGGCGGAATTGTGTTCTACCCAGAAGAAAATTTGACGGTAAAGCCACATAAGGGAGATCTTCTTATTCATGCTGCTTCATGTCCTCATGGAGCTACACCTGTAACTACTAGTAATAAAAGAACCATAACCTTTAGCTTATATGATAGAGATTTACCTGTTGATCCTACAAATACATCAGGTAAAGAAAACAGCTGCATAGCGGTATCAGATAGAGCCCATGGAGAGTCTGCAAAAACTCTTAATGCTGTTTACTCAGCAACAGATTGGCTAAATACTGATATTGGAAAAGCCTGGAGAAAAGATTATTGGATTGAAGATAAAGATTTAAAGTTAAACTAGTCAACTAGAAATTACATACTAAGAAAGAGTACATAGTGATAGATTTTAGCAATTTTGAAAAAATAAATGATGAAGCTTATATATGGCGTAAATTTTTAGATGACGCTATATGCGATGATGCATTCAATGAATCAATAAGTCTGTCTACTCATCCTGATAGAATTGTTAGAGATATAGATCAAGTTGAGCTGCTTGGCGGAGCAATGGATGAAAGAATTGTTAGCAAGGTAGAATCATTTTTTGAAGGCACTGAGTTCTTTGTTGGATCTTTTTTACACTGGTATACAAAAGATGGGCTTTGGTTTGGCGTACATAGAGATGATGAAGCGTATGACCCAACTCCATTTAAAAAAACATGGGCTGGTGTCATATATCTATCAGACATGAGTGGTGGAGAACTGCTGTATCCTACAAATAATACATACGTACATCCTGGCAAGGGTGACATGGTCTTGCATACAGCTGTAATTCCACATGCAGCAACACCAGTAACTGGCGGAAATAAAAGAACAATAACTTTTGTGGTTTACGATAAAACAAATGAAATAGATCCAAGTATAGAACCACACGGAGAAGTAGTTGCAGCTGAAAAAGATAGGCAAGTAATGGCATCTAAGGAATGGCTAGAATCTGAATTTGGTAAGCTTTGGATTAAAGATTATAATATAAATATAACTTACCCTTGACATAGAATTTCTAAATAGTATACTTCCAATAGGGGGGTCGGGGGGTCAGCAAATCAATAAATCATATAAATTAATATATATAGACCTAAGACCTAAGATCAAGTGATATCTAAAAAATTATACCTAATAGGTGATTGTCAGTCAACTAGAATATTTGAACATTATACTGATAACGAAACAAGAGTTGAATTAAAAGCTTGGGGTAAAGGCGGACACTCAGCTTGGAAATTTAATCCATATGATCTTTTAAAAATGAATCGATACTCTTCACTAATGGAAACTCCAAAACCAAAGGGGGGAAGAGTAGGATGGTCAGAGATCCAAGATGATGGCATAGTAATAGCCTGGTTTGGATACATTGACATAAAGTACCTATTACCTAAATACAAAAATGCTGCTGAATGTGTCAAACGCTATGTTGATTTTTTACTTCAATATTTTCCAAACTCTCAGCTAATACTTGCAGAACCACATCCTCAGTTTAAAGAGAACATTATTCCGTATTGGGAAGAAGTAGATGAATACTCCTATGATGAGCGTCTTCAGCAGAATAATGAATTTTGCGCCGCACTAAACGAGTATGGTTCCGCCCTTGGGCTAAGAATAATTACTCAAAAAGAGATATTTGAAGCAACAGGGCTACAACAATTTACCCTAGACTGCAGCGACAAAACAAAAGGACATGATGTCGATGGGCTAAACCAAGAATTAACACAAAAGCTGTACGATATGTTTATAGACATTGCAGTGCTATAATTAAATATAGGAGGAATACAAATGTTTGATTTTACTGGTTGGGAAAAAATAAATGAAGACGCATATGTTCTTAGGGGATTTATACCAGAAGATATGTGCGATGAAGCATTTGAAGAATCACTTCGTGGTTCAAACTCACCAAACAAATATGTAAATCCTGAAAATAAAGGAATTGAACTAATTGGTGGAAGCATGTTACCAAGCTTAGTTGAAAAAATAGAAAGTCTGTTTGAAGGAACTCAATACGAAATAGGGAATTTTCTTCACTGGTATTCAGAGCCAGGAAAACCTTTTGGTTTGCACAGAGATGACCAAGCTCATGATCCACATCCAAAGAAAAAAACTTTTGGCGGAGTAATATACTTAGCAGAAATGGATGGAGGAGAGCTGTACTACCCAGTATCTAATACATGGATGCAACCACATAAGGGAGATGTAGTAGTGCAATCCTCAGCCTGTTTACATGGAGCAAATTCTGTTACAGGCAATAATAAAAGAACAGTAACATTTGTTGCATATGATACATTACAAGATTCAGTAGAGATGAGCCAAGAATGGCATACAGAACATAGAAATAAAACAATTCGTGAATCTAAAGAGTGGCTAGAGTCACCAATTGGAAAGCGCTGGCAAAAAGAGTGGTCTTGGTGGAGCGTATTAGAGGAAGAAGACAAGTAAATGGAGCATATGCTTTTAGCAAAAGATGTAATACTTTTTAAAAACGTTTTAAAAGACCCACTAGCCACACAAGATTTTATTATTCGATCTAAGACAAATAATGATCAATGGTTTGGTCAATGGCAAGATTGGAGGCCATGGGGGCAATACTCTAAAGCATATCCATGGACTGATCCATCTTATGAGGTTTGTAGAAATGAAGGCGGAGTGTATCTAAGAGAATTTCTAGATATATTTTGGGATGCAATAAAGGTATACAAAGAAAATTATCTTAATGAAGATTACTTTAATTTAATTGGTGAGAGCCCAGATATTCCAACATCTATGAAGCAAGCTAGATCTAATCCAAACTATTGCTCGGCAGATGTTGTTATACTGGAATCAGAAAATACTGACAATAAGCTTCAATTGTCAATGGAATACCACCAGGATAGAAGACCTTGGTTTGGCGGAACTCCACATATTTTTAATTTCAATATTTACACTAACGATGACTACCAGGGCGGAGAAATTCTATTAATTAATACAGAAGGTGGTGAAGAGTCTACGTATATAGATGCTGATGGAAACGAGCAAAAATGTTTGATGATAGATCCACCAGTTAGGTATAAGATGCAAGCAGGAGATGGGCTATTATTTAGAACAGATTTATATCACGCAGTAATGCCAGTAATAGGAAACAAATTCTATGTTCGTCAATTCCTAACAGCAATGTTTAAAGAAGATTTTTTAAATACAAAAAATTCTATGTCAGAAGAAGATTTTGAAGCATTGCTTAAAGAAAAAGAAAAAGAAGGTTTTGCTAAATATGGATGGCAATGTAGAGTATTTAATTCTAAAGAAGAAATTGGTAATGGCGGAAACCCAAATCAGATAACTTGTGTAATTAAAGCAGTTGACTAGAATTATGGTATACTAATATCATGAAATGTGACTTTTGCGAAAACCCAAAGTATGTAGAGCGTATTAACTCTAAAGGCGTACTTGAAAATTTTTGTACACATTGTATTGAGAAGTTAGTTCAAAAAACAAAGGCGGGAAAGTGAAGACAATTATTTGGGTAGGTGTTATAGCTATCCTAGTTAATATATGTGGGTTCATCCTACAACTATATATAAACTAGGGGATATAGCTTAATCTGGTTAAAGCAATTGTCTTATATACAATCGACTATCGGTTCAAATCCGATTATCCCTACAAAGGAGTAGAAAATGGATAACGTAAAGGTACCTCAAGAATGGCCAAGAAGGAAAAAAGTAAGATCAATTTGTATTCTATTAGTAATCATGATATCGATACTAATAATCTCATTCAACTAGGATATATATGAAGAAGTTATGGGCATCAATAGCAATAATTGCGACAGCAATTCTCTCTGGAGCTTTGCTATCTAAGTTTTTAAAGTGGGCGGGAAACGTAGAAATCTTTGATTTTGACCTAGATGAAGATATAGATCAAGAATCTAATCCCTTTGCGTAATTATATACATACTCATCAATATCAGATATAGATCTAATTGCTTCAACTTCTTCAGCGGTCAAAGACTCATATAAAAGTCTAGAGCTATTGTTCACATTGATCTTATGGTTTACTTTACCTTTTTCAAGGTGACTTGGAACAGGCAGATCCATATCCTGTAATATACTTCGCATTGTGTCATTTGGGTTAGTTGATTCTAATATGAATTTATTGACTCTCTTACTTCGCCGCACTGCACTATTAATATTAATTTCAGTTGACTGCAATATATCCTTACCATATACATCTGAATGACTAACTAGATATCTAGACATATTGTTAGCATATGTATTTGCATTCTGCATAAATGCTTCTTTATCTGGAAGATCATTACTATAATATTTTGTTTCTGACTTGTTGGATGATTTAAATTGATCACAATACTTGCTGACTATCTGTTTTACTGGATCTCTAAATGTTGATGCTACATATGTATCTTTATCTATTTCTGGATGCCACCCCGTTATTAAAGGATTGCTATATTGGTCCCACATATTAAGAAATTCAATGCCATGTTTATTAAACTCATCTTTTAATGGTGAGTACATGTTGCTTATGAAGTATTTAGATCCTGTTTTAGGTATCTGTAAATAATAAAAGGACTTGTAAGCCATTCTAAGACCCTCTTTTATTGATTTGCATACTTTGGGATAGACCGTATGTTCTAAAATTGCTATATGGCCCTTTGAGGGCTTTTAATAACATTTGAAAATGTCTTCTACCGCCGCACTTTTCGCACTTTCGCACTATATGCTCAATTACTTCTTATATTTAAGTTTATTTACTTCTTTATGAGTGTTGTCGCAATAAGGAAAGTCAGCAGAGTCCCCGCATATACATTTCTTTTTGCAGAAAGTTGTTTCAGGATAAACAGTGTTGTTCCAGTTTATGATTTCTTTTGGATCTGTCATAAATGGATGTTTAGCTGGATCAAATAGCTCATATGTTCCTGGAGCATGTTCCTTTTCCATGCAGAAGTTAGAGTATGCAAATCTAATCCCACTTGTTATTTTCCTTACTCCATGTTCCCATGGATGAGTTGCTCCATGGATTGCTACATCTCCAGGTCTTACGTCTACCTGCAAGCAATCATCAGGATCTCCTGGTCTATCTTTAATTCTTCCATCTGCTTCAATATTTGGATAAAATATTTCTCCGCCTTCGTAGTCTCCCATATAGGCAACTACTCCATGGCTTAATCTGCAGCAAGTTGACCATCTGTCTAGTTGAGTTAGGTCATGCTCCATGTTCATTCCTGGACTATCGGCATGTACAAACATTCCTTCATCGCCAGGACGCATTACATTTACAAATAGCTGTGGATGAATGTAGTGTTCTGGATAAAGCATCATTGAAAGCCTGTCCCAGATTGGTTTTAGCTCAGGCATTGATGGGCCAGTCTTGTCCTTGTACCAGTCTATATACTGATCTCTAAATACAAATGCATCTTTTGAATCTTTGTAAGCAGCCTCATGCTCTCTCATTAAACGCATGATATTTTCATTTTCTTCTGGTGTTATAAAGCCTCTGTAAATCCAGACCTGCTCTGCAATTTGTTCTACATTGGGGTTATCTGTAAACATTATTTTTTACCAACTATTCTTTTTAGAGCGTAATTTATTTTTGAGAAAAATAGTTCAATTTTTCTTTCTGACAGGGATTCTTTAGATTCCTGATTAGTATAAAAACTACTTTTATATCGAGGATTCCTTGATGCTTGTGAAAAGTGATCCCTTGCCATTATATAATTATTATACCACCAGAGATGTAAAAAACCCCCTTCGGAGGCGGATCCAAAAGGGGGCTTTACAATTGGGAGACGAGTCTCGACCAACACTTTATTATAAGTTAATAAAGATTCAATGTCAAGGAATAATTACGCCTTTTTCAACAAGTGTGTCATACATGTTGTTCATCTGCCATTGCAAAAATGGCTGATTCTTAATAATCTGCTGTTCAACATCTGCAATATCTGCACCACTGGACACACCAGCAAATCTTGTATCGTTATTTAATTTTTCAAGCATTAAAAGTACTACTTTTTCTTTTTCCATTTTATTCTTCCTCGTTTGGTCTAAATGATGGGGCTGGTCCTAGTAGATAGCCCTTATTATGATATTCTACCATTTTTTGCGTGTCTTCTCCACCAACAATTTTATTGGACATCAGAGTTAGCAAATCGTATATCCTATGTAGCATTATATAATTTACCATAGGAAGGTTGTCCTCTAAATCAGAGGTATTTATTTCATTCAGGTCTTCCTGCATCTAACCAAAAAGCCTCTCTACCCATTGCATCGGTTACCCGCATTGGGGCCGATTCGTTTTCTAAATTACAAGTACAATTATCTTCACACATTTTTATGTTTATTTACCTCATCGACTATTTTTTGATAGCTAGCTGAGCCAAGTGCTTTTTTATAGTCACACTCTAGGCAATATAAGTATACCTCATCTAAAAGGTTTTGATTTGAAAAAAGAAGGGACTGGTCTACTGGGCATAAAAGCTTTTCAACCAATCCTTCTTCTGACATGGAGATGTAGGTTGATACATACTGTACCCTCATCCCATCTCCTTTACTTTGTCGGAAATTTTAAATAAAATTCCTTAGCTTTTGGGGTCATACCCTTCCAAGCCGACCAATCATTTCCGCCATTGGTCATGTAGTACGTTATCTCTGCGTTTGTTACTGGGTCGAATAACTCCTTGTTACTCTGTAGATCAAATTTCTCAAGTCTTGTAGGACCAAGATTTCCAATCATGTTTATCTGAAACAATCCGTAAGAACTGTCTCCTGTATTCTTATTCCCGTTATATGCAAGCGGTCTTCCATTAGATTCACGCTTTGCTATTGACCATGCTTTCTTAAGGCCTAGTCCTTCGAATCCTACAGCCTTAAGTAATGTTACTAACTCTTCGTCTGTAAGCATCTCAGATGGCTTGTAAATCTCTTTACTAAAACTATCTAAGACTTCTTGCTTTAATTGGGCTTCAGTTTTCACTAAAGGTTTTACAGTCAAAGCATTTGCTGGGCTTCCAGAAAACAAAAACAGTGTTGTCACTGCTATTATTGTCCAGTCACGAACCAAATCGCTAAACTGTTGTTTTATATTCTCCATTGGCATTTCCTCCTATAGAGATAACGAACTCTAAGAATAGCATTGAATATAAGTAACTGTCAAGTTAGTTAACTGAAACTATATCTCACATACTGATACTTATAAAAGTATTTTTTGCCCCTAGACCATTAAATAAAAGTTTGATACACTAGGACTTCATTCAAAATTAGCACCGCAAGGCGGAGAAAAGGTCGTATAATAAATGTCACAAACTATTGAAAATCCTTATGAAAACTTTATTGCTTTATCTAGATATGCAAAATGGGTAGAAGCAGAAGGTCGTAGAGAAACATGGGGAGAGACAGTAGACAGATATTTTTCATTTATGACTAACCATTTAAAGACAAACCATAATTATATTCCAAATGAAAAGCTAGTTGCGGAATTAAAAGAGTTTGTATTTCAACGAAATGTTATGCCATCCATGAGAGCTGTAATGACTTCTGGAGCGGCACTTGAAAGAGATAATGTTGCTGGGTACAATTGTGCTTTTCTTCCAGTTGACTCACCACGATCATTTGATGAAACAATGTATGTTCTGATGTGTGGAACAGGCGTAGGGTTTTCGGTAGAATATAAGTATATTAATAAGCTACCGCCAGTACCAGAAAAACTAGAAAAGTCAGATACTGTAATTGTTGTAGAAGATTCTAAACAAGGCTGGGCAAAAGCATATCGTGAACTGCTTGCATTGCTTTGGACTGGACATATTCCAGCAATTGATGTTTCAAAAGTTAGACCTGCAGGCGCAAGACTTAAGACAATGGGTGGAAGGTCTTCAGGACCACAACCACTTGTAAATCTATTTGATTTTACAGTTGCAAAGTTTAAAAATGCCACAGGAAGAAGCCTTAAGCCAATCGAGTGTCATGACATTATGTGCAAGATTGGTGAAGTTGTTGTAGTAGGTGGAGTTCGCAGATCAGCAATGATTTCTCTTTCAAACATTAACGATATTGAAATGGCTCAAGCAAAATCTGGAAATTGGTGGGAGCAAAGCCCACAACGTGCACTATCAAATAACTCTGTTGCATATTCTCGCAAGCCAGAGATGGAACAATTTATAGCAGAATGGAAATCTTTATATGACTCTAAGTCGGGAGAGCGAGGTATATATAATGTGGCCGCAGCTCAGGCCCAAGCAGCAAAGTTTGGAAGAAGAGATCCAGATATACACTACGGAACTAACCCATGCTCAGAAATTATCTTACGTCCTTACCAGTTTTGTAACCTTTCAGAAGTCGTATTACGTGAAAATGATACAAAGAAAGATATCCAGCGTAAAGTTGAGCTTGCAACAATTCTTGGTACGTGGCAGTCAACTATAACTGATTTTAAGTATTTACGAAAAATTTGGAAAGACAACACAGAAGAAGAGCGACTACTTGGAGTTTCTTTAACTGGGCAATTTGGACATAAGTTTATGTCTGGCAAAGAAGACCTAATTTCACTTGAGGCATTTCTTATGACTTTGCGTGAAAAGGCAAGAGAAGTAAATAGAGAAGAGTCTTCTAAAATAGGTATTCCAGAATCAGCGGCCATTACATGCGTAAAGCCTTCGGGAACAGTTTCTCAATTAGTTGGAGTTTCTTCTGGAATGCATCCATGGCATTCGCCATATTACATTCGTACGGTTCGTGGGTCAAAAGGAGATCCAATTTCAACTTTCTTGAAGGAAGTCGGAATCCCAGTAGAAGACGACGTAATGAAGCCAAACGATACATACGTATTCTCATTTCCAGTAAAAGCACCAGAAGGAGCAATTGTAAGAAATGATCTTACAGCAATTGATCATCTAAACATTTGGTTAGTGTACCAACGTGCTTGGTGTGAACATAAGCCATCAATTACTGTTTCCGTAAAAGAAGATGAGTGGATGGAGGTAGGGGCCTGGGTTTATAAGAATTTTGATGAAGTTTCTGGAATTTCTTTCCTCCCCCATTCAGAGCATACATACAAGCAAGCGCCATACCAGGAAGTTTCTAAAGAAGAGTATGATGCTCTTGTTGAAAAAATGCCAAAAAATATTCGTTGGGAAGATTTGTCTTTCTATGAAACAGAAGATGGAACATCACCCTCTGCCACCCTTGCCTGTAGCTCTGACGGCAATTGCGAACTTGTAGATATTTCAGCATAGTGGTAGAATTATAGTATTCGGCCACAGCCGAAAATTCCAAGGGCAAATTGCCCACAAGGAGATAATAAAATGGCTAAATTTGCAAAAGCAGATTTAAATAAAGATGGGAAAGTAACTATGCAAGAACAGATCCTAGCAGCATTGGCTAGCTACGGAAGAGCATTTCTTTCAGCAGCGCTAGCTTTATACATGACAGGCAATACAAATCCTAGAGATTTATTGCTTGGCGGAGTGGCAGCAGTAGCACCCGTAATTTTAAAGGCATTAAATCCAAATGATAAGAATTTTGGATTTACCAATAAAGCCTAAGTTATAGTTGATTAGGAACGCCCTTATGCTAAAATTGGCATAAGGGCTTTTCTAATTTAGGGGTAAATGTGGCAGCGCAAAAGAATTTTGAAGTTGATCAAAATACAACGTTTACGTTTGAGGTCCAGTACCTAGACGAAGATCAGACACCTATTCAACTTCATAATCACACAGCAAAACTTCAAGTTAGAGATACTCAAGGCGGTAAAAAGCTAGCGTTTACTTTAACAGAACAAGATGGCTTAACAATAAGTCCAGTAGAAGGAAAAATACAAATTTCTATATCTCCAGATAGAACAAACAAAATGTTTTTCCCAAAATCCGCATACGACCTAGTATTAGTTGATCCAAGCGTAAACAAGACTAGGCTCCTAGAAGGATATATGACATTGAATAGATCGGTAACAGTGTAATGGCAACAAAATTAATAGTTACAGAAAATAACCCACTTGTAGTAGTTAGGTCTACTGGAGCGCCTGGAAGAACAATAATAAGTGGGGGCGGAAACCCAGATGCCACCCTTGGAGTCCCAGGAGACTTTTATTTTGATACAAACACAACAAGGTTTTGGGGCCCAAAGGCTTCAACAAATACTTGGAATATAAACAATAGCTTTATCTTGGATAAACAAATTTCATTGACATATCCATGGGAAATGGCACAAATAACTGGGCCAATCTCTGGAGTCTATTCAGTTCAGATAAATCACAACCTTGGGTTCCACCCAAACGTAACCGTCAAATCTAGCGCTGGGGACATCCTAGAAACTGGAATAGACTATAATAGTATTAATCAAATAACACTGACAATGGCGCAACCGTTCTCAGGGACAGCATATCTGTCATAAGGGAGAAAAAAAATGGCAAAAAAGTTTTTAGTTAGCATTGATCTTAACAAGAATGAGTTACTCAATGCTAGAATTCAGAATTTAGGGTCAGCCCCTTCATCACCAGTTGCAGGTCAGATTTACTTTGATACAGGCACACATGTACTGTACTTCTACAATGGAACAGAGTGGACACCAACCTCTGGTTCAACAGAAGTTATTCAAGATTTAATTGGCTCGACAGTTGTTGGCGGAACAGGTTTAACTGCAACATATAGCGATGCAGCAGGAACACACACAATAAAATTAAATGATACCGCAGTAGCAGTAGGAACATATGGATCTATTACAAAAGTTCCAACATTTACAGTAGATCAGCAAGGTAGAATAACATCAGCAAGCGAAGCTAATTTAGTTATACCACTAGACTCACAAACAACTGGTGACTATGTAGCAACAATTGTTGGAACAGCAAATGAAGTTACAGTTTCACCAAATAGCGGACATAATGCGGCTGTAACAATTGGCCTACCAGACAATGTAGAAATTACTGGTAACTTGCAAGTTGGCGGAAACCTAAATGTAATTGGAACAGTTAACTCTGTAAATACAACACAGATTAACATTGAAGATAATAAGGTAAAGCTTAATAGTAATTTTGCTGGAACCCCAACCACAGATGCTGGAGTTACAGTTGAGCGTGGATTAGAAACAGATGTAGAAATACTATGGAATGAGACATCTGATACATGGACATTGACAAACAATGGTACAGCGTATCATGCAATTGCTAGAAAGTATGCAGAAACACTTGGTGCATCTGCAACATCTTATACAATTACTCACAACTTAGGCACAACTGATGTAACTGTTCAAATTTTTGAAGCAGCTTCTCCATTTGCACAAGTTGAGGCAGATGTAAAAAGAACAAGCTCAAATGTTGTGACAGTAGATTTTGCAATAGCGCCAACCGCTGGAGAATATAAAGTAGTAGTTGTAGGATAACAGTATGTCCAGACAGATGAAGGTTGCCCTTAATCTTCTTACCTCAATGGAGAATCCAGACGTAGCCACAGTTGGAGATATCTATTTTAATACGGTAACGAAGAACTTAAGAATATATAATGGACTGCTTTGGGTTGAATTGACCCCACCTAGCACGGATCCAACTCCATTCTATATGCACACCCATACATTTGATGGAGATGTACATACAATTGATGTACAAAACAAGATTACATTTAAAGAAACAAACGTTCAAGACACACCAGGAGTCACCCTGCCTATCATAGTTGGATATGATGGTCAAAATGCTTCATCTCTAAATGATGGCGGATCTATAACAGACCAAACATTACTTGATGGCGGAAACGTTGAAGGACAAATACAGCAAGCAGAAGATCAAATTCTAGAGGGAGGTAACTCTGCAGACATCGATGGTATAATTGTTGATGCAGGGGGTTCATAAAATGGCATTAAGAATACAATTAAGAAGAGACACAGCAGCAAATTGGGTAGCAAATAATCCAATATTGCTTTCTGGTGAACTAGGCTTTGAAACAGACACATTAAAGTTTAAAGTTGGTAACGGCTCTAGATGGAATTCCACAACCTCATATGCATTAAAATTAGGCGAAGCAAATGGAGTAGCTACACTTAACTCTATTGGTAAAATTCCAACATCACAGCTTCCAGACTCTATTTCTGCTTCAGTTGATTTAAATGGAGCTATTGCTGCATTGACAACAAATTCAATTGCAGAGGGATCAACCAATAAATATTTTACAAATCAAAGAGCAATCGACGCCGCTGCTTCTGCCATATCAGCAGCTCTTGCAACAGAAATAATAAATAGAAATAGTGCAATTGCAACACAGGCAACAGCTACAACAGCAGCTATTGCAACTGCAAAGACCCAAGCAATTACAGCAGCAGCAGACGATGCTTCTGCAAAAGTTATCGCAGCCAAAGCAGAACTTAATACAGCTATACAGTCAAATACAGTATCTGTAAATTCATATACTGATGCAAAAATTGCCACAGAGGTCACAAATAGAAATAATGCAATTTCTACAGCAGTATCAGGTCTATCTTCAGGTGGAGGATCTTCAACAATAACATTAGGGTCTGTATTAACTGGTGACGCAGGCTCTTCTGTTTCAATTGTAAATTCTGGAACCCCAACTGCAGCAGTATTTAATTTTACTATTCCACGTGGCGCAACAGGCGCAACTGGAAACACTGGACCACAGGGCTTAAAAGGCGACACAGGAGACACAGGACCACAGGGCTCAACTGGATTAACAGGCGCAACTGGAGCAACTGGAGCAGCAGGAGCTGCTGGTTCTGCAGCAACAATATCTATTGGAACAGTTACAACAGGAGCTGCTGGTTCGTCAGCAGTTGTTACAAATGCTGGAACAACTTCAGCGGCTGTTCTAAACTTTACTATTCCTCGTGGAGCAGATGGCTCAAGCGGAGGATCAACTTTTTCTGGAAACACAGACGCAGTAGCAGAAGGCACAACAAATCTTTACTTTACAGATGCACGAGCAATAGCAGCAACAAACCAAAGATTTACAGATGTCTATGTTAATTTAAATCAAGCAACAGACGACTTATTAACATATGCAAATGCTAATTATTTAACATCTACAGGCTTGGGCAACACTTTAAACGGTTATGTTGCCGAAGCAGATGCAGATTTAGCAGGAGGATATGCAAGACTTGGAGTGTCAAGCGGTAAAATTCTAGACTCCGTAATTCCTACTACAATTGCAAGAACATCAGATATAACATCAGCTATAGCAAATGTTGTAAACGCAGCACCAGCTTCATTTGATACACTTAAGGAAATTTCAGACTATATTGCCTCAGACCAAACAGCAGGAACAGCATTAACAACATTAGTAGGGACTAAGCTTTCTTCAACAGATGCAGCATCCACATATGCTCCAATTGCTTCCCCTACATTCACTGGTACAGTGGGTGGCATAACAAAGACAATGGTTGGCTTAGGAAATGTTGACAATACAACAGATCTATTAAAGCCTATATCTACTGCAACCCAAACAGCATTAGATGCTAAATTGGCTACATCAGTCGCAGCATCAACTTATGCAACAAAAGCCTCACCAGTATTTACTGGAACAGTAGATTTTTCTGGTGCAACAGTAACTGGAATAACAGCACTTCCAACACAATTAAATAATACTGGCAAATATTTAACAACAAATGGAACAGTAGCCTCATGGGCAGATCTTAATTTAACTGCATATGCACCAATCAACAATGCCTCATTTACTGGAACATTTTCTGCACCATCTGGCACCATAACATCGTCAATGTTAGCAGACGGAACAATTGTTGACAATGATATATCAGCATCAGCCGCTATATCAAAAACAAAAATTTCTGGTACAGCAGTAACTTTAGCAGATACCGCAACTATTTCCAATACAATGCTAGCTAATTCAAGTATAACAATTAATGGTACATCAGTTTCACTTGGTGGAACTGCAACAATTGCTGCTGGTGCAAAAACATTCTATAATAATACTGGCACACTACCTACTACTGGTATGGTTGCTGGAGATATTTATATACAATACTAGGATATAAATGAAAATAAATGATGGTTCAGCCTGGAAAGAAGCAAAAGCCTTAAGAATACACACAGGCTCAGGATTTGAGCCAGCAAAAAAAGCTTATGTCTATAATAACGGTTGGCAAATCTCATATCCAAACCTACCATCAACTTCAGGACTTACCCTCACATATTCAGGCACAACATATCCAACCGTAGGAACAGTTTGGGCTGTGCAGGGAAACTGGAATATGGATCCAGCAAATGCCCCAGTTTCGTATACATATCAATGGAAGCGTGGGAATACAAATATTTCTGGCGCCACCTCCGCAACATATACAACAGTAATTGCCGACATAGATTCAACAATTGGCGTAACTGTTGTTGCAACAAATTTAAGAGGCAATACAACTGCAAGCCAAAACTCTGGAACAATTATTCTTCCTACCGTTTCTTCTGTCACAGTCTCAGATGCTACCGAGACACCATCAGCAACATCTGTAACAATTTCAAAGAGCGGAACTTCTTACAGTGGAAGCTTTACTGCATCTACAAATGCAACTACATATAGCGTAACTACTAATAACGGTTCAGTTACACCATCTGGCCTAACATTTAGCGGATCAGGATCTGCTGGATCAACAACAGTTTCAGTTACACCAATAAACACAAATAAGAAGGCTTTAATTTCATGGACTGCAGCACCAGGAGCAGCGTCATATGATATTGTAAAATATGGAAATAACGTACAAGACACAGTTAATGTTCCTTCTTCACAGCTTAGCTATACTTGGTCAATTGCAGATGGAAATGAAGGAAACTACTTTAGCGTATATCCAAGATCTGCCTTATATCAAGGCTATGGAATACAAAGAACACTTACAGTGTCAAATAAATCTGCCGCAACTGCAACAGGAACAATAACAATAGGATGTACAGCAGGATGGGTAGATGCTAATTGGACATATGGCGGAGCTACATGGAGTGGAAGCTGTGTAAATAGTGTTGAGGCTGGAACCTATAGCTGGAGATATAGACTTTGGCAGTATGCAGATTGTACACAAGATAATTTAATAGAATACGGAAGCTATGCTACATCACGAGCATGTACACCAACATGTACAGCAGGATGGCAGGCTGGATCTGACTATACATATAACAACATAACCTGGTCAGGGACATGTGGATCAAATAGCATTGAAGGTGGAACTGCTGCAAATAGAACAAGAACTTGGGTAAATGCAGATTGTACTACAGAAACTAGAACTGAATATGGACCATTCTATCAGTCACGGGCATGTACTTATGTTGCATGTGTATGTAATTATTACACTACACCTACAATGAGCTATCACTTTGCCCCAGAGTCCTGCCCAGGAGGATCTGCAAGAGCAGGATCCCTTAGCGGAACAACAACAAATGCTAATTGCCCAAATGTTACTAAGACAGCTACTGGAAAATATGCATGTAAGTCATATGACGTAACAAACTCAGCAAGTACAAACTATTCAACATGCTATACTGAAGGTTCTTGCGATGCTCGTTATAACTCAGACGGAACAAGAGCTACATGCTATGCATAATCTATTGACATCACAAATCTATAAAGGGTATAATAAACTATGATTAATTTAAACGAAGAAGACTGGTTTATTCAGGGTGTCAAAGCTACCCAGATTGCAGCTGGCAGAACTGCTATGCAATTGGCCTTAATTATAGATGGAGAAATTGTTTCTTTTATTGGAGTTAGCCCAGAGATAGCAGAGAAGTTTTTAAATGTATCTGTTGTGTCTGATATTGGTGAAACAAGCCCAGGAATGTTTGAATTTAATCTTGATGGCGAGATAGTAAAATCAAATGAAAAAATATACTCAATTATGCTATCAGAACCAACCATTGTACATGTAACCCTAGATTCCCAGAGACATGCAGACAAGGCAGAAGAAGGCTGGCTATACCAGGGAGGCCAATTCATAATTCCAGGAGTTTATGAATGACCAGTAAATGGCAACAATACAAAGACAAGTTGGGCGAAACAAGGCCCTGGGACATACTAAACCCTAACACAGAATATGTCGAAGAAGCGGAAGCAACAAGAAGATATGATATATGTAAGGCATGCCCAGAGCTTATAGATTTAACCAAGCAGTGCAAACAATGTGGATGTGTGATGCCATTAAAAACAAAGCTTGCAAAAGCTACATGCCCACTATCAAAATGGTAAATATTCCAATTTGAATAAAAGACATACGGTATAATAAGATAACACGCAACACCGCCAGGAGGATTTATAAATGGCAACGGTTTTTCCAACAAGTAAAGACAATCTCAGCAATCCCTCATCTTCAAGCGAATTGGTGGGCCATGCCCAGCAACACGCAGATGCAAACGATGCAATTGAAGCTCTTGAGACAGCAGTTGGCGTAGTTAACTCAACTGATTCAAACTCTTTAACATATAAAGTTAACACTCTTTCTACAGCCGTCCAAGGAATTGCAAATACCTCAGACACCATTTCAGAGCTCCTAGGTCTGGACGGAAACAATGATCTTGAAGTAACTGGCATTGAAAATGCTACAAATGTCGATTCATTTGCAAAAAGCACATGGAGAACAGTTCACTACAAGATACAGGTTAAAAAAGGAATTGATGTTTACTCTTCAAACATCACAGCAATGCACGACGGAACAAACATTCTAGTATCAGAGTCAGATATAGTTTCAACAACAGATACTTCATTATTTACTTATACATTTGAAGAAAATTCAGGTATAATTAGTCTAAGAGTCACCCCTAATGGTGGATCTATTACTTTTAAGTATTATAGAACCGCAATTAAGGCGTAAGCAAAAAAAGCAACAAGAGGAGTCATATAAATGGCAACAGTAGTAAAAAACTTTAGAATTAAATCAGGCCTCATTGTTGAAGGTACAACAGGTACAATCAACGGCCAAAATATACTTACCGAATCAGGTTCAGATAGTTATATCCTCAATCTTGTCGGCGGAGCGACTCTTGTAAAGTCTGTCGAATCCACACAACTTGAAGTTAATGGAGCTGGAAAGCTTTCTGTAAAGTCTGGCGTATTTGACGCAGCAGGCGCAGCAGCAGCAGCACAGTCTGCAGCAGAAGCCACAGCATCAGCAGATGCAACATCTAAGGCTAATGCCGCAGCATCATCTGCAATCTCTGCAGCAGCAACAGATGCTACTACTAAGGTAGCAGCAGAAGCAGCACTTAGAGTATCAGGCGACGCAGCCTCAGTTTCAACTGCAGCAGCAGACGCAACATCTAAGGCTAACGCTGCTCAAGCAGCAGCCGAAGCAACTGCAGCAGCAGATGCAACATCTAAGGCTAACGCAGCACAGTCTGCAGCAATTTCTGCAGCAGCAACTGATGCTACTACAAAGGCTAACGCAGCACAGTCTGCAGCAGCAACAGACGCTACTACAAAGGCAAATGCCGCTCAAGCAGCAGCGGAAGCAACTGCGTCAGCAGCTCTTTCAACTGCAATTTCAACAGAGGTTACAAACCGTAACTCAGCAATTTCAACCGCAGTAGATTCATTAGTAGACGGTGCACCAGCACTTCTTAATACATTAAATGAATTGGCAGCAGCAATCAATGATGATGCTAACTACACAACAACAATCACAACAGCTCTTGGAACAAAGGCTAACGCAGCACAAGTAACAACAGATATCGCAGCAGCAGTTTCAACTGCAGCAGCAGATGCAACATCTAAGGCTAACGCAGCGCAGTCTGCAGCAGCAACTGATGCTACTACAAAGGCAAATGCCGCTCAAGCAGCAGCGGAAGCAACTGCATCAGCAGATGCAACATCTAAGGCTAACGCAGCGCAGTCTGCAGCAGCAACTGATGCTACTACAAAGGCTAACGCAGCGCAGTCTGCAGCAGCAACTGATGCTACTACAAAGGCTAACGCCGCCCAATCAGCAGCGGAAGCAACTGCTGCTTCAGCATTATCAGCAGTAAAAGATGGAACTACAAAGTTTACAGCAGTAAATGTAAATGACCTAGTTTCACAGAGAGCAGCTCAAGCAGTACTTGCTTCAATTGCAACAGGATCTTCTGTAATGTCATGGGCTAAGTCAGACTACCCAACAGCTAAACTATGGGTTAAGTTTGCAACAGCAACACACTCACAGATTTCAGAAATCCTATTAACTACAGACTCATCAAACAATATCGCAATTAGCGATTTTGCTGAGACTGGAACAAACGGATCTCTTGGAACAATTACAGCATCATACCTTGGTGGAAACATCGGAGTAGAAGTAAGCACTGTGTATGCAAATACAACAGTAACAGTAGTTGCAACACTTATTAAATAATTAAATAAAAAGGTATGGGGTCCTTTCAAAACCCCACCAAATAACAATTAGGGGATATGTGAACTTAAATGGCAACAGTAAATAAGAATTTTAGAGTAAAGAATGGATTGAATGTGGCTGGTACAGCTACGTTTGATTCTAATATTGTATTAGGCACCGCCCCGATAGCATTTGATGAAACAACAGGGAGACTACAGGTTCAGATTAATGGAACTTGGGTCTCTTTAGCACATACAACAGATGTAGTAGATACATCTGGAGCAATTAGCTTTATGGATATTGGATTAGCAATCGATTACGATGGCAATCCAGTCTATACAGTTCAGGCAAACGGGGTTGTAACAACAGCGACTAAATTCGCTGACGGCGGAACCCCTTCAACAACTTCATACGATCTATCCTTTGACTCCAGCACAATTAACGCTTAATTGTAATGGGCTCAGTGGTATAATTTACAAATAATATAAAATAAGGGGTGGCATAATGTCAACAGTAAGAATTCAAGTAAGAAGAGGCGTCGCAGCAGACTGGACCTCAGTAAACCCAATTCTAGCAGCAGGAGAAATGGGATACGAAACAGACACAAATAAGTTTAAGTTTGGTAACGGTACAGGAGCTTGGAGCACACTTGCATACGGTGCATCAGATACACCTGGCGTTACAGAAATTGCACAAGATGCAATAAATTCAGCTCTTGCAGTTGGAACAGGTCTTACAAAGACATACAATGATGGCGCTAACACAATTACAGTAGCTATCAATGATGCAGTTTGGGCAACTAAGGCATATGTAGATTCATCTAACTCAGGCCTAGTAAGCACAGCGGACTTAACATACATTCCATTTGAAGACAGAGGGGTTGCAAACGGAGTTGCTTCACTTGATTCAACTGCTAAAATTCCAACAGTTCAAATTAGTGATACATCAGTAAGAGGCAAAATTAGTGCTTCTGGCAATGGTATTAACTACAACTCTACAACTGGAGCTATAAGTATTGATTTTTCAAACTCACCTACAGCGGTAGCTAACCAAGGATATGTTGCAACACAGCTTTCAAATATTGTTAACAGCGCACCAGGCGCCCTAGATACATTAAAAGAGCTCTCAGATGCACTAGGATCAGATGCAAACTTTTCAACAACTATAACAAATAGCTTGGCTACAAAGGCTACAATAGCTTCACCTACATTTACTGGAACAGTAACAATTCCAGCAGGTGCAATAATTGCTGACTACGATCTAATTTCAGATCGTACAACTGCGGTTTCAGGTGCTATTACAACTGCAGCAACAGACGCTACTACAAAGGTAGCAGCAGAAGCAGCACTTAGAGTATCAGGCGACGCAGCTTCAGTTACAACTGCAGCAGCAGATGCAACTACAAAAGCAGATGCTGCAAAAGCAGCAGCAGAAGCAACAGCAGCAGCATCTCTTTCATCTGCAATAACATTAGAGGTTTCAAATAGAAACACTGCTATTGCAACTGCTAAGTCAGAAGCAATTGCCGCAGCAGGAACTGATGCTACAACTAAGGCTCAGGGTGCCATCGATGCAGCAGCAACAGATGCAACTACTAAGGCTTCTAATGCACAGACAGCAGCTATTTCAGCAGCAGCCTCTGCAGCAGACACAAAAATAGCAGACCACAGCTCTGACACAACAAACGTACATGGCATTTCAGATACTTCAGCATTAGCTACAAAATCTTATGTTGATACAGCAGATGCTCTTAAGGCAAATCTTGCTTCACCAACATTTACTGGTACAGTAGCAGGTATTACAAAGTCAATGGTAGGTCTTGGAAATGTTGATAATACAGCAGATTCAGCTAAGCCAGTATCAACTGCAGCACAGACAGCACTTGATCTAAAGGCTCCACTTGCTTCACCAGCACTTACAGGAACTCCTACAGCTCCTACAGCAGCAGCTGGTACAAATACTACACAAGTTGCAACAACAGCATTCGTAGGAACAGCAGTTTCAAACCTTGTGGCATCAGCACCAGCAGCACTTGATACTCTTAACGAGTTGGCAACTGCTCTTGGAAATGATGCATCATTCTCAACAACAATTACAAACTCACTTGCAGCAAAGGCTCCACTTGCTTCACCAGCACTTACAGGAACTGCAACTGCAGTAAACCTAACAGTTACTGGAACAGCAAACTTATCAGCTAATGGTGTACAGTATTCAGATGGTACACAAACAAAAGAAGGTGTTCCATCACGGACAGTAATTTCACAGAAGACAGCAAACTACACACTTGCAGCACTTACAGAACGTGATTCAATGATTGAAATGAACTCAGCTTCAGCAACTACATTGACAGTTCCAACAAATGCTACAGTAGCCTATCCAGTAGGAACTTCACTAGATATCCTAAGAGTAGGCGCAGGAGCAGTAGACGTAGCGGCAGCATCTGGAGTTACAATTAACTCAACTCCAGGATTAAAACTACGTGCACAATGGTCATCAGCAACTTTGATAAAGAGAGCGACAGATACTTGGGTACTTGTCGGAGACCTTTCAGCTTAATTAGATTAAAAATAATAGGAGATAAAAAATGGCAAACAAGAAATACGGTATTAAGTCTTCAGCACAGGATAACTTCCTAGAGCCAAAGGCGGTTACTGGATTTACTGCCACTGGTGTTAACGGAGGGGCGTTCAATAGCGGTTCAGCGAACTTAGCTTGGACGCTTCCATCCGACTCACCAGCAGCAACACTATACACAATAGTGTCTAATCCAGCAACAACAACACAAACAACAGCAAATCCTTCATCATATACCTTTACTGGTATTGCTGGTGGAACAAACTATACATTTACAATAACTCCATCTAATGCAGTTGGTAATGGTCCATCAACACAAGCAACATTAACACCACTCTCTGCTACAGTACCAGCTAAGGTTACTGGTGTCAGCGCAACATCGACATCAGCAGGAACAGATAACCTAACATGGAATGTCCCAGCAAATGGTGGATCTGCAATAGGAAGCTATTCATGGTCATCAAGCGATGGAAAGACAGGAACTTCAGCTACTAACTCAGCTTCGGTTTCACAAGAGCAAGGAACTGCACAGACATACACAGTTATAGCTAATAACGGAGTAGGCGGATCAGCCCCTTCAGATGCTTCTGCTTCAGTTACAACTTTCTTCTCACCACCTTCATTCTTCTCACCTCCAGGGTTCTTCGCACCTCCAGGGTTCTTCGCACCACCAGGGTTCTTCGCACCACCAGGGTTCTTCGCACCACCAGGGTTCTTTGCACCTCCAGGGTTCTTTTCACCTCCAGGGTTCTTCGGTCCTCCAGGGTTCTTTGCACCACCAGGGTTCTTCGGTCCTCCAGGGTTCTTTGCACCACCAGGGTTCTTCTCTCCTCCAGGTTTTGGCGGATGCATAGAAGAAAACACGCTTATTAAAACAACAACAGGAATGAAAGCTATTAAAGATCTAGCAGTTGGAGACACAATCGTCTCAGTAGATTTGGCTGGAATCCCATTAGTTGGCTCACAAGAAGAGTCAGAGTTTGATCTAGCACTATGGAACTCAGATAGCTTAGTTTCTTCAGGAAATGTTGAAGCAACAGTAACTTCAAAAATTGGTAAAATTGTACCGCAGGTAATGTATTTCAATGGCAACGAGTCAAAGAAGGTATCTCTAGTACAGCATGTATTCATTAAAAGAGAAGGCATGTACCAGGTTCAAGTTTCAGCAGATATAGTTGAAGGAGACTACCTTGTTCATGTAAATGAAGATGGATCTCTAACAGACGAGCTAATTGAATCAATCACAATGGTTGATGGAGTAGCAACAGTATATAGATTAAATACAGAGCCACAAGACTGGTTCGTTGCAGATGGAATTCTGCTACACAACTTAAAGATCTAATATACAAAGCTGTTTATTTTAATAATTGACATTTATATACTTAAATGTCATAATGAATAAATGATAGGCTTAATGGCAGAAATGCAAAATGATTTATCGGAGACATGGTCTTCAAAAGAACAGCTTTTCCCTGGACTTTGGGTTTACAGAGATGTAATTAAAAAAGATTTAAATCTTTCCCAAAGACTAGAGGAAGAGCTTTCTTTGTCTAAAGGTTATAGGTGGCAAAGAGCCACTGTCGGAGGCAGCAAGAAATCTATAGACTATAGAGACTGCTTTGATTTTAAAATTGAAAAGACAAGCTTCCCCGAAAAAGACAAGCATCAAGTTGTATTTGAAAAAATATGGCAAGACTCGTATGACGCACAAAACCCAGCTCTTCAAGACTATTGCAATATGTATAGCATACAAATGAATTTCTGGGAAAAAATGAACTTTGTTAAATATGGTCCAGGTAATTACTTTAAAGAGCATGCAGATCATGGGTTTTCTTACGTGTCAACAGTCTCATTAGTTGGCTATATAAACGATGACTATGTTGGCGGAGAAATTGTTTTTCCAAAACTTGGTTTACAAATTAAACCTAAAGCTGGAGACCTTTATATATTTCCTTCAACATATTTATTTTCACATGCAGCCATGCCAGTTTCTGATGGCATAAAGTACTCTGTAGTAACGATGACAGATTATAATGATAATTCTCACGGAGATGAGTTTGACAGCTTTGTTAGACTAAAAAATAAAAGCAAATTGAATATGGGAGGGTAGTATGAATCAGCCAGAGATGTTAGCACCAGGAGTTCTTGTATATAGAAATGTATTTCCAAAAGAAATGGATTTGATTAACAGGCTTGAAGAATGTTTATCCAGAGACCCAGATGCCGAAGGTGTCGGATACTCAGACTCACCACATGCAACTTATAAATGGAAGCAGGCCACAACTGGTTATGCTTTGAGCGACTTAAAGTATAGAGACGCATTTGATTTTAAAATTAAGAAAAATAAGCAGGACGATGATGGCAAAAGCGCAGATCAAATTAAACTAGAATCAATATGGGAAAATGCTAAAGATGCACAGCTAGGCCCAGTAGAAGACTATAGACAAAAATTTAACCTTGCACCACTAAATTACTGGGAATCTTTTAATTTTGTTAAATACGGACCAGGGCAGCATTTTCAAGTACACTCTGACCACGGATATTCCTATATCTGTGTACTATCTTCAGTTGGGTATATTAACGATGACTACGAAGGCGGGGAGTTATTTTTTGATAAGTTTAATTTAAAAATAAAGCCACAGGCAGGAGACCTTTATTTATTCCCTTCTTCATACTTATTTTCTCATGCCTCACTTCCAGTAACAAGCGGAACAAAGTATTCTATAGTAACAATGCTCGATTACCTAGAAGCACCACACACACCAGCATATCGAGAGATAGAAAAGAAGTATACAGATGGATATGCGTAAAATAAATGTTTTTAAAACTGGCGATAATCCAGCAAAAATAGAACAAATAAAAGTAAATAGAGAATGGATGGATGAGACTGCAGACAGACATGCATATAACTGTTTCCCAGTCAGCTTATCTAATACTTTAGGGTGGGGAATATCCTTTCCAGAAGATATATCTTTTATCTGGGACGGCATATCAGATAGCCAGCCCATACACATTAAAGTGCTTTCTGGCGAAAAATATGTTCATACAAATAGGTCTAATGCAACAATAAGCTTTATAACTGGACTTACATTTAAGACTGACAAGAACACAACAATTCTAACAATGCCAGCCCCCAACTTTTTTATAGATGGAGCACAAGCATTTACAACTTTATTAACAACATCATTTTTTTCTGGAGAAGTTCCAGTTGTATGGAGAGTCACTTCACCAGGAAAAGTTATAACCGTAAAAGCTGGCACACCAGTTGCCGTAATACTTCCAATATCATTAAAAGAAATTAATGGATATGAGGTAGATCTTTATGATGGTAAGGGCTACGTTGGATCAGCCTACGATGGAAGAGAATATGGGATGACAGTAGATAAAATTAATCAGTCTGGTAAATGGGCGGGCTTCTATAGGAACGCAACGGATCATAAGGGAAAAGTTGTTGGTGAGCATGAGACCAAGACTTTGAGGCTACGGGTAAATGACAAATAAAATAACATTTCATTCTAATAGACTATATAACATTATTTCTGATTCGTATGCCCCGCAAACTACAAAGTCTTTAATGCCAGAATGGTTTAAGGATGCTCCAAAATTTGAAATTGACCCAAATACCCAGGAGCCATATCTAAATACAGAGGGCGGCCCAGTAAGAACATTTAGATCATGCCCAGGACTACTTGATATATTTATAAGCGGATATGTTTACGTAACACCATGTAATATAACTTTTAAAAAGAATACAGATGGAACTACTTTTGCAAAAACGGAAGCTGGCTATGAAGATTTTATAGGAGTGAGACAGCCAATGAAAAGTTTCCCAACACCAATTGGATGCGATGACTATCATTTTCACTGGTATCCAAACTGGGCACCATCCGTTCCAGATGGATATAGCGTAATGTACATTCATCCAATAAATAGATTTGATTTACCATTTATTACCACTTCTGCTATAATAGATAATGATAAGATGGATACTCCTGGCCTAATGCCATTTTTTCTTAAAAAAGATTTTGAGGGCACCATTCCAGCAGGAACACCTTACATGCAGTTAATACCATACAGAAGAGAAGACTGGAAAATGGAAAAGAAATTCTATTCTAAAGATGAAATAGAAAAAAGGCACAACCAGCAGGCAAAAAAGTTTAGAACAAAAGATGGTGGAGCGTATAAGCTCAACGTCAGGTCTTTAAAGAAATATGAATAGGTGAAAAATGGAATACACAAAAAGAGCTAGGTTTGCAAGAATGTCAATTACCCCATCTGGTCATTTCGGGAACTCCCCAGACAATGTAGTAGAGCTAGAAGACATGGTTACGCTAGAAGAGCAAGAATATCTTTTAAATTTTGCAAGAAACAACAAAATTTGGGACGTCACAGAGTCACAGTGGAACGAAAACGGAAATATTATTTATGACCACAGAGTATGGGAAGATAGAGTTGCAACAAAAGACTCCCTAATGAAAGCTGATCCAGAAGTTGTTAGAATATTAAATCTTGTTATAAAAAGAATGACTCCTTACATTAGAGAGAAGTTTGATGTAGAAGTTTCACCTACTGATGCAGCTATAGTACGGTGGCCAGTAGGAGCAATGCAATTCCCACATGCGGATAAAGAGCTGCACGAAGGCCCAGATGCTGGAACAGAAAATGAGTTTCCTTGGTATGACATAGGAACCGTATTCTATCTAAATGACGATTATGAAGGTGGAGAGCTATTCTTCCCATTGCAAAATATAAAGTTTAAGCCAAAGCCAAGGGCTGCATATTTTTTCCCAGGAGATAAGAACTATATTCATGGGGTAACAAAAGTAACAAGCGGAACAAGATATACCGCACCATTCTTTTGGACAATAACTAGATTAGGTAGAGTAGACAATGACAAATAATTATGAGTATACATCTTTTGAGCTTTTGCCAAATGTAAGAATATACCAGGGGCTTCTCCCAGATGCTGACGAGCTGTATAGAATCATGAAAGAGTCAGATCACGATGCAGAAGGCAGATACTATTTAAGAAATTGGGACGAGTGGTCAATATTTGGAACATACTCTCAACAAAAACATAACGAAGATGAGCCTAGAGAATTCGGCCAAAGATACGATGAAGAAAAGATGCTTTCAGATAGAGTCTATGAGGCTTATAATACTGCTATCGAAGATTACAAAAAGACATACGGGGTTGTATTGCCAGAATCAGCTAAATTGATGACATCATCTTTTTCAAAATATGATGCAAATGTTGATACAATGGGCAATGAAATGTCAATGCAGTACCATACAGACTTTATTATTTCAGAAAGAGATATGCCTGGTCCAAAGTTTTTGCTTACATGTACAACTTACATCAATGATGATTATGAGGGTGGAGACATTGAGTTTTATATAGGAGAAGAATATTTTCCATATAAGCCAAAAGCTGGAGACATCCTTGTATTCCCTTCACAAGACCCTTATTTCCATGGAGTAAGAACAATTAGAAATGGCAACAAGTTCTTTATAAGAAACTTTATCCAATACTATTATGATGGTCACCCACAATGGATTGCAAATCAAAAGCACTATGGAGCTTATACATGGGCTAAGATGGAGCAAAAAAGAATTGAAAGAGAAAACCCAGCAAACATGAGATATTCTGAAAGAAAGAATTTAGGATACTGACATGCCAATTCCAAAAATAAGAGATGAATTCTTTATAGTAGAAAATTTTGTAGATCAAAAAACCTGTTCTGCTATTATAAATTATTTTGATTTTTTGGTTGAAAACAAGATATTAAAGTGGAATGAGATATCATTTTACGGATCAGAAGCTATGGGATACTGGCCTTCAGACCCTAATTTAAAACTTTTTGGTTTGCCAGAAGATTTCTTTAATCAGCTCAAAGAAAAAATAAAAGCAAAGACTGAAGAGCTTTTAGGGTTTGAAGTTTCTGAAGTTAGCTACCATGCACAGAGATGGATTGAGGGCGCTTTTGCAGACTATCATTCCGACAACTCAGATGAACTTGGGAACCCTACAGCATTTGAAAGAAGTAAGTATGCGGTATTTATTTATTTAAATGATGATTTTGAAGGTGGTCACCTAAAGTTTAAAGATAGCGATATCGACATAAAGCCAAAGGTTGGTCTAACTGCAATATTTGCTGGTGGACATACACGAGAGCATATGGTTACTACAGTAAAGGGTGGCATAAGATATACAATCGGTTCATTTTGGGACGACGCTAGCATAGAATATACTGAAGAGCAGAGAGAAGCTTGGGCAACAGAATTAAAGGCAGTAAGAGCAGAACAAGAAAAGATTTATAAAAAGTGGGCAACACCAGAAGGCAAACCAGTAATGCCAGAAGGCAGAGAATGATAAAAGAACTTCTTGATAATAACATTTATTATTATAAAAATGTTATTGCCAACCCAAACGAGTTTGTAAAAGAAATTGAAAGACTAGACAGCCTATCTCAAGAAAATGCTCATTTAACAAAATGGATGAGATGGACATCAAGCAATAACCCAAATGATATTTTTGGAGAATACAAGTCTGGTGCGTTCACTGCCCCACAGTCAAACAACGATATAGATAAAAGATATGCTTTAATTGTGGCTACAATACTTAATGCAATTAATTTGTGCGTAGCAGACTATTCCGAATCTTTAAATAAAGATTTAGGGTTTTTACCGAATGAAGTTACAATAAGAAAGTATTTCCCACCAGCTCAAATGGGGCCCCACATAGATTGTGAAGAAGATGACGATGAGGCAAGACTAACTGCCTCAATTGTTCTTTATTTAAATGATGACTATGTTGGAGGCGACTTGGCATTCCCAGAACAAGATATAAAGATTAAGCCAGAGGCTGGCAGCCTCGTCATATTCCCTTCAGTAAAACCATATTTTCATGCCTCAACTCCACTTGTTTCTGGCAATAAGTATATGTGCCCAGCATTCATGTTTAAAAGAAGTAAGATAATTTCATAGGTGGTATAATTAAAAAATGGCAACAGTAGGCGTTAATGGATGGCACTTCCCAAGTTACTCGGATTCACCCGATGTACCTAGGGATCTTGGTATTTTAGGCGAAGATATTGCAACATACATAGCAGCACATCCTGGTCCGCAAGGATTAACTGGCCCATCAAATGTTTTAACTGTATCTGCAACGAATACACTCAGTGCTGGCCAAAATGCATCTGTAACGATTACTGGAACATCCCCATCGCAATCTTTAATTTTTAACATTCCAAGAGGACAAGATGGAATTTTGGGAGGTCCTGGACCGTCTAATGTTTTATCTATTGGAACAGTCACAGCAGGAGTGACAGCATCTGCAACTATAACTGGTACATCTCCGTCTCAAGTTTTAAATTTAGTTCTACCAAAGGGAGATACTGGAGCAACTGGTGCTACAGGCACAACAGGCCCCAAAGGAGATGCTGCAGCAACTATATCTGTAAATTCAACAACCACATCAGCAGCAGGAACTAGCGCAACAGTTACAAATACTGGAACATCTAGTGCAGTTTTATTAGATTTTGTAATTCCTCGTGGAGCAGATGGCGCACAAGGCCCAACAGGCCCAGCAGGTCCATCAGGATCAAATGCAGTTATAGATCCGATTGCAACAAGAATTGCTTTGCAAACAACAGCAACTTCATCAACTGGAGTAAACTCATCGTGGTATCCATTCGTAACAAATTCATTTTCTTTAGGCCTATTAGGACCTATTAACTCTGGCCCAGATAACGTTACAAGAGCTTGGAAAAATATATATTTAAATACAGCAGCAACAGTAATTTCTGACGAAAGAACAAAAGAGAATATAGCGGCATCAGATTTAGGATTAAGTTTCATTAATAACCTTAGCGCAGTTAAATATAATAAAGTTGGCGGGGACAGAACACATTACGGATTAATTGCACAACAGGTTAAGTCTGTATTAGATGAAGCTAACATTGCAGACTTTGGCGGTTGGGTAATTTCTGATGTGAATGATCCAGAAGGACAGCAAGCATTAAGATACGAAGAATTTATTTCTCCACTAATTAAAGCAGTCCAAGAACTTACAGCAAGAGTAAAATTACTAGAAGAAAAGTAGGTTCGGGATGTCATACAAAAGCGTAGTCTTAAATGACCACCCAACATCATTCTACCTGCTAGACGAAGTTATATCTGGAACAACAGTATCCTACGATGCACTTAGAACTCAATACCCCACATACGCAGACTTAAGAGATAATGGCATATCTTATGCAAACTTAGGCGGAGCAGTAGTTTATGACTATTCAGGAAGCGGCAACAATGGAGTCTCATTTAACTCATCAAATTCAATACTAATGCCACTTGTGCCAGGATCTATATCTGGAACTAAAATGAACTCAGATACAAAAATAATATATTATACGCCAGGAATGGCAACGTCTATATATAAGAATAATCCATTTTCTATAGACTTGTGGTTTAAGCCACCACAAAATTCTACAAATGAAATACCATTGGCATTTGATACGTCTAATTTAATTGGACTAACCTATAAAGACGGCAACGTATTATTCTATATAGGGTCGGCAATCGCAGTAGCTAAAATAGAAAAAACTTTTGCATCGTATATATCTGCGGTGTATAACGGATCTTCAATTTTGTTATATGTAAATGGAATCAACAAATCAACAAAGAGTATCCCAGAAGAATATCCTTTTGATAGCCAGACAATTTCTTTTATGTCTGGACCATCGAATGAAATTGAGCCATTTGTTATAGACTGCGTTGCATTCTATAGATATGCTTTATCAGAAAGCAAAATACAAAATCATTATGACTCTGGTTCATATGAGCTAAATCATTTGCAAATAGTAGAGCCAGATGGTGGAGTTTTATTTACTCTAAATCATTCAAAAATAATGCCCGTTAAACAGTACTACTATCCATCTGCAACTAAATGGTCGGAATTAACTAGCGGAGATGCCATACTATCTATAGACCATGACTACATAACATTTGCAAAAACAGATACGGCACAGTCAGCCAGCTTTAGCTTTACACAAGAAATACTAGTGCCTTCAGGAATTGGAATAAATAGCTCACAGCTAACTTACTCTCCAGACTACGATAATATATCTGTTGAAATTAGTTTAGATGGTCTTACTAGTTGGCAGCCTTGTCAGAATAATAAGTCTTTGCCCTACTTCAGCAAAAATGATTTAACAACAAATGAGCGTGTATATATTAAGACAACAATGTCATCAGATGACACGTCTTTTGATATTCCAAAAATTGAATCTCTTTCAATTGATTTCTTTAATAATTTAGACTACTACGCAGATAATTCTGGGGATAGAATATATTCAGATCAAGACTATGACCTGTCTAGATATAACGAAAGAATCTTATCTTATAACAAAAATAATGGGCTGTCCATGCATGATATTGGCGGGTTTAATATAGACTCCACAGTAGCAACAAGAAGCATTGAAATGATATATACACCTGGATCTGGGAAAAATGTTTTATTCTCAAATGGCTCCAAGATATTTGAATGGTCATCTGATGGCACTATAAATAAAAGCGGAGTGTCTGAAATATATGTAAACGGACAAAATGTGACAAGCCAGACAAATGTCTCAAATTACTTTACGGTTGGGTTTCCCCATCACATAGTCATCACCCTATCAGGTGCCACTTCTGGCATAATTAAGATCAATCAGAATGTTGGCGGGACTGTATACGGGGTAGGATCTAAGTATAACAATATAGCCATCTACCCATCAGTATTGACATCTGGACAAATATTAAGGCATTATAACTATTATATTGGTAATTGGTCAAATTCTGTTGGATCAGAACAGCTCTCCATATCAGAATCTACATCAGGGAATGACTTAACCCCGTACTCGGTTTACTCTATTGAATTTGCTAGTTCAAATATTGTAATTTAGTGTATTATCTGTTACAAAATATGGACTTTGGCACCAGATAATGGTATGATTGTGGTCTATGGATATCTTAAAGAAAAATACCAGGATTGTTGAAGAGACAACCCTAGGAATCTATGTGTGGGAAATGCCTGATGGTAGGTGGATTGGAGATGACGATGGGAATTTTCTTTCGATCACGTCAATCAAAGGCAATAGATCCAGAATCGATGCTTTGGCTAGAGAGGTTCGCTCATTTGGTATTGATGTCGGCCAACCCAAGTTCTTATCTGGACGCAGAAAAATTAATGACGAAGAGCTTGAAGAACAAGAACAAAGACTTAAGTGGGGACTCCCACCAGATCCATACGATATCGGAGTCTACAAAGACTCAGTACTAAGAGGCGGTAAAGTTCATGAATAGAAAAGTAGAATTTTTAGAAGACGAGATTGATAATGGAAACACTATCGATATATCTAACACCTCAGACTGGTTCCATTTTCAAAAATCAGAGGAGCACGAAGATCCATTCAAGATAGGCCTAGATGAGATTAAAAAGCTAAGAGGCCTTGGAACAAACTTTAAACGTAAAATTAACCGTGATTTTTCAAAAGCCTTTGTAGGAACTTCTGGCGTCGGTACACAACAAAACCTTTTGCAGCAAGCAATTAGCGGGTATGCATTATTTGATCTTGTAGAGCCAACTTATAATTTAGAGTATTTATCAAAAATTTATGAAGTGTCAACATATAACTACGCAGCAATTAATGCAAAGGTTTCAAATATTGTTGGTCTTGGATACATGTTCGCAGAAACATCAAAGGCTAAAGATGCAATGGATGCCATTAATGATGACAAACAATTAGATAGGGCCCGTGCAAAAATTGATAGAATTAAAACACAGCTAGACAAATGGCTTGATGATTGCAATGAAGAAGAGTCTTTTACAGAGACCCTTATAAAGGCATACACAGACCTTGAGGCAACTGGAAATGGCTACATAGAGGTAGGACGCACAACAGCAGGAGACATAGGCTATATCGGCCACATACCAGCTAAAACAATGCGTGTGCGTAGATTCCGTGACGGATTCATTCAGCTACTTTACGGCAAGGCTGTGTTCTTCCGTAACTTTGGAGACCTAGAAACCACAAGCCCAATTGCAGGACAAGAAGATCGACCAAATGAAATTATTCACTTAAAGAAATACACTCCAATGAACAACTACTACGGAGTCCCAGACATCATTGCAGCGCAGCAAGCGCTGGCAGGAAATGAATTTGCTGGTAGATATAACTTAGACTACTTTGAAAATAAAGCGGTCCCAAGATATATTATTACAGTAAAGGGAGCAAAGCTTTCACCAGAGTCAGAAAGAAAACTTCTTGAATTTTTCCAGGTTGGACTAAAGGGTAAGAACCACAGATCATTGTATATCCCGCTTCCAGCAGATACCCCAGACTCAAAGACCGAATTTAAGATGGAGCCAATTGAAGCAGGAGAGCAAGAGTCTTCATTTAATATCTATCGTAAGTCTAATAGAGATGAAATCCTTTTGGCTCATCGTGTTCCAATTAGCAAAATAGGTATCCCAGAAGGAATTAACTTGGCCGCTGCTAGGGATGCGGATAAGACATTTAAAGAGCAAGTTTGCCGTCCAGCACAAGATAGACTTGAAAAGAAATTAAATTATTTAATTGCAGAAAAAACAGATGTTGTTCAATTAAAGTTTAACGAGCTCAGTCTCACAGACGAAGAGACCCAAAGCCGTATTGATGAAATCTATTTGAGAATGCAGGTAATTACCCCTAACGAAGTCCGTATTAGAAAAAATATGACAACCGTCGACGGCGGGGACGAAATGGTAGATTTAAAGCCACAGCAAGTGGCTGATCAAAATGCCAAGTCTACTGGCAATAGATTGCGAGATCAGCAAAGATCCGCAAATGCCCCAGATAAAAGCGGAGAGGCCAGAAACCCCAAAGGCGATGGTCCAAAAGTCAAATAAGTTTAATCAACTGTTATTTGCGTTATAGTAGATAAACCACTAAAATTAAGCATATGAACATTGAAAAAGGCCATTGGTCTAGTAATGGCGACAACTTACATTTGTCGATTCCATTTACTAAGGTCAACCGAGAAAATAGAACTGTATCTGGTTTTGCAACATTAGACAATGTTGACCAGACAGGCGATGTAGTCACAGCGGAAGCAAGCGTAAAAGCTTTTGAAAATTTCAGAGGAAATCTTCGTGAGATGCATCAGTCAATTGCAGTTGGTAAAGTTGTTTCATTTAAGCCAGAAACATACTACGATCAAAAGTCTCAAACTTTTTACAATGGAGTTTATGTAACTTCATACATTTCAAAGGGTGCACAAGATACTTGGGAAAAAGTTCTTGATGGTACTCTTTCTGGTTTTTCAATCGGCGGAAAAATTAAAGAGTCTGATAATGAAGTTAACAAAGCAACAGGAGAGGCAGTAAGATTTATTAAAGACTATGATCTTGTTGAACTTTCAATTGTTGACTCACCAGCAAATGAGCTATGTAACATTCTATCAATCGAAAAGGTTAATGGACAAATAATTTACAAAGGCCTTGCTACAAATGTAGTGACAGAAAATATTTTTTATTGCGAAGACAGCGACTCAGTGTTTATGTCTACAGAAAAAACTTTTGATTCTCCTATATCTGGAAAACCAGCTACGCTAATTGGTTGGGTAGAAAGTTCAGATATTAATAAGTCAAAAGAGATAGATAAGATTCTTGCTTCATTTAAGAAGTCAAGATTACCGTTGCCTGAAACACAATTAGCAAAACAGGCAAACGTAGAAGGAGGTAATAAAATGTCAGATACAAACATTGATAATGTTGCAGAAGCTCCAGTAGCAGAAGCAGCAATCGAATCAACTGAAGCAGCAGCCGTAGAGGCTCCAGCAGCAGATGAAGCAAATGTCGATCTTTTTGACAAATCATTGGAAGCTGTAGAAGTTACAGCTGAAGATACCTCTGCCGACAACGTTGAAAAAGCAGCCGATACAGTAGAAGTTATGGTTGATGAACCTGATTTTGCAAAAATGTTAGGCGATCTCAAAGGCTTTTTCGCAGAGACACTCACAAAAGCTACAGAAGCAAATGCTGCACAAGTTACAGAAATTAAAACATCTGTTGAAGCTTTCAGCAAGAGCGTCGATGATAGAATTTCTGAGTTGGCAGAAAAGCACAGTGCACTTAGTGCAGCTGTGACAGAAATAAAGGGCACCATTGATGGTGTTCAAAAGCAGGTTGATGCCGTAGAAGGCGATACCGCAATTAAGAAGTCCTCTGACCTTGGCGGGTCTGAGGTATTTACCAAATCAAAATCAAAATGGTCTGGAGCTTTCCTCGGTTCCGTAAATGAAATCTTTAACTAAAATAAGGTAGGTGAAATAAAAATGAGTAATGAATTATTAGAAAAGGCCGCAGCAGCTGGTGCAACAGTATCAACTGGGTTCGGTTCTTCAACAGGTGGTTCAGGCGTTCATGTTGCTTCAGAAAATGGCAACGGTGGACTTCTAAACCCAGAACAATCAGCACGATTCTTGGACTATATGTTCGATGCTACCGTAATTGGTAAGGTTGCACGTACAGTCCGAATGAAATCCGACACAACAGAAATTGATCGTATGTCCGTAGGAGAAAAGCTTGTAAAGCTTGCATCCGAAGGCGAAAACACAGCTGCTAACAGCGGTGTTACTTTCTCAAAAATTTCTCTTTCAACAAAGAAACTCCGCATGGACTGGGAGCTTTCAACAGAGTCTCTAGAAGACAACATTGAAGGTGCAGATCTAGAAGATCACATTGCACGTATGATGGCAACACAAGCAGGAAATGACATCGAAGATGTTATTCTTAACGGTGATACATCACTTTCAAGCGATGCACTATACAAGTCATTTGACGGTGTAGTTAAGAAGGCAAAGACACACGGACGTGTAGTCGATGCTGCTGGTGCGGGAATTTCTCGTGCAGTATTTAACTCAGCTCTTAAGGCTCTTCCACGTAAGTACAAGCAACGTCGTACAGACCTTCGCTTCCTTGCAGGATCAAACTTGATCCAGGATTACTTATACTCTAACTCACAGAACATCCAGAACGTTACTCCACAGGATATTGCTTCAGGCATCATCCGTGGTGATGTTCCAGTTCTTGGAGGTCCAGCAGGATATGTAGCTCCATACGCATTTGGTATTCCAATCGTTGAAGTTCCATTGCTTCCTGAGACACAGACAGGTACATATGCAAGCCCATCAGGTTCACACGGAGATATCCACTTGACATTCCCAAATAACGTTGTTATTGGTATCAAGCGTGATGTTACTGTTTACCGCTTCTTCTGGCCACGTAAGGACTCAATCGAGTACACAATGTATACTCGTGTTGGCGTTCAAATCGAGCAGGCAGACGCTTGGGTAGTTGTAAAGAACGTTAAGGTTGCTTCTTAATTAATTAAGAATTAGACTACAGAAAGGCCCCCAATTAATTTTGGGGGCTTTTCATTTAAATTTAACAATGCTATAATTAAAGGACCTAGAAAAAGGAGAAATAAAATATGTCGTTTGACACATTAAAGGTGGCTGAATTAAAAGTAATTGCAACAGATTTTGCAGTTGATACAGAAGGCCTAAAGAATAAAAAAGACATTATTGCAGCTCTAGCAGAAGAAGGCGTTACTTGGAGTGTATACCAAAGTACGGTAGAGGCAATTGAAAAAGACACAGAAGAAATTGAAATTCTTCCTAAGTTTGATCCAAAAGCCCAGCCAGAAGATACTCTACTTGTAAGAATGACAAGAGATAATTACAGATATGATATACATGGATACACCTTTACAAAAGATCATCCTTTTGTAGCAATGTCTGAAGATGACGCTCAAAAAATCTTTGACACAGAGGAGGGTTTTCGTTTAGCGACACCAAAGGAAGTTCAGGACTTCTACAACTAAACGTTAACATAAGTTAATGGCAGAAATATATGTAAAGCAAGCCTCACCAGTAAGATTTAAATTATACTGGGGTGGAGACATAACAGATGCAGACGGTAATGTAACTGCAATAGTAAAAGAGGTATTGCCATCTGGTACTCTCAGTGCTACCATAGCAACTTATACTGCCACAAAACTAGAAACGGATATCGGAACCTATGAGATTACGATTCCACACACTATTGCAAACCAGCCTAAAAAGCTTAGGGTTGAATGGACATACTCTGTAGATGGATCAACTTCTTCAAATATTCAAATAGTTGATATAGTTACTCCATACGTAAACATATATGATGTAATTGACGATTTAAATATTGGAACAGACCCATCTGATCCAAATCACAAAACTTACAGCGACCTTCAGCAAGCAGAAAAATATGCCAGAAAATTAATTGAAGCTTATACAAATCAAGTTTTTTACTGGTATCCTGGAACACAGATTACGCAGGGATACGGATCTGACATACTGCCTCTCCCAATTAGAATAGAACAGATTACAAAACTTTACGAAGAAGACGTTAAAGTATTTGATTCTGCACTTTCTACAAATAACTGGTTCTATACTCCAATTGTTTCTGAATCAAACTATGGGGTCAGGGTCAACCTTCAAGACCTTCAAGACGACACAATCTACTCAGCAAATGGAATGGTAACACCTTCAGTCAATAGCAGAGGGTATTCTGGAACATTTAAAAAAGATTTTAGATATAAGGTAGAGGGTATATTTGGCTGGAACTACGTGCCAGACAATGTTAAAGAAGCCTCTAAGATTTTAATGAAACAATACTTTGAGCAAGACCGTGCATGGAAAGACAAGTATGTGAAAAACATAAGCACATTTGACTGGAAGTTTGAATTCATGGAAGATGCTCACAGAGGCACTGGTAATCTATATGCGGACCAGCTCCTTGCTCCATATGTAACAAACGGTATGGTCGTATTCTAAATGAGCCTAGCAACTTCATTAATGCCAATGAAGCTAGACATCTATCTTCAATTAGACACTCAGGATGAGAACACTGGAGCCATCAAAAAAGAATGGATATTTACTAGATCTGTTCCATGTGCGGCAAAAGGCATAATTTCAAATTCTGGTTCTGGTCGAGGCGGAGACAAACAGACATTTAACAATAGATACATAAACGAACAAATGCTTGAAATTAGAACACCAGAACAGATAACATATAGAGAAAAGATTACTAATGTTAGAGATATGTCTGGCAATGTAATATGGAAAGAAATAAATTATCCAAACAATACGCCGACAGTATTTGAGGTAATAAGCTCTACCCCGATTACCGATCCATTTGGTAATGTTCTTGCATACAACTCTGTTGCAAAGAGATCGGAGAACCAGGAAATTGGATTCTAGCGTAGCCTTAATTCAAACTGCCAGCGGACTTGAAAGATTAATGGCAGGGTCAGCCCCAGGAGTTCTTAGGGATAGTACAGTGGCACAAGTATCTGCATTCTTGTATTATGAAGCAGCGGTACTTTCAAAGCTAACAACAAATGCTGAGTTTAAGAATTTATTTAAAACAACAATATTTAATCAAATAGAAAAAGATTTTGACGAATATATTGATTCACAAGCAAGGGTAAGGCCAAGATCATTGCATCACGTTTATGAATGGAACAAGGTTGGCGTTCCAACATCGAGACTATTTAGGCTATCTAGATTTGATACTGACGGACTTTCTTTTAGAATCAATTATGATTTTAAATTATCTAAATCTTCAGTCCCATCCAAAAATAAAAAACAAAAGAAGAAATACATATTTGCAAATAAAGCTCTTGTGATGGAGACTGGGATGCCCGTAGTAATCCGCCCAAGGTCCGCTGAGCGCCTAGTATTTGAACTAGATGGTGAAACAGTGTTTATGCCTAAAGGCACGTCAGTGACCGTCAAGAGGCCAGGAGGAGCACAAGTAACAAATCAATTTGCATTATCTTACGGAAGATTTTTTGGCGGGCAGCTAGTAAATTCATCCATAAAGTCATCAGGACTACAAAGAATATTTAACTCAAAAATGACAAAAGCATTAAATATTCCAATTAGTATAAAGAAGGTGCAATATAGCTTCAGTCCTGGTAAAATAAGAACACAGGCGGACGCATCACTACAAGCAGCATTTGGAGGCTCACTATGACGGTAGACTATAAAATAGACGCAATGTTTGAGCTTCGTAAATTTTTGTGGAAAGAATTAAAAGACGCTGGAATATTTGATCCGTATGACTACTATTCAGATAATCTAGGAAGAGAAATAATTCCTATTATCCCCGTCCAGCAGTCACCAGAAATGGATCAATTCCTAAATGGCAAAAAACATATTGTGTACGATAAGATCGGAATGTCATTTGAGGACATCTGGCTAATAGCCTGCGAAAAGGTCCTATTTACAATTTACTCTACAGATATCACAGAGGTATACGAAATAAGAAACCTCATGATGGACCTATTCCGCAGAATGGATGAGTCAGCCAGGGATGCCAATAATGCCAGAGATACAGATAAATTAATATTCCACAGCATTCATGTGGTCGAGACATCACCCATAGAGCCTTCAGCAGAACTTCAGGGTTTTATATCCACAGATGTTATCCTAGAGGTCAAGTATTCAAGGACCACCGATTCCAAGGGCAGATTTAACTAGTTGCTTTTAGTCTAGTTATCCAGTAAAATTAGCTAAGAGGGAAAAAAGAGCCTAGCCAGCTTTGATTAGATTTAAAATGTAAGTCAATATATATATATGTTTATTTAACAGGAGGTTTTACAACATGGCACAAAATACAGGTAATGCTAGAAATATTCTCGTTGGTGCGTCACCACTGTTTCTTTCAGTAAATGACATCACTAGCCCAGATTACGTGACATCAGCACCAGCTGGTACACTCAATGCATTCGCAGCAAACAAGAACAAGACAGTTCCAGCATTTAAAACTGGAGAGTCTTATACAGATTCTTTGAACAAGATTGATACTGCAACAGCAGCAACAGGTGCAATTGCACCAGCACTTGACACAAAGGGTGCATTTTATCGTAACGTAGGTTACACAAACAACGGTCTTCAGGTTACATACAACCCATCATACGGTTCAGTAACAGTAGATCAGCTTCTTGACTCAGCAAAGCTTTTCAAGGAGACAATGGAAGTTATGATTGCAACAGAAATGGCAGAAGGTACTCTTGAGAACGTTCTTGCTGTATTTGGTCAGGCATCATCTACACTTACAGACTCTGGCAAAAAGCTAGGTCTTGCAGGTGGAGCTCTTGGTGAAGCACCAACAGAGCGTCAGCTTATTGCAGTTGGTCAAGCACCAACTTCAGAATCAGATCCTAAGACTGAGCGTGTATACTATGCACGTCGTGTTCTTTCTGTACAACAGTCACAGTTCTCTTTGGCTCGTAACGCAGCATCAACATTCCCAGTAACATTCCGCTTGCTACCATCTGGTGACTCAGCTCACTCAGGTGCAGAATATGGTTTCATTGTAGACCGTGTTATTGCAGCATAATTAATTTAATTAATTAATAGACTACCCCCTAAGAAATTAGGGGGTTTTCTATTGCTATGATATTTTGAATATGATACAATAATTAAGACGAAATCCTAGGAGGATTAAATTGGCAACTACAGTATATGATGTTGAAGAAATTCAACTACAGAATGGCGCAACAGTTAAGCTCAAGCCTTTAACAATTAAAGAGCTTCGTGAGTTTATGAAAGTCATTCAAAGAACACAAGAAGTAACATCAGAAGATGAGACATTAACAATTCTTATTGAGGCATGTGGAGTGGCACTAAAGAAGCAACTTCCAGACCTAGTAGCAGATAAAGACGCATTTGAAGACACACTTGACGTTCCAACTATCAATCGCATTCTAGAAGTTTGCGGCGGAATTAAGATGGACGACCCAAACCTACTAGCGGCAGCAGTACTGGCTGGTCAGAACTAGATCTAGCCGCTTTAGAAGGGGAAGTTTTTCTTCTTGGTAATTGGATAAATTACGAACAACTAGAAGATAATCTTTCAATGCCAGAGTTAATCCAGACTTTTAAATCAATGCAAAAGTCTGAGTCGGAGAAAAGAAAATTCTTAGCTTCAATTCAGGGTGTAGATTTAAATGAAAGCAGTAATCAAAATGAGGAGGGATCATCCTTCGAAGATGTTAGAAGAAGAGCACTTGGTATAAATGCATCAGCAGATGATGTTGTTTCACTACAGGGCTCATTTGCCAGCGAAGCTGGTTTTGGCATTGGAGCAGGATTAGGATACTCTATAGAGTAATATAAGTATATGGCAGATAATTTAATCACGACCAATATTACCGCCCACGCAGACTTCACGAGTTTAAGAACTCAACTAGCTGCGGTTACTGCCCAACTCGTAAAATTACAAGAAACAACAGCGGGAACTAACGCTAAGCTTGCAAATCAAATTGCAGTAATGAACAAGTCGTTTGCAGAAACGATGCGTTCAACTGGTCAGTTCTCTTCACACTTCGTATCACTATCTTCAGACGTAGACAAGTTCGGCAAGAACTTAGATAGAGGCCGTTTAAAGCTCAACGATTACTATAATGCTTGGAACGGCCACACAAAGAAAACTAGCAACTTAATTAGAGATCTTGCAAAGCAGCAAGTAATGCTTCAGCAAGCAATAGTTCAGCCAGTTGGTAAAAATGCACAAGGCCTAATGCAGTACAACGTAATGGTTGCAAAAGGCTTAGATGAAGTAAAGAACAAGATGGTACTTGCTCGCCAAGAAGCAGCAATCATGAACAAGGTCATGCTTGATGGATCTAATCAGCTTATTAACTGGGGTAAGAATACACAGTGGGCTGGTCGTCAGTTAACTGTTGGTTTAACTGTACCCCTTGCAGCATTTGGAATGGCTGCACAAAAAGCATTTAGAGAAGCAGATGCAGAGCTAGTAAGACTTACAAAAGTTTATGGCGGTCTTGCAGCCACATCTTCAGCAGACTTAGCTCAGGTTAGAAAAGACGTAACGGCTACAGCAAAAGAGATTGCTAGCTCATACGGAGTTGCATACAAAGAAACAATTGCATTAGCAGCGGACCTTGCAGCAACTGGTCAGCAGGGAAATGATTTAATTCAAGCTACTCAGCAAACAACAAGACTTGCAGTTCTTGGTGAAGTAGATAGACAAGATGCTATGAAAGCAACACTTGCTATTCAAAATGCATTTAAGCAAAATACAGAAGAGCTTACACAGTCAATTGACTTTCTCAACGCAGTTGAAAACCAGACATCAACAAGCCTTGCAGATTTAACTGAAGCAATTCCTAAAGCAGGACCAGTAATCAAATCGCTTGGCGGAGATGTAAAAGATTTAGCACTTTACCTTACTGCCATGAAAGAAGGTGGAGTAAATGCTGCCGAAGGCGCTAACGCAATTAAGTCAGCAATGGCTTCTCTCATCAACCCAACTAAAGTTGCAACAGAACAGTTCGCAGGATTTGGAATTGATTTAAAGGGTATTGTAAATAGTAACGCTGGCGACTTAACAGGAACCATTATGGCGTTGCAGGCAGCGCTAGATAAACTAAACCCATTAGATAAGTCAAGAGCAATTGAGCAGCTATTTGGTAAGTTCCAGTTTGCAAGAATGTCTGCACTATTTGAAAACCTAGGAAAGCAAGGATCGCAGACACTTCAAGTCATGGACTTAATGAAGGCAAGCGCAGTAGATCTTGCACAGATATCTGAGCGAGAATTAAAGATGATGACAGAGTCAGCATCTGGACAATTTAAAAGAGCATGGGCATCAGTACAGGCAGATTTAGCACAAACAGGTGAGCAGTTCTTAAGAATAAGCACACAAGTATTAAAGGTTGTAGATTCAATCATCAAGTTCTTCCAGAACCTTCCAGGCCCAGTTAAAACATTCTTGAATGCATTGGGAGGCCTAACAGCAATTGCTGGTCCTCTTATTATGATGGCTGGTGTGATGGGCAACTTTATTGGATATGTTGTAAAGGGCATATTCCATTTAAGACAACTTGCTAAAGGTGGCCAAGGATTCAAGCTACTTACCCCAGAAATCATGGCTGCAGAAGCAGCAGCAAAAGGATTAGCAACTTCGTTCTATTCAGACTCAGAAGCAACAATTGTTTTATCAAATGCAGTAAATACATTGACACAGTCTTTTAATAACCTTGAGCTAAAAGCAAATGCAGCAAAAGTTGCAGTTCAGCCAGCTATATCAACAATTGCAGGTGGAGTAATTGCTGCAGGCGGAGCAGGACAACGAATTGTAGATAAAGATAATCCATTAATTGGAGCACCATATTCAAGAGATATGTCCCACCTTATACCAGCACAGAGCCAGCAGATGGGAACAATATTTGGAACAGTTCCTGGAGCTGGTCCAGTAAATGTAAGAATTGGAAAAAATCCACAAGCATACATGAATCAAGATATGCCAAAGATTCCAGGAGTTACATCTGTTAACGGAACTTCAACTGGTATCGTTGCACAAGAGGCAGCAAAATGGCATGCAATGACAGCAGCAATAGCGATGCAGTCCGAAGCAGAAATAAAGATATTAAAGGCAGAAGTAATGGCAACTGGCACAGTCACATCAAGCCTAGCAGATTCTTATCAAGCATTACTACCACAATTTTCTGAAATAACACAATTAGCTGCTGCCGAAACAGAAGCAATAGTTGCACAGCTGCAGGCTAGCAAGATAACTGTAGATCAAGCTAGAGCAAAAGTTATGCAGATGAATGCGACAGTAGAGGCAATGCTTGCCGAAACTGCAGCAGCGACTGCAGCTGGCATGGGAAGAGTTGCAAATCTAACTACAGTCCCATTGACATCACAACCAGTGGTAGACCCTTTAACTGGAAAATCAAACATGAAGGAAATGTTCCATAAAGGAACAACAAAAGATATTGTTGATAAGATTGCAAGAGCACTTGGTGGAGTTAGAACATCAGGCGCAGGATATAATATTCAAACAACAAAACCTAAGTTTGCAGATGGAGGAATAGTCCCTGGAACAGGAAATAGCGATACATACCATACAACAGCTGAGTCTGGGTCATTTGTAATTAATAAAAAATCAACACAAGAAAATATGCCAATTATAAGCAATCTTCTTGGCGGAACCCCAGCATTTGCAGATGGAGGTCAAGTACCAGTAGTTCTAACACCTGGCGAAGCAGTCATTCCAGCAGATATTGCACAGGACAATATGCCACTAATGCATGCATTAAATGGTGGGCCTGGAAATACATCTGGCCTTGGAAGAAATCTTGGAGGAGGACTTTCAGAAAACTTATTTACTGGATTAAAGGGCTGGCTAACAAGAAATTCAGATCCTAGCTATGACGCATCTTTAAAAAATAGAGTCATATTACACGATGCAGCAGTATTAAATCATTTAGGATTTAGTGAAGACGAAGCAGTCTCTATGGCAAAAAGAGATTTTGAAGAAGCTATGCAAAGAACTAAAGATCCAAAAACTGGTCAGGTAGATAGAAAAGCTTTTAATAGATTTAGAATAGAACAGTCCAGACGTATGCAAGAGTATATTGACATGCAAGGCATGGGGCGAACAGTAGTAAATAAAGATGGGTCAACTTCAAAAGCAAAATACAAAGACCTGTTATGGCAGGACAAAGCCGAAGAGCTAAAGCCTGGAGGAAGACCGTCTGCTAATGCAAGAATTCAACCAACTAGAAGCCTAGTTGCTGCGCTTATGGCTAGACCAGATATAGACCAAGTTTCTCTACAGAGAGTGATGAATACATTTACAGCAAATGGAAAGCTTGACTACGCATCAGAGCACCTAGATCAAGATAGAAATTTCTTTACTGAAGAAAATGGAAACATAAAGAGTAACAGAACAAGAGGAAACGCATACTTGGCTATGGCTGGAAGCAGTAAGGTTAATAACTTTACAAACTGGCTGGCTTCTATGACGCAGGGTAAATTTGTAGACAGAGTCCCATTGACTGGTAACGCTGCAAGAGAAACTGCAGATCTATTAGCAAAAGAGCTTAAGTATGGAAATGCACAAAACCTTATTAAGAGAATGCCTGTAATTCAAAGAGGTCACATGATTACTCAGATGATGAGACTTCTCCTTACAAGAGGCAGAGCCCTTCCGCTAACAAAGGAAATTGCAGCAAATTCAGGCGGAGAAATTCCAGGACAGTTTGCACAAAGATTATTTGGCGGAGGAAGAGCAATGTTCCTTGGTATGCCTAAAACAATTAAGCAGGTAGAACAACAAAGAGCAATGAAATTAGCAATGGAAAAAGCAGACATTGCAGTTAAAGATTCTAGATTTGCAAAGCACCCAGTAACAGAATATGGAGATTTGCTAGAGCCAACTTCTGGAAGAAGTTTCCCAGTTCCTGGCATCGGTGGCGTATATACAAGAAACGGCGAAAAGGTTTTTGTTAAACCAATGCTTGATGAAAAGGCAGCACTTGCTGAAATGAGAGCAACACAAATTGCTCGTGAAGCACATGGATTAAAGGCTCCAAAACAAAGCCTTAATGTAATGCGTGATCCAACCGATCCAAAGGGATTGAGAAAGCTGCTAGTTCTTGAATCACCATTCGATAAAGCCCTTACTGTGCAAGACGGTAAATTCACTACAGATGAATATTTCAGACAGCTTCTTGCGTCATCTCTTCGTGGAGATAAAGATCTGGGAAGGGGCAATTTATCTGGAAATGTTTTATCTGACGTTGGTACTGCTGGAGTATTCTCAACAGCATCTGGTCTAAGAGACTATGCTGGATTTATGCCTTCCGTTGGAGATCAGGCAATGATTAATTTACTTGGAATTAAGGGAAGCGGAGCAAAGAAGTTCTTTGCTGAGTCTACAATGGACATTCCAAAGGGCATGACTCCAGACGCTTACAATTCAAGAATGCTTGAAGAAATTGAAGCAACTCTGCCAAGACTGAAAAAAACTATTGGTAGCTTTGATCTAAATCAGCAAGAAAAAGTTGTCTATGCAAAAATGATTAAAAGACTTGAAGATGCAAGAGACGTAAAGTGGAGAGAACTTCATGGAGTGCACTCCGCAGTAGTACCTTCAAAAGAAACCAACCTTACACCAGCGGCATTGGCTAAGATTGCAGCAGCAGAAGAATTAAAGAGAAGACAGTCTGGACATATTGTTAGCCTATCGGATGCTGGATTTAAATCGTCAGCAAATGGATTTGCTATCGGCGGAATGATTGGCAATGTATTAAAAGGCAAAGCAATGCATAGAATCGGTGCAGGATTTGGACCAACAGGTGCACCAAAGCCAAGCATGTATGAGTCAGCGCCATGGGGAGTAAACTCATTATCTATTGAAATGGCTAACACATTATTTGCAAATACTGGATTAAGAAAGCATACTCAAAAATTATTCTATGATAAATTTGCAGCAGCTCTTGCTAAAGAAAAGCCTTATGGATATGTCAAGGATGCAAAAGGATCTCTAAAGAATGCACTGGAACCAGACGTTTTAGACGCAGTAGTAAGATCAGCCGCATCAGATTTGATTGGAGATAGGTCTGTATTAAAACAACTATCGCCAATAGATAAAGATATTTTAAGACAAAAGTATTTAAACTGGGAATCTAAAAAGGATACCCCGCTTACAGAGTCTCTAAAGAAAGTTATCTTCGGATTAGAAGGAAGAGAAAAAGGCGGACCAGTTAATGGCGGTCAGGCATATGTTGTTGGAGAAAAGGGACCAGAGCTTTTTGTTCCTAGAGTATCTGGTGGCATAGTTCCAAATAATAAATACGGAGTCGGCGGACAAATTGCTGGTGGTATGGCAGTTGCAGCAGGTGCACAATTTATTGCTAGTAAGGTTGCAAACCCAATCATAGCTATGATAATTCAACAAGTTGGCTATATGTTACCTATGATGCTACAAACTTCCGCAATGATGGGCGGCGGAGGCAAAGGCAAACTAATGTCAAAAATTCCTGCATCAATGACTACACCAGTAGGAGTTATATCTGGCAAGACTGGTGGACTAACTAAGTATGGAACTGCAATAACAGAGATGGCAACTAGCGGCAAGAAGTTCCAGGGAGTTATTGGAAAGCTTGGACTTGCAATGACTAGATTTAATCTAATCGCTTTCGGAGCTGTTACAGCGGTAACTATTGGAATTAAGCTATGGAAAAATCATCAAGAAAGCATGAGATTAAATGCACTAGGCTATGGAATGACAGCAGAGGCAGCAAAGAAGGCTGGACTCAGGTTCACCGACTTTAATAAAAAATTAAAAGAAACTGTAGCCGATGCTCAGGCTGTTAAAGAAAGAAATCAAATGATGTATGAGAGCATGACTACATCTGGAACGCCACTAAAATTAACTATAGAGCAATACAAGAAGTTAAAGAAAGAAGTTAACTCTGTATACAAGGATCAAATAGCTCTTATTAATAAAACTGATTATGACGATCAGGCAGATCTTGCTATGAGATTAAAAGAGCAGCTAATGTCTATGGGCATGTCTGCAGAAGATGCAACAGCAAAAATTTATGCAATGTATAAGGCTTCTAATCAAGCAATGAATACATCAGTATTTACAACTTCATCTAAAGCATTTATGAATATTAAAACTGCCGTTGATGCAGCCCGTGAAGCAATTCACACCTATAGAGACGCTGTTAGAAAAGATCTGGACCCAACTGAGCAAGCCAATGCTCTGAACACTGCAGCAATGGGAATTGACACTGCGATTGCAGATAAAGAATCTGAAGCAATGAAGGCACGTAAAAAAGATAAAAGCAAGCCTTCATTTATTAGCACAGCTGAATCTGATTCAATTAAATGGGATGCAGAAAATAAAGCAATTACAGAGATATCAAAACAGCTTGGATACCAAAAGCAACTAAGCAAAGAAACTCTTGATGAAATGGAAAAGTCAAACCCCGCACTTAGAAAGATTGCCTCCGAACAAGATACTGTTTTAAGTCTTTGGAAAAAAACAAGAATTGAAGCAAGAGGATTTGTTGGAGATCTATCTGGTCTATCTGCTGCACAAACAAATGCTCTGTATGCTTTGCAGAGCGCAGTAGCAAAGGGCGTTGAAACAACAAATAGAGGCGGAATACTAAAGACGCAATATGCTGCATTAGATAAACTTAAGGGATTGCAAGAAAAGTATCAAAAAGCATTAAAAGGACAATCGGTAGCACAACAAATATCTGATAGAGATAGACTTGCTGCAATTAACAAGCAAATTGATGCTAACAATAAATTAGCAGAGGCAAGAAAGAAAGCGCTACAGGATAAAAAGAATGAACAAGATTCTGGAAGAGCAATTGAGGCTAAAAAACTTGAGCTTCAAAATGCAGAGGCTACTGGAAATACAGCTGGGGCACAGCAGGCAAGACTTGATCTTGAAGGTTTGGTTGCCACACAGCAGTATGATGCACAGATCAAGGCTATCGATGCAGCAACAGAAAAAGCAAATGCTCCACTTAAAAAGCAAGCAGAAGCAATGGCCAAGAAGCAGCAAGATCTTGGAGATGCAGCAGCATACGCAGGAGAAAAGCTTGGCGATGTAACAAAAGATATTGAAACCAGCGAGGGTAAGATTGAAGCTTTAAATAAAGCTATGACTACCTATAGACTTGGGATTGAAGTACACAAAGATGATTTGGCAAAGTGGAAGACAACAGACGAAGCTAAGGGAATGCTTGCAGCAATTACTCAAGCAGCAACAAATGCAAAAGTAGATATGTCTGGGCTTCCAAAAGATAAAGATGGAAATATTGGAATTGCAGCAGGAGAAGCTTTATTTGATAAAATATCATCTGGTCTTGAGGCATCGCTAAAAGAACAAGGGATTGTTGTTAATGGCGATGTTATTATAAATGGCAAAAAGGTAGATATTGGTAATGCTGGATCGAAGACAGCTACGCTAGCAGACCCTGGAAAAATTGCTGGAAATACAACTGGAAAGGGAACACCCAAAGATCCAATTAAATACTTTACTCAATCTGGTAAAGAAGTAACCAAAGAAGAATACGGCTCCATGCCAGTAGGATCACCAATGTCATCATCTGGACAGACACAGTCTTATGTTATTCCAGATAGCAAGTTAAGCGGTAAACTATTTGCAAGCAGAGATGCAGCAAGGGGAATATTTTATAAAGCGCATAAGACTTCTTGGACGCAAGGTGACATGACATACCATTCCAATGGAATGGTAACGCAAAATGGAAAGACAGTAGGTTCATGGCTAGCAGCAATGGGAGACCAAAGCGGAAGAATTAAGTCTTATAAAGATGGAGGTCTTCTGTCTGGACCAGGGACTGGTACATCTGATTCTATTTATATGCCAATGATGCCAAAGGGCAAGTATGCTTCTGGGGCATATGTTTCAAATGGAGAATTTGTTGTAAGCGCTCAAGCCGTAAGACAACCAGGAATACTTCCACTTCTTGAAAGAATTAATAACATGCAGTACTCTGTACCGCAATCAAACTTCCAGGCAGCAGCATTTAATGTTGGATCAGGAAGCACAATTAATTTAACACAAAACATTTATCCATCTGATGGAATGAATACGGAATCATTTGTAAGACAGGTTGTCACAATGACAAAGCAAGCTATTGGACAAGATGCAAAGCTTAATGCTAAAATGGTAGGAACAAAGAGGACATAATGGCGCTAACTTTACCTGTAGGATCACTACTGTTTATTGACACTGGAACAGATGCAACTACCCCTACCTGGACTAAGCTGTCCGAGCACAATAGGCAGCCAGTATCCTTAGATACAAATAGAATTGAAAGAGCAGAGCGTATGGCTAATGGAACTATGCGTAAAATATTTATTGCGGATAAATATTCTATTCAGTGCTCATGGAATACATTGCCTTCAACAAGCACAATGACTGTCGATGGCGGCTACGGCGCAGAACAAATTAGAGCATTCTATAAAGCAAAAGGAATAGGCTCATTTAAATTAAAAATATCTTACAACGGAGTATCAGCAAGAGATGAAATAATAACAGTCATGTTTACCAATTGCAGCTTTAGCCTAAATAAAAGAAATGTCAAAATGGTAAGCGGAGTAGATCCACAAGAATTTTGGGATGTTAGCCTAACACTGGAACAAGTATAATGTTAAGCTCATCAACAGACATTTTAAATCAAATTAAAAAGTCTTCAACTTTATCAATGTCACCAGGGCTATGGGCTGAATATAATATGAACGACCTTATTGCTGGAGTAACTGTTGAAAATCTAGGCGGGGAAACGGTAACGCTAAAAGACTCTGCTGGCGTAGAGTACAAACCATTTTTAAAGCTATTCCCGCTTGCAAGTATTATAAGCCCCAAGAGACCATCTTCTGCTGGAATTAAATACTTTATATCTAATAATACAAGTAATTCTGGTATAACCTATAACGCTTTGTTGCCGTACAACACACTAATTAAAGAGCCATACAGAATGTATTACGCTGGATCAAAGAATAAGTATCAGTATTGGGTAACGCCAAAATCAAGCGGTACATCTCTATCAAATTGTAAATTAACAGTTTCCTATCCATCTGGCAAGAATACAGTTACAAATAAGATATCTATTAAGTTTGAAACATCATACGGACTAAGAAGCCTAGTGTCAGACAATGGAACTTCTAAAGTCTGGTCTGACATGACATATGTAAAGCCAGTAACGTGGACAGTAAAAATTACAAAAGGCGGAACAACAACAACTGTTTTAACAAATGGTAGCGTTGATTCAACTGGTGTTGTTAACCTATACTATCAGGGTGGAACAACCTGGTCCACAACAGAATGGACAACATCTCCTACGGAGCCAGTAGACATAGACTCTATTGTAGTTGAGATCAATTCAATAAATGTATCAGACACATACTTGGGTGTAATTGAGATATCCGCTAGATATGTAAAGGATATGTCGGACAAGATAATGTCATTTAGCACACAAAAAAAGGCATCGGATTCTTCTAATGGTCTAACTCCAGTAGGAAATGTTACTGCAAATTCTTTAAATGCTAGGTTATTTTTTGAAGACAGGTCTGGAATCTCTTACGACAAAACATTTGTTTTTGATAAAACCAAGTCATATTTTTATAACAATGTTCTTTTTAAGCCATATTATAATATAACTAAATCAGATAACACTATTGAAAAGATAAAGCAAGGGTACTTCTATGCAGATTCTTGGACAGTAGATGAATTTGGTCAAGTTGATTTGCAAGCACTAGACCAGGCCCTACTATTGCAAAAAATAGTAGCGCCAGATATTTTGATAAAAGATGCACCATCACCTGCTATTATTAAAAGACTGTTGGATGGAATAGGGTTTACAAATTATAACTTTAACCTATCACCAGACGGTAATGATAAATCTGCAATAACTCCGTACTACTGGTATACAGACGATACAAAAACTGTTTGGGAGTGCATACAGGACTTATGTAAAGACACACAAATGGTAGCTACATTTGATGAGAATAACATACTTCAATTCTATACAAGAGAATGGATTTATAATAAAAATAAAACTAAATCTTTTACTTTTAGATACAACCCGCTTGTTTCTAGTGGAGTTACTCAAGAAGAAGCAAATATTATATCAATGTCTAAAGAAGATTTGCCGTCAGTGCAGGGAGTTAAAATTCTTTATAGACCACAAATGAGTTCTTCTTATAATGCTGGCGCTGATCTGCTATGGCAATCACCAGTGTATTCTCTTGGAGCAGGCGCATTGGTAAAGAATTTAGCAGCATCTTCTTTGGCTGGATCCTCTCTATGGATAAATTTAATAACAACAATGGACGGGCTTGATCTAAGAGCTTTAAATAAAACTGGATACCTAGTTTTAAATGATGAAGTTATAGAGTATGATGCAATCAGGTATTCGTATACAGACCTTGCTGGCTCCCCTCAGAGCCAATGGATAGAGTCAGACATAGACCTTCAAAAGTATCAGGCGCTAGGTCAAGTAAATAGTTTTAAGCCAACTGGAGAATATAGAATTAAAACTAGAGGAGCATTCGGTACTCCCGTATCTTCACACAGTGTAGATATAGCGGACTACAAAGATGACTTTGAGGTAAGGTTGTTAACAGAGGCCACACAGTCTACTGGCACTCCTTCTATAGACAACTCTAAAATATCTATAGAGGCTTCTGATAGCTTTGGCAAAAGTGTGCCAAGATCTATGCTTACAGTATCACAGCCAGGCACCGTCTCATTAAATAAAAACTATACAGTTGCAACTATAGATGCAAAATTTATAGATTCAACTACAAAAAACTTTTCTGTTGGAACGAGCTTTTACTTCCCACTAATGAAAGACTCTGCTGGAAGATTAACTGGCGCAGATCAGGTAATAGGTGGACTTGCAATATGCCTATCGGATAATGGAGCTACTGGTTACTATATTGAAATTAAAACAGAGCAGACAACCGCCACGGGCAAACTGACTGACAAGAATATAAGATTGTGGAGATTTAAAAAAGGCTCCAAGCCCTATCAAGTTGCAATAACAGATTCTCAAAAGGGAGACACAACAACTGTAACTGGTGTTTCTGGTGGCCAGCTGTATAACCTAGACGTTAAGGTTAATTACGATACAACAAGAAGAACATTTAAAATTAAATTTGATAACACTACAATTGTAGCCACAGACAGCGGTGCTAGTTACGTATTGCCTATAACAGAAAAAGTCGGCCTATTCTCACAGAAGGGCTCAATCAGCTACGACTACCTATACAGTAATGCAATTTCAGAATCCCAGTTTGCTTCTACTACACCTTATAATCCGTATAGCGGAATGCTTGGCTCACAGTCATATCTATCTCAATCTTTTGGAGACTTTGTTTTGACAAAAGGATCAAAGGTTTCATCTCCAACCTTCTTTAAAGAGTTTGGTCCAGTAGCCAGAGAGCTAAAATATATAAGCGCTAAGTATGCACAAAGACCAGGCCAACCAAGATTTGCACAAATAACTTTAAATCCATTTGTTACACTTATTGGATCATCAGTCAATTCTTTTGGTATAGAGGCATATGTTTTAAATAATGCTGGAACATTTGTTCCGCTTGCGGATGGGCAGACAAGAAGCTTCCAGGTAGTAGGAGATCAAATCGTTGCAACGGACCCGTTTGAGTATATAGACCCAGAGATAGCAAAGTTAAAAGACATTGAAATTATTGGATTTGATTCAACCTGGATACAGAAAGAGCGGGAAGCAAAAGAGCTATCTACATGGATGAAAGACCAATGGTCTAGACAACAGACATCAATAGATATACAATGCTTTCCAAACCCGCTAATTCAAGTAGGAGATATGGTTGAGATATCATATCCCCTAAACTCAGTATATGCATCAGATGATACAATTCCATCTGGTAAATCTGCAAGCAAATATGTTGTATTAGATATAGGTCATTCCTGGGACAACGGACTATCCACCTCAGTAAAATGCAGGTCGATTTATACTGGATAAAATGGTAGAATGATAAAATGGCAACTGTAGATAATAATAAGATAAAGTTTAGTGGTTTTACTACTAAGCAGAAAATCCAGCTACCAGCGGATGACCCTCTTGTAGATATTCTTAAAAGTCAATACTACGACCTAGTTGTAACAGCACAGCTAGATGGAAGCGTAATATTAACACTACCAAATTCAAAGCCACCAACTAGCAATTATAATAAAGGCGAAGAGTACACGATACCAGATGATGGAACTGGCCAGAAGCCATTTCCAACATTAGCAGATATAACATTAAAGAAAATAGATGTAGTTAATGATATTAATGGAAATGCTAAATTAAAATTTAATTTTAATGTAAAAAATAATTCAGGAGATGCCGTTCGTGGCGTACAAGGGGGTGGTGGATAATGGAGATGAAAGGCACTTATATCTTTTATCAAGATGGAGTAGAGCTTCATAGACAGGATAATATTTTAACTAAGTTTGGAAAAAGATTCTTAACAAACTATTTAGCTGGCACCCTAGGTTTTAGCAGCAAGGCGATAGCTATTGGCATAGGGTCTGAAACCCCGACAGTTGATGATACAAGACTTGGTTTTGAATTTTATAAGGTACCAGTTGATCTGAACTCGCCTAATATTGAAACAGACCCAGTTACTGGAATATCAACATACTCTGTCATATACAAGACTTCACTACCTAATGACGTGGCTGGATCCATAAAGGAAGTTGGGCTGTTTCCATCACAATCAACAAGCAAGTCAGACTATTCTAATAGATACATAAGCTCTTTTGAAAATGCTTTGCCATGGGTAGACTCATCTGGCAACAATCCAACACTTGTTTCTACTCCAACACCAAGGCTTGGATCATACTTATTTCAAGTAACTGCACCAGCAGTAACATCACCAGCGACTTACTCTACAAAAGAATATTGGTTTAATGCTACATTTGATTTATCTGGCTACAGCATATACGACAGCCTTACGCTTGCGTTCAGACAGGCAGACACTAATCTTGACTATGTATACATAAGATTTTATAGCGGAGATACTGATTATTTTGAAACCAGAATTACAGGTGACGCATCAATAACATCACCGCAAACACCAGATAAGATTAAAAGTAAAACGCTTTCTGAGCTTCTCGGATCTTCGTATAAATCTGGAACACCAGACGCTAGCTCAATAAATAAAATACTTATTGGGGCTAAGTCAAAAACAATATCTGGTACAACAGTATATCTGGATGGCTTAAGAATTAATGATGAGGATTCATTTGATCCAATATATGGATTGATAAGTCGATCTGTTTTATCTTCTGAAATTGTTAAGGTTGCTGGTAAGCAAATGGATATAGAATACAGACTAGGACTTAGTTTTTAAATGGCAAAACCTGACTACCTAGATTCTGGTGGGTATCAACCTTCACCACAAGATGCAGCACCAGATCTATCTTCTGATGCAGCCGCTGCTGCTAAAGCTGTATCATCTACCAGCCAGAGCTCCTATGATTTAGTCATAGAAAATATAGACTTAAACTTATTTAAAGACTACGCATTTATATTTTCATACATATTAACTAACGACGACCCAGCAGATAAAACTGTTGTATTTGGTCCACCATCACCAAGATTTATTGTAACTAGACAGCAGATTGCCGCAGCTGTTCCAGATTACACAGAAGCGCCAGCAAACGTTGTTGTTACTTCTGGTCTTCTTTCTTATCAAGTTAAATGGGATAAGCCAACTTGGGAAAACTATGTAGATACAATCATATGGGAAGGAACCTCCTCAACATTTACTGGGTCCGAGACAGTTGTGTGGGTTGGAAATTCAACACAGGCAAATATTCTTACATCAACTACAGCAGATAGATATATAAAAATTTTACATAGAGATAAGTTTTTTCATGCCGATACAACAAGTGCAAACAAATACTACATAAGTGGAGTTATAAAGCCCACAGACCCAGTTGTTGTTGATATTGATGGGCCACCAGCAGTTGGCTCAGCCACAGTAACTGGCGGAATTGATCCATCTGCATATCTTGGATTTAACGGATATGCAACAATACAGTGGAGCGCAGTAACATCTGGCGGGATTCGAGGATATAGAATAAGATTTAAGCCTGTAGGGGATTCCGTATACTCATATGCTGATTCTCCTGGCTCTGGTACATCATACAAATTAGAAGGACTTGGCGTTGGAGTAACATACGAATTTGCAGTTGCAACCTATGATCAGTATAACAATACAACGTCTGGCTATATTTCTGGTGGCACACTTGCGATACCAGGCACACCAGTGATGAATGGATATATATCTGCTGGAGCTTTTAAATTTGGAGATGGAGTTGTTTCTGGAAAACGTGGTTTACTTTTCAACTCAAGCAATTACTGGTATATAAACTCAGGCACCACAGCAGAATTTAAAGTAGGTGGACCGACCAGCAATTACATTAAATGGGATGGCTCAACCTTAAACATAGATGGAAATATCGGTGCAACAGGAACTGCAACAATTGGCGGAAACATAAATCTTTCTACATCTGGTGCGTCTATTTATAATGGAACAATTAATACTGCAGGCACATTAACTGGAAATGGATTTGCCTTAAACTCAACAGGACTCAAAATTGCTAATGGTGCCAACTCGGTAACATTAAATGCGGCAGACGGAACAATAACTGCAAATGCAGGAACTATTGGCGGATGGACTTTATCGCCTACAACGCTTTCAAGAAATAATATATCTTTAGATAGCGCTGGCCAAATACGTGCTGGATCTTCTTTGACTGCAAGTGTTTATATAGATGGAACCACAACTTGGGGTGTGGCTGGCATGCCTGGAACATATTATAAGCTATGGTCAGGTAATAATAATCCAGCAAATGCATCTTTTAGCGTTGACTCATCTGGAGTTTTAAGAGCAACTAATGCAATTATTAGCGGAAGCATTGGACTTGGAAGTACATTTGGTACATCAAAAACAGCACAACAAATTTTAGATGACACCCTTGCAGCAAAAAATGCAGCTGATAATGCGCTGCAGCCAAACGGAACATTGACGGGTAATGTTAGCGGAACTGTAGATGGAGTTGCAGCATCAACTGTAAGAGGAAATGCTGCTAAAGGTGCGACAGCAGTTCAATCTGGTAATGGGCTAAGCGTAGACGCAACTACAAGAGTTATTAATGCTTTGCAAGCAAGTAATAATATGAAAATAAGTTCTGGCGGAACCAGGCCAGTCTATTTAGATGACACTGGCTTATATATGACTAATCCATCTACTGGACTATACTCAATACTACTAGATGCATCTACTGGAACTGCAATATTTAGAGGCGACGTGTATGCAGATAATGGTTATTTTAAGGGCAACATAACAGGAGCAAGCGGAACATTTAGAGGAAATGTGGAGCTTATATCACCTGGAAGCGACTGGTTTAGTGCACCAGGAATAAAAATAGAATCAACTAACTTGTTTGGACAACTTCAAAAATCTTATTTGTATGCTGGAAACTTAACTATGAGTACAGCAAATGGTACATCTTACATCTATACGGGAAACGCAGTTGGCGGAGTAAACGATGGAGCCCTGATGATATCAACAGATACTGGGCAGATACATCTTTTTGCTGTGAATCAAGGCTCTGGAACAATCTATGCTAACAGAACTATTTTGCTGGGAGAGGGGCAGACACAAGCGGTTTCTTTTAGTGCAAATAATTTAACTAGAATATTTGCTGATGGAAGAATATTTGCTAACTCATTGAACTCGGCAACTGGATCTGGAAATACTTCTGGAACATCTGTTGTTCAAAATTCAAGCGGCTATCTAAAAGTGCTCGGTTCTAGTAGAGCCCTTAAAGAAAATATAATTGAAATCCCTAAGTCTGGATATTTAAATGCAACTTTAAGAGTTAAGCCAGTTAACTTTAATTATATAAACGATGATGTGCTTGCTATTGAGCCAATACAATCTGGACTTATAGCAGAAGACCTTGCCCTGATTCCAGAATTTAGGGGAGTCGTAAACTACAATTTACAGGGGGATCCAATAAGCATAGGCTATGACAGAATGTCTGCCCTATTAGTATTAGCGATACAAGAATTAAAAGATGAAGTAGATACACTTAAAGAAAGACTTGACGGAATCCAGGCTTAATGGTATTCTTTATATGAATAGAATGGAAATATAATGGAAAAATTAGAACTTGTAGTTCAAGCACTACAACAGCGCATTGGAGAAATTGTCTCACAATATGAGACACACATCGCTATACTACGTGCAGAAATGACTACGCTAGCAGATACAAAGAATGCGGAAGACGCTAAGGAGTAATAATGGCTATTAACATAGACCCAGTAGTAATAAATGATGGAGACCCAGTATCTGCTGAAGTCATCCAAAGAATGAATTCAAATATTGCTAAGGTTGCTCTTGGTGAAAAAATTACTGTAATTAACATTACAAATACAACTGGAGCTCCTAGTCTGAGGTCTGCAAATACTACGATACATAGCTCGTTTCCAGCAAAAGCAGAGCCAAAGAAAGCTGTCCCATATACAGTCGAATACGGTAATGTTACATTCACCGATATTCCTTCAGTATCGCTACAAATTGAAAATCCTAATGCTGGGGTAAAGGCTTTGCATGTAGTATGTTTAACAGAATCAACTAAGCTTGGCTTTAAGTGCTTGCTGATCCCATCATCTCTTGCAACGACAACCGATGGATTAGTTATCAGATGGATAGCAGTAGGAAACGTAGATAATAACACACAGGCTTAAATAGCCTATTGACAAGCCATATCGATATGTTACAATTACTGTAACATCAAAGTCACGTACCCGTGACTTTTTTACATATTAAGGTAGACAATGAGTAACGATTTAAAGTGGATGATTTCATCCGACCAGCAGTTCCCATATCAGGATGATAAAATGATTGCACTTTGGTTTAAGGTGATGAAGTGGTTTAAGCCAGATGTTGTTGACTACCTTGGTGACACAGATGACCAGGCTTGCTACAGCAAGTATACAGAAGGTCGATCAGCAGAGTTTTTAAACCTTCATAAAACAGATAGCAGAGATCTTATTGTTCCAATGATGCGTCATGAAGCAAAAGGCGCAAGAGATTTTTATGCAAAGACAAGAGACATGCTACCAGAGGCTCAGTTGTTTTCAGCGCTTGGTAATCACGATGTAAGAATCTTCAATTATGTTGATGCAAAACTTCCAGACTACATAAATGAAGTGACACCAGAAGCTTTATGGGGACTTGACTCATTAGGATATGAGTATATTCACTATAACGAATTGCCAAAGCGTCGCTTTGGAGATATTCACGTACACCATGGACTCTCTATCGCAGCAACTGGATCTGTTCGTAAAGACATGGAAGACCTTCAGATTTCATTGATTAGAGGACACTCGCATAGAATTGCCTCGCACCTAGTTACTTATGAACTAAGAAATAATGGTGAAGGCGAAACACTTCGTGGCTACGAGCTTGGGCATATGTGTGATGAGAAGGGCCCAGGAATGAAGTATATGCAACACCATGACTGGCAAAAGGGATTTGCAATTGCTCACATTGTTAACGACTACCCGCATATTCAGATGATCCATGTGGCTCCTGACTATTCATGTGTTGTTGACGGGAAGTTGTTTACACTATAATGTGGTGCGGAAAATGTAATGGACGAGTTTTTGTAGATAGAGTTTTCTCTCAAAAACTACATATGGAATTATTCTGTATCATGTGCGGCAAACGCTGGATGTGCAATAAAGAAACGAGTGCTTTCGGAAAATGGCTGGAATCAAAAGAGACGGCAAATCAAAAAGCTTACGGTATTTCTTCTTAAACGATAAGATACATAAGGTTTTAAAGTCATCCAGATCAAAGGATGAAATGATTGCTTGGTGCTACCCAGACAAGAAGAGAGTCATGTATTCATATTCTCAAGTTAAAAAGAATATGGAAACAGCCTATACTGTTGTAGAAGTTGCCTCTATGCTTAACAAGCATAGGGTAACTATACAAGAATATATATTAAATGAAAAGGTTGCTACCCCTCAAAAGATATATCCAATAGGACAACCAGATAGCGAAAATTGGTCTCAGTATATGTTTAATCAAAAGAACATATTAGACATACACCAACATATATTAGATTCAGGACACTCAAAAGAAATTCCTTCAAAAGCAGAGGTCCAGGCCCTTCTCAAAAACAACTTAGTATTGTATACTAAGACAGAAGACGGAAAGTTTGTTCCAGTATGGAAGGCGGAGTAGTGAGCTATATTGCAATATATAAACTTGAAACTGGCGCTGCTAAGAAAAGAAAAAAAGAAAAAGAAGTTGAGAATTGGAATTCTAAGAACGGCCCCGTGACTGTGAAAAAGGTGGAAGATGGAAAAAGGTAGGGTTGTTACTTGCGATATCTGTAAGCGGGACATAGAAGTTCGTTGGGGCATTTTTGCCAGCGATACATTGAGTAGACACAAGAAGGCGGAACATAAATGACAACGAGAGTAAAGGTAGATCTTTCATTTACTAGAAACCTTGGTAACTATGAGAGTATTAAAATTGGCGTGGGCATTGAAGATGACGTAAGGCAAGGCGAGACAGTAGATGCTGCCACGGAACGAGTATATGCTTTTGTTGAGAATAAGCTAATTCAAAAAACAGAAGAGGTCGAGGAAGAGCTAAAGCGTGGCAAATAATAAAGAGCCGTATATTCTTCTCAGCATATTTCAAAATTTATATAAAGAGAAGTATGGTAAAGAGGCGTCTATTAATAAATTTCGTGAGAAGTGGGCTATGCAAGATGTTATTGATAGTGTAGGATTTAACCGTGCAAAAGAGTTGCTGGAATATTATTTCCATTTAACAAAGCATGGCCACACAATACAGTTCTTTCTATATAACTTTGATAAAATGGATACGGTAAGAACTGAGATTGAAAAAGATAAAGAGAAGCGTCGTTTGTTACTAGAAGAAACGAAGAAGATGGTAGAGCAAGGCGGAGTAGAGTGAATACAGAAGCGGAACTAATCTCAGCAGTATGTAAGAATAAAGATATAAGCACACTACTTGCAGATAACGTAGACGATCTATTTACATCACATAAAGATATTTGGGATGGCTTAAAATCCTATTACTATAAATTTAAAGCTGTGCCAGAGGCTGGAATATTGCAGGAGAAGTTTAAGGACTTTGAGCCAGTTGATGTCAAAGGTCAAACGGGTTACTACCTTGATACACTTAAGAATGAATTTATTTCAAATAAACTTAAGACTATTATTCTTCGTGCAGGATCATCACTTAAAGAAGATGCTGCATCTAGAGTTCTTGAAAACATGCAGTCACAGCTAGCAGGCCTAAGTAGATTTACTAACAATGTCCGAGACCTAGACATTACAGATGCCGAAGCAGCAATTAGACACATGGAGTTGCTGAGAGTACGCTCTGCCGAGATGGGCGGTTCTCCAGGCATCAAGACGGGTTTTGAGGCCATAGACTTGGCATACCCAACAGGCATGGCTCCAGGACACCTTATCGTTGCTATTGGCTGGCCAGGGCGTGGTAAGACATGGTTTACTTCCTACCTTGCATGCAAAGCGTGGGAGCAAGGGTTTAAGCCAATGATTGTATCCCTTGAGATGTCACCAGAGAATATGCGTGATCGTATTTATACAATGCTTGGCTCTGGACTATTTAAGGCTTCTGACTTTTCAAAGGGAGATATTAATATTGATGACTTCCGTTCATGGTCTACAAAGAAGTTTGCTGACAAGAATAGCTTTATCCTTATTTCAAATGAAGGAAATACAGAAGTAACACCAGCAACTATTCAAGGTAAGATTGACCAGCATAAACCAGACCTAGTTATTCTTGACTATCATCAGCTATTTAATGATAACAAGCGAAGTAATTCTGAAGTTGAAAGAAACCGAAATGTTTCTCGTGAATTTAAGATGCTTGCAGTGTCAAACAATATTCCTATTATTGACATCACAGCAGCAACAGCAGACGATGTTTCAGACCAGGATAATCCACCAATGATGTCTCAGGTCGCATGGTCAAAGGCTATCGAGTACGATGCTGATATGGCTATGGCTGTACACAGATATCCAGGAACAAACATGATTGAGATTGTCTCACGCAAGAATCGACATGGACATGAATTTGGTTTATACTTAGATTGGGATATCAACAGAGGTATCGTCAAAGAGATTTATGAGAATCCGTTCCAAAATAATGAATCACAAACCGATAAAAAGATTCCAGGTTAGAGTTGAATTTTTAGATGACTCCGATATGGTTCGCATTAAGCATCAGTATGAAAGTATGCTTACGCACCAAATGAGAGACAAAGGGTATCTTAGGGTACTTGACATAGACACCAACTTTTCGGTAGAATTTGATGGCACAACATGGATGTTCTTAATGACACTCTATGGCACTTATGTAGGAAAGAAGACAGCATGGCGGCACGAAGCAATTACGCAAGGAAAGCTGATACCACGCAATACTCTAAGCAGCACATAAAGGCAATTGTAAAAAGCCTTGGCTTGCAGGTAGCTGGTGAAACAGATATAGAGATCTCTTTCTACTGCCCATTTCATTCTAATAGACATAGCGCAAGTTGTAGCATAAGCAAAACAACTGGAGCATGGCTGTGCTTCAATCCAGCGTGTGGCGAAACTGGATCATTGATAGAATTAGTTAAAAGAGTTTTACATAAGAATGACTTTGAGGCGATGAGATATGTTTACTCAAAGGAAGCGGAGACGCTAGAAAACTTTGACGAACTTTTAAACGATATGCTAGAAGATAAGCCAGAGTTCGTAGAGTTTCCAGAAGAGATACTAAAGAATTTACACAATGACCTAGTTGCAAGTCAAGAAGCACAAAACTATTTTAAATCTAGAGGAATCGATATGTCTGCAATGGCACACTTTTCTCTAGGATATTCACCTAAACAGGATATGGTTACGGTTCCAGTGCATAGTCCAGATGGACTGCCAGTGGGAATCGTTGGCAGATCAATATCGGAAAAGAAATTTAAGAATAGCACTAATTTACCAAGAAGCAAAACTATGTTTAACATTCACCGTGCTAAAAAAATAGGTGATAATGTTATTATTGTAGAGTCTAGCTTTGATGCAATCCGTGTGCATCAGGCTGGATTCCCCAATGTTATTGCAACACTTGGAGGACATATATCCACGGAAAATCTAGCATTAATAAATAGATATTTTAATAAAGTTACTTTAATGACAGATGCTGACCACGCTGGACGTGAGCTTGCTAATAGCATAGCTTCTAGATTAAAGAATAAAGACCTCTTGTGGGCTTCGTACGAATATGGTAAGATATATCCACATGATGCAAAAGATGCTGGCGACATGACCGAAGAGGAAATTAAAGCCTGTATTAAAAACGCAGTTTCCAATATTGAATATCAATCTTGGACCCATCAAAAATAATAAACAGATGGATTTATACCATCAACTATAAAGGAGAAATATATGGGAATAGTAAAAGGTCTAAAAGATCTTAATAAAGTTATGGACAAGCCACAATCAAGTGGTGGCGAAGGTACAAAAGGTCGCTGGGTAAAGCTAGAAGATGCAGAGAGCGTCAAGATTCGCTTCCTGCAGGAACTAGATCCAGACTCACCAACATACAGCGAAAAGGCTGGACTTGGATTTATTGCTGTAGAGCATACAAATCCAAAAGATTATCGCCGTAAGGGTCTTTGCACAATGGAAGATCAAGGCAAGTGCTACGGATGTGAACAGCATCGTAAGGATTACAAGGCGGGATGGAAGGGTCGTTCACGACTTTACATTAATGTTCTTGTTGACGATGGCAAGGAAGATCCATATGTGGCTATCCTTTCTCAAGGGTCAAGCGGCAAGACAATTACACCAACACTTATTGAATATGCTGGCGAAATGGGAAGCATCACTAATTTGATGTGGCGTGTTAAGCGTTCTGGAACAAAAACAGATACAAGTTACACAATCATTCCTTTGGCAAAAGATGAAGCACCGTTTGATGCTTCAACACTAGAACTGTTTGATCTTGAAACATCTGCAGTTCGTGACATGCCTTACACAGAACAAGAAGCTTTCTTTGCTGGAGAAAGTACTCATGCAGATGAGCCTTCGGCAACAAGTAGCAACTTAGACTGGTAAATAATTAAATACCAGGGGCAGTCTATTGACTGCCCCTGTGTTATTTAGTAGAATGCTTATATGAACACATACGAGATACCAGATCCTTTCGATACTTTTGTGGCACACAAATATAAGGACTACAAGGGAATGCTATATGATTTCTTTGCAAAAGAATGGCATTTAAAGGCAGCTTGTTGTGGCGAAGATTTATATGCACCAAATAAAAAAACAATGACAAAGATTAGACTTTATCATACTAGAAACGAATGCATGGGCGGATATTAATGAGTTTTACACACCTACATGTTCATTCATACTATTCATTAATGGATGGACTAAATTCACCTAAAGAATTATGCCAAGCAGCGCTAGATGCTGGGCAAACTGCGATTGCAATTACAGACCATGGTACTCTCTCGTCACACAGAGATATGCAAATTGCCGCAAAGGAAACTGGCATTAAGCCAATTCTTGGTGTTGAGGCGTACATTTCTCCAACCGATAGGTTTGACAGATCATCTAAAACAGATAAGTCTATTCAGGCCTACAACCATATTATTTTGCTAGCGAAAAATAAAAAGGGGCTGGAGAATATAAATATTCTACAAGAACTTGCTTGGAACGAAGGCTTTTATCATAAGCCACGTATTGATAGAGAGGTTTTAAATGATTATAGCGAAGGTATTATCGTTCTCAGCGGATGTCTTAATGGACTCATTAGTAAGGCTATCGATAAAGGTAACATGGAAGAGGCTGAGGCCCTTCTCAAAGGCTTTAAACAAACTTTCGGACAAGATTTTTACGTGGAAGTGCAATCACATAACCCTATGGAGATCAACTCCGCCCTTCTAGAATTAGCAGACAAGCTTGGAATTAAAGCGGTGGCAACAGGAGATGCTCACTTTGCTAAAGAAGAAGATAGAATCCTAGAAGAAGCATTGCTCATCCTATCAACATCTCCAAAGGCTGATAAGGATATGGATTTTGATATGTCTAGAAACATGAAGGATATGTTAGATAGATTTAACTATCTTTATCCTGATAGAAGAATATCATTTCAAGATATGAATCTATTTATTCAAAGCCGTTCAGAGATAGAGGCGGACTTTAACAAGGCTGGGATTCAGCGTACCGATATCTATGAGAATACAATGGAAATTGCTGATAAGATTGGAGAATATGACTTCCATCAAGGCCTAGACCTCCTGCCAGTCCCGAAGACTGATGCTGATGAAAGACTAAGGGAGTTGGCTGAAAAGGGCTTAGAGAGGCTTCTGAAGGCCTCAGACCCTATTTATAGGGATAGGCTTGACGAAGAGCTTGGGATTATTGCCAAGAAAAATTTTGCCTCATATTTCCTTGTTGTTGGAGACATGATTAATTGGGCTAAAGAAAATAATATTATGGTTGGTCCAGGCCGTGGTTCAGCTGCTGGATCTTTAGTTTGTTATACATTAGGAATTACCGATGTTGACCCTATTAAATACGATCTTCTGTTCTTTAGATTTATTAATGAAGAGCGCAACGACTTTCCAGATATTGATACCGACTTTGAAGACCGACGTAGAAAAGAAGTTAAAGATTATTTAAAGAAGAAGTTTAAGCACGTTGCATCTATTTCAACATATACATACTTTAAAGACAAAGGTGTGGTTAGAGATGCTTCTCGTGTTTTCATGGTTCCACTTCAAGAAGTTAACCGTGCACTAAAATCCGTAGATACCTTTGAGGATTTTATTGATTCACCGAATACAAAAGAATTTAGAATGCGCTATCCAGAAGTTGTTTGGCTTGCCGACAGGCTTCGTGGAAGAATCAGATCAGTTGGCGTACACGCCGCTGGTGTGGTTGTCGCAAAAGATGATTTAAGAAAGTTTGCACCAGTTGAATCTCGTGAAGACTCTCAGGATAAGGTTTCTGGAAGAATTCCAGTCGTCGCATACGACATGGATACGGTTGCAGATATAGGTCTTATTAAGCTAGATGCACTAGGTCTTAAGACTTTATCTGTGATCTCTGACACACTTAAATCAATTAAAGATAGACACGGCAAAACAATTAATCTTTCTGAGATGACCCTGGACGATGCTAATGTTTACAAAATGTTGAACGACGGGTACACTAAGGGTGTATTCCAGGCAGAAGCAACGCCCTACACAAACCTTTTAATTAAAATGGGTATAGATAAGTTTGAAGATCTTGCTGCATCTAATGCCCTTGTTCGCCCTGGAGCAATGAATACAGTTGGCGCTGCTTACATTAATCGCAAAAATGGCAACGAAGCAGTAGACTATATGCATACCATTATGAAGCCTTTTACCGAGAATACATATGGTGTTATCATATATCAAGAGCAGGTTATGCAGGCATGTGTACACTTGGGCGGTATGACTTGGGCAGAGGCTGATAAGGTCCGCAAGATTATTGGAAAGAAAAAAGATGCAAAAGAATTCGACCAGTTCAAGGATAAGTTTATTGCTGGGGCTTCAGAACACATTACTAAGAAAAAAGCAGAGGCGCTTTGGCACGACTTTGAAGCGCATGCTGGTTATTCTTTCAACCGTTCCCATGCTGTTGCTTACTCTATGCTTAGTTATTATACTGCTTGGCTTAAGTCCTATTATCCTCTTGAGTTCATGTTTTCAGTTCTTAAAAACGAAAATGATAAAGATGCAAGAACGGAATATTTAATTGAGTCAAAGAGACTTGGCCTAAAAGTATTACTCCCCCATATCAACGAATCTCAGGTTTATTTTTCACTACAAGATAACGCAATTAGATTTGGATTGGCTGAAGTAAAGTTTATTTCAGACAGCATTGCAAACAAGATAATAGAAAGAAGACCGTTCAGTGACTATGCTGACTTTATTGATAAGGCATCGAAAAAGGGTTCTGGCATTAATAGCCGTGCTATTGCTGCTCTTAACTCCATCGGCGGTGCTGCGTTTACTGATAACAAAAGGCAAGGAAATGAAAAAGACAATTACTACGAATACCTAGGCATTCCAACATTTAATCTTGAAGGTATCCCACCAAGAATTAAAGCACAGGCAAGACCAATTGAAGAGTTTGATGACCTAGGATCATTTGTTATGTTTGGAATGGTTAAATCTATTAAACGAGGAAATGGTTGGGCAAGAGTAGAGCTGGTAGATGAAACTGGATCTATTGGTTTATTTCATACAGAGCAGACACAGATTGAGACTGGCCAGATGTACTTTATTCTTGTTGGAGATAACAGAATTGCAAGATACATTAAGGTGTCTGATATCAATCCTGAGTCAAATGATTTGTTTGTCGACTATTTATACAGGAAGCAGTATGATCTTGAAGAAGACGAGTACATTGTGGTAAACTTTACCCCATACACAACAAAGGCTGGCAAGCAAATGAGTCACATAGTTCTCTCAGATAAAGATAAGAATTTAACTAGAGCCATCGCTTTCCCAGCCATGTATAAAATGACATTAGCAAAAATGCGTGAGGGAATGAAGTGCAAGGTAACATTAGCAAAACTTGATGATGGTACTTTAAATATTAAGGAAATTTTATGACAGAAGAAATGAACTTGCTTCAGCAAATAATGAGCAGACTGAATGCCTCTAACATGCTGACAGCCGTACTAAAAACAGCTGGGCCAATTGAAATACCCTTATCTGAGCTTCAGGGGATACTTAAATATCAAAAGCCAGAAGATCTAATGGATCTAAATGCAGAGTCAACTTATGTAGATACATTTATGGACTACATTAAAGAAAATGGTGGTTACGTAAATGTAACTATTGTTGATGGAGATAAATTTAAATTACAGTTAGTTTCAAAAGAAGAAGGAGAAAGAACCCTTGGTCAAACAGGTGACATGGGTTATGTTTGTACAAGAGCTAGGTGGAACCAATATGCACACTCATGATGTTTACATGGATGATGGCGTAACAGTAAGTAGAGAAGAATGCGAAAGAAGAAGCGATGAGGTTGAAGATTTCTTTCATAGGCTAAACGCATCTTCATTGCTTACTTTGCTTTTTCAAAATTTTGGAGAGGTTGTCTTTGATAGAGATCAGGTAACTCATTTAAATAAATATGATTTGCCTCCAAATGACACAGCCGTAAACCCGTACGACCCAGAATTTTTTGACTACATCAAAGATCTAGGTGGCCACGTTGTTGTTAAGTTTGACCCTCAAACAGATAAAGTTTCAATGAACCTAGTAAGCCATGAAGATGGCATCGAGGCTCAAAAAAAGAGAGAAACAATGGGTTTCTTTTCAATTAGAAGGCCATGGAACGTCCACAGCATTAAACCAGTTCAAGGAGAAAATAAATGACAGAAGAACAAGACATCTTTGCATCATTAAATGTATCAAAGATTTTAGTAGCAATTCTAGAAATCCAAAAAGAAATTTCTATTCCCTCTGCATCATTTATTAATGCTGCCACGGAAGATAAAGAATTGCAGGTTGATTACGACTCAGATAGTCAATCTTTTAAGTTTAAATTAAAGGATAAAGATGGATCAGGGTTCAATAACGACCAGCTCATTGAAAGTTTCGAATAAAGAAATAGAGCTAGCAACAGATTATGGACTTGACGTTCTTTCTGCGCTGCTTCATGAAACTGCAATTGAAAAAGGATTTTGGGATAAGCCAAAAAACTTTGATGTATTTGGAAATAAGCTAGCCTTAATTCATTCTGAAGTTACAGAGGTCCTTGAAGCAGTTAGAAAGAAAAAGGGATCAGAAGAAATTGTAGAAGAGATGGTAGACATTTTAATTAGAACTCTTGACCTATATGCTTCAATGCGTAATGGCGGATTCGTAGAGCACAGCCTAGATGAAGTCCTATTTAAAAAAATGGAAAAAAATAAAGTAAGACCAAGGCTTCACGGCAATTTATTTTAATGATATAATTGTATCAAAGAGAGAGACAATAAATGACTATAGCGATTGATGACATCCTAGCGGGATTAGATCCAAAAACAAGAGCAAGAGTAAAAGCAGCACAAGATGTAAAAGTTGAAAAGCAAAAGACACCTAGCATTGGCTTAAACATGGCCCTCAAAGGTGGATTAGGCTATGGTAGACAAGTTCTTGTTTGGGGAAACAAATCTGCAGGAAAGTCTTCATTTTGTTTGCAGATGATTGCCCTCGCACAAAAAGAAGGTAAAACTTGTGCGTGGATTGATGCAGAGGCATCATATGATCAGTCATGGGCAGAAATGCTTGGAGTAGATTCTTCTTCCCTTATTTACTCACCAGCAAAAACCGTTAACGATATGGTCGATGTAGCAACAAAGCTAATGGATGCTGGTGTAGATATTATTGTTGTTGATTCTATTTCAGCACTCTTGCCAGCTATTTATTTTGAAAAAGATGGAAATGAAATGAAAGATTTGCAAGACACAAAGCAAATCGGCGCTGAAGCAAAGGATATGACTCACGCAGTCAAAATGTTAAACTATGCAAACAAGAACACATTATTGGTACTCATCTCACAACAGAGAAATCAGTTTGGATCTATGCATGCCTCCCATATACCGACAGGAGGAATGGCAGTCAAGTTCTTCTCTTCCACCGTCATTAAGCTTTGGTCATCTGAGGCTGAGGCTAATGCTATCAAAGCTGGCATTAAGGTCGGTGACAAAATTATTGAACAAAGAGTTGGCAGACCAGTCAATTGGATTATTGATTACAACAAGCTCGGCCCCCCTAACTTATCTGGACAATACGATTTCTATTACCAAGGAGACTCACTAGGAGTGGATTTAGTTGGGGAAACTCTTGATGTTGCAGAAATGGTCGGAGCAATTGAAAAGGGCGGCGCTTGGTATACTGTTAATGGAGAAAGACTTCAAGGACGTGCAAAGGCAGTTCAGTATTTACGTGACAATCCAGAAGTTGTTGACAAGTTAATTGAGGATATCAGTGCCAAATCTTGATGAGTTTTTAAGCAAATCTACCATTGAAACAGTGCCTCTTGATGAAATGGTTGAAGTGATAGAACAAATGAGACCCTGCTCTAAGTGTGATTTATATGTTGATACATATCAATTTAATAATCAAACAATGGAAATGTATTGGAAATGTAAGGATGGACATGAGACAAGGTATTCGGTTGGATAATGTCTGAGAGAGCTGAGGTTAAAAGAGATGGCGCAAAAGCACAAAAAAATTCTGGTAGAGGTGACTATCAAAAGGGTGACGCACAGTGGAAGCAATTCCTTGTAGACTATAAAGAAGCTGGCGTTTCTTTTACTTTGAATAAAGATAACTGGGCAAAGATATGTACAGACACCTTTAAGGTAAACAGGGACATGCACCCAGCGCTAAAAATTATTATTGGTTCTGATTCTAAGGTTAGGCTGGGAATAATAGAGTGGTCGGTTTTAGAAGAGTTAATACAGTTCTGGGAGGAACATAATGAATAAATATCAGGTTATGCCGCAGGTTGTTATATATAGAGATCTTTTTGATAAAGATGAGCTAAAGAGGTTTTATGACTTAATGGACCTATATGAAAATGATACTAGTGAGTTTGAGATTGTGCATGAGGAAGACTCGACAAGAGGAGATAATCATGGAACTCTACCGATAGAGCAAAGAGACAATTCGCCTATAAATAAATGGGTCCCATGGCATACATTTGGCAAAAAGACATTTTTTAATTTTAAGCATAGACCAAATGTAATTGAAGATGAAAACATTAAGTTTCTATATGACTTCAGAGAAAAGCTGTATTCTATATTTAAAATAGTTTTTGATGACTATATTAATGAGTGGTCAGAGTCTGGATACTGGCCAGAGTATATTGATAATTGGGAGCTTAATGGACCTGGCTCAACAAGAATGCACTACTCAGTCATTGAGGTTTTAAAGCACGACATACATGCAGAGAAAAATCTTGCAATTACGTTTCACACTGACGCACATAAGCACAGAGTTGGTCAGCCAAGAGCCCAGCAGATTATCACAATCACGATATACGTGAATGATGACTATACTGGTGGAGAAGTGGAATTCTTAAATGAAATTGATGAGATCCCAAATGTTGTTACATATAAGCCAGGTGTAGGCGACGTCACAGTATTCCCATCAGGAATACCATATTTCCATTCAGCAAAAGCAGTAACCGAAGGAAACAAAAAAGTTTTTGTAAGAGTTTTTGCACAGTGGGATTACCCAGGATCACAAGAATGGGCAGATGGTATTGCCAAGTATGGTGAAGAAGAATGGCTGCGTTTAGTAGATGAAGATGTGCAGGCAAAGGTTTCTACTGGAATATATGACCGTGAAGTTCGTATTGAAGGAACGGTATGGCAAGATGTAAACCCGTCAATTAAAGTTGAAGTTGCAAAAGAAAACCATATATATGTTGATGGAAGATTAAGATGACTATCTTTCTATTAGGATTAATGGTAGGATTTACATTAGGGTACCCAATTGGGCTATTCATTGACAAGTGGGACAAAAGGATTAAAGATGGCGGAAGATAAAAATACACTTCAGTTAATTAGTGATATCACTGAGTTCAACGATCTGCATGAATATATGCAAGATGAGCATCTTGATAAGGCACTTGCTATTGTTGTTAAGTTATTGATGACCCCAGATGTACCGTCAGCAAAGGCCCCAATGCTTATAATGGAGCTTCAGGCAATGTCAACTAAATTTGCAGTCATGTCTTCAGTCTATTCTACTATTGCTAAGGATAAAGCAGGAACCGTCAATAACAATAAGAAGAATGTCTATTACTCAGTAAAGGAGTCCATAGACAAACTTGTAGATGCACTTAAGTATGTTGTTAGGTATAACTCATAAATGGCTAGAGATATTGTAAAGAACCTTAAATTTAAAAAGCACACTGGAAAATTCTTTGACCCAGAAAAATTTGCTGCATTGCTTGATGAGTCTTATCGTAATACCAAAAGAGCAGATGGAGAGATGACCAAGAAGTCTTTTAGCCCAAGCTCCCTTGGATACGGTCATGGAACATGCCCAAGATATTGGTACATGGCTTTTTCTGGTGCTGTATTTATTGATGATAATGATGCCGTAGCAGTTGCAAACATGGCTCAAGGCACACAGGCTCACGAAAGACTCCAAAAGCTCATCAGGACAATGCCTGAGTGGAAAGCTGAGGAGGAAGAGATTGTTAGTGAGTATCCACCTATTAGAGGATTTATAGATCTAATTATGGAGTATGATGGCGAAACTGTAATTGGTGAAATTAAAACGGCAAAGCAAGAGGTTTGGGACACTAGACAGTCAGAGATGAAGTCATCAGCAAACCACATGCTTCAGCTATTAACCTATATGAAGTTAAAGAATGCTAAAGAAGGGTTTTTTCTATATGAAAACAAGAACACCCAAGAGATATTAATTATTCCAATCTCAATGAATGAAAAGAACAAAGCAATAATTGAAGAAGCTTTTGCATGGATGGAGCAAGTCTGGGATAACTTTAAAAATGGAGAACTTCCAATAAGGCCACCAGGATCTACAAAGTCTAAGATGCCTTGCACATATTGCCCAGTTAAAAAAGCTTGCTATGACAAGTCTGGTCCAGTCGGCACAGTTGAAATAGATTTATACAGGGTGCCTAAAATATGATTTGTGCCAACACCGAATGCGCCAAAGAGTTTGATTCAAAAACACATAATCAGAAGTATTGTTCTGACGAATGTTGCCGAGTTGCAACTAATAAAAGAATTATGCAAAAGTATTATGAGAAAAAGGCTATCAAAAAGGGCGCAGTAAGACTTTGCAAGAAATGTAAATCGCAGCTAAGCAGATATAATTCAGATAACATTTGCTCTTCATGTCTAAAAGAGACTAACTCCAAGGCCAGAAAGTTATTACAGGACATCCTCGATGAAATTAGCTAGCCTTGTGAAAACAAAAGCAAATAGGGTATTGGGCATAGACGCTTCAACAAACTCTATAGCCTTTTGTTTAATGGAAGGCGATGTACCTCTTAAGTGGGGTAAGATCAACCTAGTCGGTGAAGACATATATGAAAAAATTTACGATGCAAAAAATAAAATGGCAATGATGTTAGATGAGCTTAAGAGTGATTATATAGTAGTTGAAGGTGCCATACTTGTCAGATCACCTGATGCTGTGATAAAATTATCATATGTCTATGGAGTTGTTATTGCTGAACTAATGTCTACTGGCGCTAAAGTTATTACTATTAGTCCATCCGCATGGCAGGCGTACATTGGCAACAAGAATCCGACAAAAGATGAAAAGTCTGCAATAAGGTTGGCAAACCCAGGGTATGCAGACTCATGGTACAAAAATCAATTAAGAAATATGCGTAAGCAAAGAACTGTAGACTACTTTAATAAAAAGTATTCCCTACAGATTTCAGATTTTGATGTTGCAGATAGCTTTGGCATAGCACACTACAGCAACCAGGTGCTTACAAAAAGATGAAATTATATCAAAGTAAAGATTGGCTGTATAGAAAATATATCGTTCAAAAGAAAACTATTACTGAAATAGGAAAAGAATGCGGGGTCTCTGCTATGACTATACAGAGATATTTACAAGAATTTGGGTTGGTTAGAAAAAAATGAAAGATTTTTGGGATGCTCTTACTGGGCAAAAAGGCGTAGATTATTTTACTGAGCTAAACAAAACCTCTGTATACAATGAAGTTATTGATGCAATGAGAGAAGGAAAATCTGCTCTTGAATTTGGTGCGGGGGTTGGAAGGAACCTAGACTCTATTCTTCAGACATTCAACCATGTAACAGCATACGATATACCCAATGTTGTAGATCTTGTAGACAACTTTGATGGACTATTTGATAAATCTAGGGTAACATACACATCTGACTGGGATAGCTTAAAGACAAAAAAGTTTGATGCGATACTTGCTCTTTCTGTACTAGACCATATCGAAGAAGAGTACCTAGTTCCATACCTAGAAGATATTATTAATATGTCAAACAGATTTGTAGTTCATGGACGCAGACTCATGGATGATGGAAATAAAGATATCTTGACAATTCTCGAAAGATATTTTATCATTGACATACTAACTACAAATACTGATCTAAACAATAATGAGCAGTTCATTGCAGTATTAAAGCCAAAGGAATAAAATGACAGATTATCCAAACAAGGCTGGCGGATACCAGGCTTGGATAACAGACCTACAGCTAATAGCAACAGATGCTCCTTCTGGACATAAGATAATTGTAGAGTGCTTAGAGATGGCAGAAATGCTAATTAAAAAAAATGTGTCTTATGGAAACTCTGCCCTTGATCCAATCCGTATATTTTCAAAGGCGGATTCAACAGAGCAGATTAGAGTTCGTATTGATGATAAGCTAAATAGGATTCAAAATGATCAAGCTTTTCCAGGAGATAATGACATCGATGATTTAATTGGATATCTGATTCTTCTTAAAATTGCCAATAAGTCTTAGTCAACTAAAACATGGTATAATTTATATATGAGCGAATTAGAGCCTGCCGTACACTTTGACAGAATGAACAAGGTTGTTCAGGAATTATTAAAGGGTAACTCGGCAACACAAATAGCAACACTTACTGGATTCTCTAGAAAAGAGGTTCTTGAGTATGTTGATGAATGGAAGTCCGTGGTCCATAATGATACCAACTTAAGAGACCGTGCAAGAGAGGCAATATCTGGTGCCGATGAGCATTATGCAATGTTAATTAAAGAAGCCTGGAAAACAGTAGAAGATGCCGATACACAGGGACAGCTCAGTGTAAAGGCTGGCGCCCTTAAGTTAATTGCAGACATTGAGACAAAAAGAATAGCAATGCTCCAGTCAGTCGGAGTTCTTGAGAATACTCAGATTGCATCTCAAATTGCCGAAACTGAAAGAAAGCAAGACATCCTTGTTGGAATCCTAAAAGAAGTGACTGCTGGATGCCCTAAATGCAAGCTAGATGTTGCAAAAAGATTATCTCAGATAACAGGTATTGTTGAGAGTGTTCTGATTCATGAGTCAGATGCTGTCTAATACATTTCCATTTTCTGCAAGCGTAGACAATTTTAAAAAATTAAGTGATGGCATATGGGTATATAAAAAATTTATTTCTGATCAGGATTGTGATTCTATTACTGGTGTTGCAAGTAGCATCCCAGACAATATGTGGTTTGAAAGAGATTGGTATAAATCTACTAAGAAACAAATAAGCCACTTACTTCCAGTACACAACCATTTAAAATCTATTTTAAAAAAAGATTTTTATCTTGGAGAAAATCTTAGCCTTGTAAAATTTATAAAAGGTCAGACATGGAATCTTCATAAAGATAACCACGACTCAATTCATTTGTTTGAAGCTAACTTAAGTGTAAAAGAGGGCGATACCGTATACCCAGCTGAATATACTACCCATGGCGTTATATTTTATTTTAATGATTATGATGGCGCAGAGATATCATACCCAGAGATTGGAATGCAATACAAGCCAGAAAAGGGTGATATGCTAATTCATAGATCAGACATATCTCATGAGGTGCTGGCCTTAGAAAGCGATATAAGATATACACACTCTAATAAAATTTTTGTATATATTGATGTCCCATTGGGTGTAAAATGAGCTTTGATTTTTCTGACCTAATAGATATTCTGGACGGCGAAGAGTTTGAAGAAAAGCCAGTAGATTTAAGGACATTTGTAAATGATCCAAACTACTTGGGGTTGCCTCCTCTATCAGAGTATCAATACACTTTAATTGAAAAAAGCTCTCAGATTTATAAAGAGTCCACGCTAAAAAAATTATTTGGCGAAGAAGAAGGTACCACTAGATTTAAACAAACTGCTAATGAAGTTGTAGCACAGCTAGGCAAAGGCTCTGGAAAAGATTATTGCTCAACAATTGCTGTAGCTTACATAGTTTATTTACTACTATGTTTAAAAGACCCAGCAACATATTATGGCAAGCCTCCTGGTGACTCGATTGATATTATTAATATTGCTATAAACTCGCAGCAAGCAAGCAATGTATTTTTTAAAGGCTTTAGAAGCCGCATAGACAAGTCTCCATGGTTTGTTGGTAAATACTATGCAAAGGCATCTGAAATCCAGTTTGACAAGGCAATCACAGTTCATTCTGGGCACTCTGAAAGAGAGGCGTGGGAAGGATACAATGTTATAGTGGTTATCCTAGATGAGATTTCTGGTTTTGCTATAGACAATACAACTGGTCACGATCAAGCAAAAACAGGTAGCGCTGTATACGATATGTATAGGGCATCGGTAGACTCCCGTTTCCCAGATTTTGGCAAAGTCATTCTTCTTTCATTCCCTAGATTTAAGAACGATTATATACAGCAAAGATATGATGCAGTTGTAGGAGAAAAAGAAACTGTAATCAGGGATCATAAATTTAAGATGTACGAAGAGCTTCCAGACGGAACAGCAGGAAATGAATTTGAAATACAGTGGGAAGAAGACCATATCATATCTTACAAGATACCTAAAGTATATGCTATTAAGCGCCCGACTTGGGAGATCAACCCAGTTAGAAAAATTGATGACTTTAAGACAGCCTTCTATACAAACCCAACAGACGCTTTATCAAGATTTGCTTGCATGCCACCTGACGCAGTTGATGCATTTTTTAAATCAAGAGAAAAAGTAGAAAAAGCTTTTAGCGTAGGACAAATAGCAGTAGATACATTTGGAAGACTGGAGGAGTGGTTCCTCCCAGACCCAGATAAAAAATATTATATCCACGTAGACTTAGCGCAGAAGCATGACCATTGTGCCGTTACTATGGCACACGTTAATAGGTGGGTCAATGTTAAAGTAACAGACACATATTCACAGCCTGCTCCAATTGTGGAGATTGACGCTGTTAGATACTGGACCCCGACCCCAGATAAATCTGTAGATTTTACTGAAGTAAAAGACTATATTCTGTCTCTTAAAACAAGGGGATTCAATATAGCAGTATGTACCTTTGACAGATGGAACTCTCATGATATGATGCAACAACTAAAACAATATGGCATCAATACAGAGATTCTGTCTGTCGCTAAAAAACATTATGATGATATGGCTATGATCGTTGCGGAAGAAAGATTGATTGGCCCACATATACCTTTGCTTATTGACGAACTCTGCCAGCTTAGAATTATGAGAGATAGGGTGGACCACCCAAGAAAAGGCTCTAAGGACTTAGCAGATGCTACATGTGGCGCTATATTTAATTCAATAAGCAGAACAAAGTTTGATAATAACCAAGAGATAAATATACATACATATGAATCAATGAGTTACGATAATGATTTTGGATCAAAAGATGATCCTGAAACAACAAGTTATAATATGATTAGGGCGCCAAGAATGCCTGAAGACTTAAGAGAAGCAATGGACAGGATGCAAATAATATGAGCGAATACCAAGAAAAAGCAAAAGAATGTAAGTGCTGCAGCAAGCATGTTCCGCTACCAACCGTACTTAGGGAGTATAACGGAACTGTAGTGTGCCCAACAACATTTTCAAATATTGTTGAGTATAAAAGACTCTGGGAGTCTTTTGGGTCAAGACCAATGGGATCAATTAGAAAACATTTTTCTGAGTACGTACAGCAAATAGTCGAACAATCTATTGACAAAAATTAAGTATGTTAGGTATACTTTCAACTAGGCAACAGTAGCTTAGTTGGTTAAAGCCCCGAACTCATAATTCGGTAATCGTAGGTTCAAGTCCTACCTGTTGCACACCTTTGTAGCTCAGCGGAAGAGCAACAGACTTCTAATCTGTAGGTCGCTGGTTCGATCCCAGCCAGGGGTACGTTCCTATAGCTCAGCTGGTAGAGCAGCAGACTTTTAATCTGCGGGT